TCCTCCAACACCAACACCAACACCAACCAAAAACAAAACAAACTTGAACCTTGCAGATTTCATTCCTTTGTAGAAGATTTTGATTAGCTAGATTTTAATTGTAGACCATAGTGTAGTGTAGACCATTCACGTAGATTTTAGGGTACAAACTTTTTGAGTAACTAACACAAACACCCCTTTTTTCATTATATTGATATAGATTCAGACCCAGACCTTTCAAATGACTCAGACTTCAATAAATGTTTTAATTCTTCATTCCAATCCACCAAATTATATGCACCAATGGATACCAATTGTTGTTGAATATTCACTGCGGAATTTGGATTCTGATTGATATTGATTGAATGCGGAACTATAAAATATTGATTCAACAATTCATTGGTTATTATTAAATCTGTGGTTGTTGCAATTGCATTTAATATTTGTATCAAATGAGACTCATACATAATTCTTACCCACGGACCACGTCTGCCACCTGAACCCGCCCACGAATCAATTATAATACAATATTCATTTTCTTTGAACACAATAAAATGATGATATGTTTGACAAGTTGTTGAATCTGGATTCAATTCTTCTCGATCATAAATTGTCATAATGTTAACACCATCCTTCAATATTTTACTCCATTTATTACAATTATAATTCCAACTATTGGATGAATTGCCATATCCAGTATATTTAGTATAAAAATTTAACGCTGCGTTGACCACATCATTGTATTTATAGTGAATTGTTTGTAAAAATGGATGTCCTTTATATTCCAAATCAATAAAATGCAATATAACACCTAATACTGGAGCAATGAAGCCACAACATGTTTTCCCAATTCTTACTTTTAATCCAGGTGCATATTTGCATGATTTGGAATTTCCAAAACTTATGCATTGATCCAAATGATTCGAAATCAATAAATTTTGTGAATAATGAAATATTTCCAGCAATTTGGATGAAGTTGGAAGTTCAACATCGCATGGCACATATTCGTACAACGCTTTATGTGGGTCATCATGTATTTGCATTGGGAAATTATCAAAATAGATTGGATATTGAAATTTTGAATTGTTCAATATTGCAACTTTCCAATGAGCTGAACGATGTTGCATTCTTTTTTTTGTTATTTCATTTTGTCTCAAATTTGAAGTTCTTTTATTATATTCATTAGTTCTATTTTTTCTAGTTTCCATTACATTGATTCCCAATTTGTACGTTCTTGTTTTTTTTGTTTTAGATCTTTTTGATTTGAGTTTTGAACTAGATTTGGGTCTTGAATTTTGTATTGAATTGGGTCTTGAATTCATATATATAATATTATATTAAATATCTCTGCGAATGTTTTCTTCATCGCCATTTATGTCACCTATTTCTTTTATATAAAATTCATCAATGCACTGGTTTGACATCTCATATTTTATTTTGTAATTTGATGATTGATGATATTCTGAAATATATTTAATATAATAATTCAAGTGATTTATAAAAGTTCCACGTGACCATCTGGTTGAACCATTTATATTTCGAACCGAATACATTATATAAGGAAATAACTGAACGAACGACAATACATTATTTTGTTCCAAATGAAATTTAATTACTTGTTCTAAATTCCATGTATTATGTAAACTCATTTTTGCAAAATATTCATTTGAGTGTAATACAAAGTTGTTCAAGATATTCAAATATTTTTCAATATTAGATGTAGATAATATCACATGTCGATCAGTGAATCCACCATATTGTTCTCCATTAGGAATCCATATTTTTTCTTTGTTCTAAATTCCATGTATTATGTAAACTCATTTTTGCAAAATATTCATTTGAGTGTAATACAAAGTTGTTCAAGATATTCAAATATTTTTCAATATTAGATGTAGATAATATCACATGTCGATCAGTGAATCCACCATATTGTTCTCCATTAGGAATCCATATTTTTTCTTTGTTCAAATATTCCATTTTTAAATGGGGCAATTGATAAATAAAATCACTTCTTGTAATAACAAATCGTTCATATGTGTGAATCAAATTGGTCTCCTTTAATTTGTATAATAAAAACCATCTAAAAAAAATTAATATTCCTGCAGAGCCAGGGTGCTGATTTGCATCATCTTTGATGCCACCCATAAATTGGTCTTTTATTTTTAAAAATTCACGCCAATGCAATGGGGCTTCACCATTCGAATGCAATGGGGCTTCACCATTCGAATGCAACAATATTTTATTTTGTTGAAGAATTGTTTGATATGCATATTCAAATGCATCACCAAAATCTTCTGGTTCATCAAATGTAAATTTATATTTTGCTAATTGATAAAATGGATTATTGTAATCATAATCCGGCTTTACTCCAATGCACACACATAAATCCGCATTTAATTCATCGATAACATTTTTCTTGAAATTATCAAATGTTAGTTCGCTCGCCCTTGTTTCACTTAGTATTATAACTAATGTTTTTGTCATAATATAAATAATATTTTATAATTCAGAATTAAATGATTTTTGAATCGTTGCATTTCCCATTTTTTTTACAAGCTTATTATAAGCGAACATGTCTAATTATAATAAAAAATCACCCGCAGTCAATTATCATACCACCACTCTATCTTCTCTTGATTTAGACATTGACAATTATTCCCTCCAAGAATTGTATAATTTATTTAACATACAAAATAGCATATTGGACGAACCAACCATGCGACAAGCCAAAACAATTGTTTTAAAAATGCATCCCGATAAATCACGATTGGATTCCAAATATTTCCTTTTTTTTACATCGGCCTATAGACGGCTTTTCAGCATATACGAATTTCAAAATAAAACAGAGAAAAAAGTGGAATCCAACATAAAATACGAGTGTTCCATAGAAGACAACGCCCAAAATACCCAATTGCTTAATCAAATGTTTGAAAAAAACAAACATCTCAAAAATTCATCTCAGTTTAATGGATGGTTCAATGAAACATTTGAAAAGCACAGAATTGATGATCCGTTGCAAGAAGGTTATGGAGAATGGTTGAAATCAAACGACGGAATCATTGACATTAAAGATAACGTTACAAAAGGCAATATGAACGATGTCATTGAAAAACATAAAAAACAAACGCAAAATCTTATTGTCTATGCAGGTATTGCCGATTCCATGGCAAATACATTTGCAGGCTCTCTTTTGGATGGCGGGGATTGCGGTGGTCAATATTTAGATTTGAAAGAAGCCTATACACAAACTCTCATTCCAGTGACTGCAGACGATTTCAATAATATTCCCAAATTCAATAGCGTGAATGAATATAAATCTCACCGAGACAGGGTGGATGTGACCCCCATATCCAATGAAGACGGATTGCGTAGATTGGCACAACAAAGACAGCTGGCAGAACAGCAATCTGCTGCACTTGCGATGAAACATGCAAAACAAGAAAGACGAGTGCAAGAAAAGCAACAAACCTTTTGGAGCGGATTGAAGCAATTGACTGGATTTTAACACTACAAAAAGGTAACATCATTCGCGACCCATATTTTAGTGTCATTTGTTTTCGCAAAATAAACACTTAATCCACCTGTGACAATCTTGGACATCAAACTATTGTCATCATTACCAGGTTCTTGATACAAATCGTATGTAATAGCATTGTTTTCAGAGATCTTCTTAGGAATAAAATAAGAATATAAAATTTCATCCTCATCTCCTTCTTCCTGTTGCTTCGAATAATATAAAGTCATATTTTGCCCATTTTTTACATAAGAATGTGTTAAATGGGAATTCTCTTCATCTCCATCAGAACCCATATTTCCATATGCACCAAATTTGAATTGAAATGTATTATCACTTGCAGTAATTTCGAATTTGAAGATTCCCTGCACTGGAAATCCATGAATAATAGTAAATGTAATTCCAAACACATTAAATGTTTGCGTTGTCATAATTCCATCATCTTGATTTTGAGGTGAAATGAGCGGAAAATAATATTTTCCCTGAGCCACATCATACAAATAAAAATATCCCCAATCATCAAATATATCATCTCCTAAATCATCCCAGTAGGATGCAATCAATCTATCTGATTCTTCTTTATCCCCTGCCACAATATTTTCTTCAATAAAATCAGCCATGTCTGGAAAATAATCCGCTTGAAAATCGTATGGATTAAATTCATCCGTGTACAATTCATTGTCCATATCTTTTTCAATATAAGACCCAAATACGATTTCATCATTCACATAGCTGTTCAATTGATATATTCCATCCGACATCAAATATTTGTATCGATTGGTTGTTGCCAATGTATTGGCTTCCAGTAAAATGTTTGTTGCAATCAACCCATATTTAGCATAAGATGTGGTTGCAAAATCCAATAATTGATTCACTTTCCAACAATTCATATGTATTCACTTGAAATTCGGCAGTGATTGTTCCTTCCACATAAAACTCGGTTGCCTCTTGTGTTGCGGTAATAACTGACGTTCCGGCGCGTAAAATTGTAATGGTGGAACCAGAAATAGTTGCAACACTTTCATCAGATGACGTATACGTGTATGCACCTGTGCTGTCAGAGGTTGGTGGGGTTATTTCAAATGGCAAATCTCCATAGGTTTTTGACGAAATATAAAAATCAGTTAAATTTGGAACGCTCATATAATATTGCAATAAAATAGTATTTCTCTATAATATGCTTAATATCAATGGACTCATTTTATTATTTTTGGTCATTTCTTTAGGAATTCTTTATCACAAATACATAGAAAAAATGTCCAAAACATATACGGCGGATGAATATGCCGAAATTCGCCAATATCTGACCCATGACGAAACATTGGACAAAAGTAAAAAACCCATTCTTTGGATTCATATTCCATACGAATATAATTCACGCCAATGGGTCAATTTTGGCTCCCGTTCGTCCACCGATTTGAATCAACCTTATCTTCAACTTTGTGTCCGGTCCATCGTAAAACATTGCCAAGAATCTTTCAAAATTGTTTTTATTGATGACGGCTCTTTCGAAAAATTGGTCCCCCATTGGTCCATTCAAATGAATCTTTTAGCGGACCCTGTGAAGAAATATGTCCGACAATTGGCGCTCACCAAATTGCTTTATTATTATGGGGGTATGAATGTTCCCATTTCTTTTCTTTGCTACAAAGATTTGTTCGGATTGTTTCAAACGGGAACACGGGACAATCAATTCTTCGTTTGCGAAAATTACAACGAAAATGTCACCTCCACCAATAAACTTTTTTATCCGGACATTCGATTCATGGGAACACGCAAACAAAATGAAACATTGCGCGAATTTTTGGATCATATGGAACGCAACATCTCCTCCGATTTCACTTCTCAGTCCGACTTTTTAGGTGAATTCAATAAATGGTGTCAGCGCAAACAAAAAAAGGAAAAAGTAACAATCATTCCCGGAACTCACGTTGGGACGAAAACAATTCAAGGCGACCATGTGTTAGTTGAAACATTATTGGGAGAAGAGTACATTTCCTTCTATGATCAAATGTATGGCATTTGGATTCCAAATGAAATGATATTGAAACGCACCAATTACGCCTGGTTTGCCCAATTGACCCCAGATCAAATATTTGAAAGTTCGTTCATATTGGCGAAACATTTTGTGTCTGCACTAATTTGATGTATATAATGCCGGAATAAAATATTGATAAAAGGTAAATATAACAAAGACCATAAGAAATATTGATTTTCAATAAATAATTTATTATTATGGCATTATGCCAGGGCACATTTCATTCCACCAACATTGCAAACATTTTCCCCTTTCAATCCAATGTTCATCGCAAAATTCAACTATTCCGTAATGACAGCACAATGCTCTATGGTTGTTATTTATTATTATATAATTTTGTTCCTGTTCTTCCTGTTTATATTTGCGAGACCATTTACGTTCTCTTGTTTGCCTTTTTTTATGAATAGAGTGTGTTCTATCAAATGAACTTTGAACCCATTTGTTCTTTGTATTTGCCAATTCATCCAAATTTACATTTATTTCATCGCTCAGTTTGTCACAATACATTCGGCAATCATATGGTCTGCAATAATTAATTGTATCAATTATTTTTGGGTCTTTTATTTTATATTTCGTTTTACACACCCAATCAAAATCTTTGTCGCTCCGAACTTCTTTCCATCCACATCCATTTGCACTTCTTTTTCGCCTCCATTGTTTATTATTATTTCTTCCAAATAAACATTTTCGTAATCGATGCAAATTGTGTCCCATATTATTCAATAGACATAAAATTAAATTAAATTATTGTTTCAATTTTTTTGATTCAAAAAAGAAAATAAAATTGACTTCAAATATGCGCAACAACATATTGTCAATAAAATGCAAACAACTGAAATAATTATTCAACCCATTCCAATTGAAGAGGTCCTTGCTAAAGATAAAGCTGCATTCAATTCCAACAATCATTGGATCCATGATGAACCGCCTTTGGATTACAGGGAGTCCATTGAAAAAAACCACACACGAAATTGGATTCATTTGTTTCGCACGTCTGGTTCATATCACACATTCACAATTGAAGTTCCTTTCTGGATGAAAGAAGCAGCACATATTGGCAAACAAACTGGACAATTCAGCCATCTATTTGACGAGGAATTGAACGACTATTTGAATTCAGCGGAACCCAAAGTTGCCCATTATTTTGATAAAAATATTGGCTATTTTGTACGCACCGAAAATGTAAGTTTGAAATATGGACAGCATGGGGTTGGTCCCTATTATTCTCTGAAACAAATTATTGAATCCGCAGTTTCATGCATTCGAGGACATTGTCCCATTTATGAAGACACGGAAACAATTACTATTTATTTACTGCCATGGGTGTCTATTTTCCCTTTTAATGAATATCGGGTGTTTGTCCATCATAAAAAAATAACGGCAATCTCTCAACAGCACCTACATAGTGTATTCCCTGAAAATCCCCATGTGCCACAATTGATTTCAAAAATAAAAAATTATTTTGAAAATCACATTCGAGACAAACTGGCAAACATAGATTCGTTCGTGTATGATTTTGCATTTGATGGAGATGGAAAAGAATTCTTTATTGAGACAAATACATTTGGAAAAGAATATGCGGCAGGCTCCGCATTATTTCACTGGATATTGGACGAAGACATATTGTATGGCAATAGCCATGCCATTCATTACAGATTCACGACCAAATAGTCCCAATGTATTTCAAATGCCTTTTTCCATCATTGTTCAATTCAATGCTAAATAGACAATCTGAAACATCTGTTTTGCCGTCTGAATAAATCATATTCATTGCTTCAAAGTAACAATCTTCACAAACCTTGTACCCTAATAATGTTTTTTCATCATGCAAATTATATTGGCATTTGCAATAATGTATCAGATATTCATATTTCTGCAATTTATTGTGTTGTTTTTTCACACGTTTTACCATTTTATTATATTCAATGCCATAATAAAACTGCTTCATTTCAAATCAAAATTAAAAACATATTGATTTGCATTGTCAAAATCAATATTGATAAAATTGAAATACAATTATAACAATATTTTATAAAATACAAATGACCACAGAAACTGAATATATATATTTATTACAAGAACGGGAATTTATCAAGTGTAATGAACCTATATATAAAGTTGGTATGACAAAAAAGGAAAATCACACAAGATTCAATCAATATCCAAAAGGTTCGATTTTATTGTTTCAAATGATATGCAAAAATTGCAAATCATTGGAAAATCAAATATTGAGAGATTTCAAAAAAAATTTTACACATCGAAAAGACATTGGAAATGAATATTTTGAGGGTGAATTTATAAACATGATTGAAATAATTTATCAGTCAATCAAATGCATTTATGCCAGTTCTGAAGATAAATGTAATAAGCTGATTAATAATAAATCAAGTGATGTTGAAGAAGACAATAATTTCAGCGATAATGAAGAAAACTCAAGTTGCGATAAAAATGAAGAGGAACAACAAGAAGAAGAGCAACAGGTCTATTTAATAAATACGTATGATGAATGGAATAAAATGAATAAAAAAGACTTTCGTGAAATGGTTATTATTATATTAAACAAAACCAACGGAAAAGGATATTTAAAATTCAGGGGACAATTATGGAGAAAATTATGTGATATAAACAACCAAAATGATAAAGAAAATATATTAGGTTATATCAATCATTATCAATCAAATCAAATGATATGGAAAAATAAAATAACAAATGAAATTGTGTTTGATGCTGACTTCCTTGATTATCCAGATAAATCAAATTGTGCTATTATTGAAGTTCAATATGATAGCAAAAAAATATTTAAAGACACAATTAAAAAATGTTATTTGAATAAGCACGATTTTGAAAATAATTATGACTTTTATGAATTCAATTATAACGAATATGCATTTCATTGCATAGCAAATAATAAATTATTTCCAGTTATTTTCAATTCTGTTAACTTCTCATTCACTCCAGTTGACGATTTGATTCGCACCTCAATATTATTGGAAAATGTTTCGGGAAGTTGTTGCATTACATTAAAACAAAATCCAAACGTTGAGATCGTTGATGATATTTTAAATTCATTGATAACACAAGAAATGAAAATACAATTCAAAAAATTAGCACATAATTTATTGGTTGAGCAAGACGGAACAACGATTGTGCTTTATGATTATAATGAATGTTTATTGACAACATGGATTTCTGATATTTTATATGCATTGAATGGAAATAATAAACCATATGAATATTCGTTTATATATTATGAAAATAAAAAAGAATTCAAAAAAAGAATTCACAAATTAAGATGTATTGTTATCAAAAATACTAACAATTTTTATGTTCCAATTGAAAAACAAATTAAAGAATTCTGTGATTTGGGATTTAAAAATATAATTGTTTGTTTGAGCAAAAGGAATGAAAAAGTGTACAACATCGAAAAATATAAAAAGTACTTGATTGACAATCAAGAAAATTTGCAAAAGTGCATTAAAGAAGAGAGCGAATATAATATTGACACTTTAATCGGGAATCGTGATTTAGATTTTATATTTTATGATAAACGATTATTCTTCACTAATTTATTAAAGTGGTGCTGCATGCCAATGAATAATATTTTAGAAGAAAATGAACAACTGACAATTATTGAATGTCACAAGACCATGGTTGGTAGTAACATAATTGATACCTTTTTACAAGACTTTGAAATTACCAACAATCCAGAACATTTCGCTACGAGTAATTCCATTGAATCATGGTTGAAAGCAAATCGTATGAATGTGTCTATGATGAAATTTGGTATGGAAATGAAAAAACACACTAAATTACAACAAATGAATGATGTTATAAATAAACCAAAGAAAATATCTGGCAAATCAGTGCAGTGTTGGTTTGGTATTAGAGAACGAACAGAAATTAATGATGATGCGAATGCATAAAATAAAATAATTTCTAAACAACCAAACAAATGTTTGTTTAGAACACAATAAAGAATGGATTAATATATTGCTGTAATATATGGGTAAAAAAAAGAATGTGATTGTAGATGAATTAGGAGTCCGTGGTGGAGGCTGCTATTGCATTATGCCATATGAACGTCTGGACAACACTGGAAAATGTATTTTCAAAATTGGAATGACGGCAGGCTCATTCCAGAACCGAATTGAAACATATCACTCCTATTATCCTCTTGGTGTTTACCTCGTGTGCTTTCTTAAAAGCCCACCTGTGAAAGGCTCTGGATTCCGAAAGAAAACAACATTATACTTGCACATTGAGCGTTGGATAATGGAGCGGCATGTTGCTGTGAATTGAAAGAAGCGGTGGGCTCCAGCCGGCGATAAAATTGAAAATGTTTATCTATTGTATTCTGGGTGATAAAAATATTGCCCCAGAATACACTTGAAACAATGAACCCCGTTTTGAATAAAGAAAAATTCGCATTGGTCACTTGGAATGTCAATGGATTGGATTGTGACGAGAATCGCTCTCATCGGACTCAAACCGCCATTCGGGAAATACTTGCATATAATCCAGATGTAATCTTTTTGCAAGAAGTGGTTCACGAAACATATCCGCAATTCTGCTCTGCATTCGGTCTGAACAATTATGTGACTGCAATGAGACCACCAGAAGACTCCTTTTATTTCACATGTGCATTTGTAAAATCAAATATTACAATAGTGGATGCCATTCGACTTCCCTTTTATGGCAATGCTGCGTCCTTCATGGGAAGAGATATTGCCCGTTTAGTCATTGCGGTAAATCGAAATATTGTCTATTTATACAATTGCCATTTGGAAAGTATGAAGGAATCTTCTGCCATTCGTATCGCCCAAATGAAGCAACTCATGAAACTGGCAAAAGAAGATGGTCCTGTTATCATTGCGGGGGATTTGAATGCACGAGATGCAGAAATCAAACAAGCATCATTGCAAACGCCCGGATTGCAATTATGCGATGCATATCATTATTTTGGCAAGCCCAAAGAATGCAGCAAAACATGGCTTATGCCCGGAAAACCATTTGTTGGATGCCGATTTGACCGAGTGTATCACAACAGCCATCCTCGCATCCAATTTGCTCAGATGAGACTCATTGGAAATAAGTCAACGGATCCTGCCTCGGATCATTTTGGCATTTATACGGAATTTAACGTCTCCTCCTCCTTTTAGTGCGTTTGATTTGCCTCCTTTTTTTCTTTGTTAGGCGTTTTTTGGTTCGTTTTCTTTTTTTGTTTTTGCGTTTGCCGCCAAACACAGAATCAAAGGAACCTGATTTTTCTTTTTCTCCTTCTCCTTCTCCTTCTTCATTTGTGAATGGAAATTCATAAGGAGAACTTTCGTTTGGATATTTTCTTGGTTCATTTATCTTTTGTTCTTCATCTGATTCATTTTCATTCATTTTTTCATTTATTTCAATTCCTGGATACATCCGATTTTTCATTGCATTTGATAACGGCAGCAACATTTCCGCAGAATGTGTGGCATTAAAGCGTTGAACACGATTGTCTGTTTGTTCTTCGTATTGCTCTTTCAATTGTGCAATTCTTAAATTATTGATATAATGGAAAGTTGCTGGCGTTATTGTGACGTCTCCTGTATTTGAATCTCTACGACTTTTATCTTTTAAAAAGCAAATAGGATAATATTCATTTGGCATGGAACCAATGCTGCTTGGATATTTGCAAATCCAATTCATTGCATTCTCGAAGTCATTCTTTTTGGTATATTCTTTCAGTCTCGTCATTTCCTTTTGGCTCAATTTTCGCGCCAAACCGAAATCAATCAATATAATGGACATGCCAAGACCGCTGAACATTGTTGGATCACTTGGGTTGATCATTACATTTTGGTTGTGAAAATCTGCATGCGTATACCCAGTTCTCAACGCCAATTCAATCAAAATAAATGCAGTCATATTTACCAACAATTCTTGACCGCGTTTATTATATTCTTGAATGTATTTATGAGCAGTCACATATGATTCCATTAATTCCATTCCAATAATGGTATATCCAGTTGCATATTTGCGTATCATTTTTAAGTCCTGCAATCTGGGTTGTTTGCTCACCAATGAGTCTAAAATGGTTGTATCTCCTTCAAATGCTTTTGAAAAAACAATGGCTGGACAAAGAGGTTTCATGGTTTCCATTGTTTTCAAGAAAATATCTGTTTGAATATTTACTTCATTTGCAAATTCATCTATTTCAATGGGAGAAATTAAATCATATCCCATTAAATTTAAACTATTTTTGTATCCCAAAACACTCAATTTAATGATGATTGATGTCACTGGTGCGCCATATTGTTCCACGTCCAATTTCTTGTAAGGCGAAGAAGCCTCTGGAATCAGTGTTGCACGAAACGCCATTCCATATGTTCCTTGGCTCAAAAATTCAATGGTTGAATTATTTAAAAAAGCAATGAAGTTGGATTCCATATTTTCTACATCAATGAGCACACCTGTTCCGCCATTCATCTTATATTTAAAGAAGATAATATAACTTTCTTGGAACTCTCTTGGAACTTTCTTGGAACTCTCTTGGAACTCTCTTGGAACTCTCTTGGAACTCTCTTGGAACTCTCTTGGAACTCTCTTGGAACTACCCAATTTTATCAATCGTCACTTCCTTCGCCACATTGCTGATTATTTTATGTATATTTCGAATGCCCTCTTCCTCTGTGGTTCCATTCATTGAGTTACTCACTATTTTCAAATACAAATTGTTCTTCTCTGAATTATAATTAGTGCAATCCGGATATTGATTTCGCCAATGTTGTATTTGTTTTATATTCTCGTTCGCAATAATTTTAATTGCTTTTGTTAGTATGGGCTTGTCATATGTTTCTTTTACCCATTGATCATTATCTTTGATATATAAAATTTCGCGTTTATAATCAGAGCAATGTAGCGGACGAAAGCATTGTTCCAATTGATTCAAATTATTAACAATAATTTGACTGATGCCTTCAATATATCCTTGACGTCCAGTGTTTTCCAAATCCTCCAAATTAAAATGGATCGAACTAACAAAATCACTGATATTCATCGCATCTTTGCATGTATGATTTAAAAATACATTCAAATTAAATGAATTGTTTGTTGTATTATGAATATTATTATGGGTTGTAATTGTTTTTTCCTTGGACATTTCAATCAACGATTTCTGAAGCTCCACATTTTGCTTCAGTAATTGCAAGACAAGTGCCTTATCTGTCATTCCACAACATTTCTTTTTATGCTTCCACAATCCACTTCTGTCCTTGAATCCACGTTCGCACTCACTGCAAACATATTCATTGGGTTGCATCGGCATAGGCTCCGCAAAACATTTATTATTGCATTCCAAATTGCGCGCGTGCTTCAATGTATTGCAGTGCCGTTGATAATCCGTTTTCTTAGAGGTACCATACTGGCAAGCCATGCATTCATACAATTTCATTTCATTGAAAGAAGAAAATAAAATGTGCGTTTTATCGTTTTTCATTCACCACATTTCGCCCATTGTTACCAAATATGCAGTGTCAACAACGTATTTTGTTGGTTGCCAAATGTTGCCATTTTTAAAGCATGCTGTGTGCACCAATTGCGTCAAATGGAATTCTACTGCATCTATGCTGTCAAATAAATGGATAAAAACGGCGTAAAATGCGTTAGGATTTCGCACAAAAATGTCCAAAAAAAAGTGCGTTTTGGCGTTGCCAAATGTTGACATTTTGGCAACATGGTCTGACGATGAATTTACATGAATATTATGCCTCACTGAGATGCTCTTCTTTTTTCAACATTTTTCGCCTCGTTTTAAATCGCGAAATGTTGGCAACGCCAAAAAACGAAAAAAATGCAAAAATCCAAAAATGGCAAAAATAGTTCAGTGTGGCATTTTTTAGAACACGAATATTTTGACACCTTTTCAGTCTGAGTCACTTTTTTGCCTCCCTTTTTTCGATAGATTCTTCGGCGTTTTTAAAATTGGACAAAAATATTTGTCCATTTTTCAAAAACCTCCGTGAACCTTGGATTTTTTTTGCATGCAGTTTATTCCAACTATTGAATGGATAAGTTTGTTTTGGACGGACGAACACGAGAAATGCTGTTATTCAAATAAATTATTATGAAATATTCGAATGTATGGTGTCATTCCATTGGATGCCATGGAATGCCATGCGATGCCGCGTGCCGGGCATTCGGCGTTCCTTGCACTGCACAGCATTTATGGTGTCATTTTATTGCGATGCAATTTGCCTGCACATGGCATAACATGGCATCACATTGCATAACATGGCATTACATGGCATGGCATGGCATGGCATCACATGGCATAACATGGCATCGCATGGCATAACATGGCATCGCATGGCATTACATGGCATTACATGGCATTACATGGCACAGCATATATGGTGTCATTTCATCGCAGTAAAAATCATGGAAACACATGGAAACACATGGAAACACATGGAAACACATGGAAACTAACACAGGCAATTTGTATATAAAAGAAAGAAACAATATATAATAATGAAAACACTTATTTTGGGTCATGAATATTGTTATGAAAAAACATACATCAGATGCAGCCCAATTGATGTGGATTTATGGTATGATGACCCATTTGATTGTGTAAGTATTTTGTGTGATCAAAGTCAAACTGATTTTGTTTATGATGTGTATAAAAGCATTGATTATCGCGATGACAAAATCATTCAATATAATGATTTTTGGGTGTTATGATCGAATAGTTGATTGCATTGGATTTCATTACAGAGAAACACCTAAACTGCAATACAGAAATCAAGATAAATTGCTTCAAACCATCAGTCGTGTTTTAACAACGGATGGAAAATTTTATTCTCAATTCGGTATTTATACCAAAATGGATGACGAAACATTATCGTTTGAACCCAAAAATTTTGATGGTTATTGGTTATGAATATGTAAAAATGTCATTCCATGGAATTCCATTGGATGCTATAGTGTGTTAGGCTTTCGAAGTACATAACATAACACAGCATATATGGTGTCTATTATTTATTAAGTATTCTATTGCAAATTTGCACAAATTAACTAATTATATTAGAAAAAATGAATTAAAATGCATATTCTTTAGAATAACAAATGGACGAGTGTGACGATAAAAAAGAATATTTTGCGCATAATTGCAATTATTGCGGTTATTCAACAAACAAAAAAAGTAGTTTTGACAATCATAATAAAAGCCAAAAGCACAAATGCAATGTAATGTTACACAATTACACTATTAAAACTGATGAAACTGATGAAATATTCATTTGCAATAATTGTGGCAAAGTGTTTAAGACAAATTCAGGTTGTTTGAAACATGAACGCAAGTGTAAATTTACAGATTTATCTTTCAAAGAAGACATATATAAATACGTCAAATCAAAATTGGACGCATCAAAATCAAAAGTATTAAATTCAGAAATGTTATGTGCAGAAGTGCTGAATAATTCAAATTATTTAGAATATCCAAACTTGGAAGAATCAAAATTTGAAAAGTCAAATGATTTGGAAGTGTCAACTAATTATATATACTTGTTGCAAGAAAGAGAGTTTATTAAATGCAATGAGCAAATATATAAGATTGGTATGACCAAAAAAGAAAATCACACCAGATTCAGTAAATATCCTAAAGGTTCTGTTTTATTATTTCAAATGATTTGTAAAAATTGCGAAAAGGTTGAACGCAATATTATTAAATTATTTCAAAGTGTATTTTTACAACGCAAAGATATTGGAACTGAATATTTTGAGGGAAAATATATCAATATGATTAAATTAGCATATGCAGTCATACTTGAAGACGAAAATCAAAAACCCGCCTAACAATCAAATTTGCTTTCCACTTCATCCTTATCATCCACATATTGCTTCAACACAGATGCAAATTGGATTAAAATATCAGACAAATGCTGAACAGATATAATGCATGATTTGATAATATGGAATGCTAATATTAAAGCTAATATGGCAGAAATTCCAAAAATACTGATAATCAAAACACCTCCAAATCCCAAATCGTCATATATTTTTTGTTGTGTAAAATCATCCACAATTGCATAACCAATTAAATATCCAATCAATGTCAACCCAACCAATAAGAGAAATGCCACTAATATTGACAATCCATTGGAAATATAATAGTGCACATCTGGGTTTCTTTCTTTTAGATAATACATAAAATGGCGTGTCCATTGTTTTGGAGAATCTATAAATTTAATCCATGTTTTTGACTTCGAATGTGAGGGAAGTGTTTCCATTGCTTTTTTATACAGAAACATGCACCAATTAAATTGATTCAATTTTTCATTTAAAGATATTGCAATATATTCAGAAGGAACATGTGTGGAATATTTGCGTTGACACAAGGCGAACAATATTCGGATGAATTTATTGAACAAGAATTTCAAAAAGGCAAACGCAGAGGACCAGAACATTCCCAATGGAAACGATTTAAAAACGGAGTTATTCTTGGATTTCATCGACTTGCCATCAATGGATTGAACGAGCAATCCAATCAACCCATTTGCATTCGTGGCATTTCTCTTATTTGCAATGGAGAAATATATAATTACAAAAAATTATACAAATTAATGGGAATCACAAATCCCACAACAGATTCGGATTGTGAAGTCATTATTTATTTGTATGAAAGATATGGCATAGAACAAACATTGAACATGTTAGATGGCGTATTTGCATTTGTATTGTTGGATGAAAATAAATCAGAATTCTTTGCAGCTCGCGATCCATTTGGTGTTCGCCCATTGTATTATTCATATGCGGAAAAAAATCATCATTGGGATAAATCATATGTTTTCGGTTCTGAAATAAAATCCATCCAAAACATTCATCCATTCAGCGAAGTTGTTCATTTTCCGCCAGGTTCCTATATATCGGGACAAATAAAAGGAGAAAATACATATTGGGACAACATAAAATCATATTTCATTCCATCTATTCACATTACATTGGATTGGAATTGTGAGCGAAATATACGCACATTTGTATGTGATGCGGTTAGGAAACGTTGTATCACAACCGAACGCCCCGTTGCTTGCCTTTTGAGTGGCGGGTTGGACAGCAGTTTGATTGCTGCATTGGTCTCTGGGCAGTTTCCAGAGACCCCCATTGAAACATATAGCATTGGATTGGCAGGTTCGGAGGATTTAAAATATGCACAATTGGTCGCAAATCATATCGAGTCCAATCATTGTGAAGTCATTGTTGGTGAACAGGAAATGTTTGATGCCATCCCGGCTGTGATTGAAGCCATTGAAAGTTACGATACAACCACCATACGCGCCAGCTTGGGAAATTACTTAATTGGAAAATATATTGCAGAACACTCTGAAGCCAAGGTTATATTCAATGGAGATGGTTCGGATGAATTGTTTGGTGGATATTTATACATGCATAAATGCCCAGATGATATTGAGTTTGACAAGGAAACACGCCGTCTCCTCAAAGATATCCACATGTTTGATGTGTTGCGTTCAGATAAATGCATTTCATCCCATGGGTTGGAACCACGAACACCCTTTTTGGACCGAAATTTAGTTAATTATGTGTTGAGCATAGAACCACACATTCGTAATCATAACAACCAAAAATATCCAGAAAAATACCTGCTAAGAGATGCATTTGATGATTATCATGAGTATGACCATGCAGACAGATTGCTTCCAAAAGAAGTGCTTTGGAGAAGAAAAGAAGCATTTAGCGATGGTGTGTGTGGCCAAGAAAAAAGCTTACGAACAATATTGCAGCGAAAAATATGTGAATTACAAAATTGTGAATATTTAATGGATGAACCGGATAAAATGCTGGATATAGAAAAAGCCTATTATCGTTCTATATTTGAGTCATTGTATCCACGTGCAGAAGTGATTCCTTATTATTGGATGCCAAAATATACAGAAGCGACAGACCCAAGTGCGAGAACATTGAATTTTTATGCGGAATCAGTTGTTTGAGAGAAAGGAAGTTTGCGAAAACGTTATGATGTTTTATCTATATTTGTATTTATCTTTTCAAAATATATGGAGAATAAAATAATATTACCAAACCCATACAATAAAGTATTTGAAAAAATGGATGACTGGAATAAATTGGGATTAAATAAATTATCTGGATTCAAAGGCTCAATCATTTCAATCAATTTATTTTATATATACTTGTTTCATAAATATAAAAGTAAGTGTTTTTTACACCTTTTAACATTTCAAACGCCGATTATTTATAGACAATTTTATAAATTGTATCAACTTTATAGATAGCAACAATTTCTTCTGGTATATAATTTGATGTATTTGAACCTCCTATGCCTCCTTGATGTTCCCAAAATCTTCTATATAATCTTTTAGTTTCACCAACATAATAATAATCATCTTCGCATCTCAAAATATAAACCCACCTCATAATTTATATTGATATATATTGTATGATTGTTTTTAAGTTTATTCATTATGTTTCTTTGTTTCACAATGTCGCGTAAATAATATTTCTGCATATGTTCCAAAATCACATTTATCACAATAATATTTAAATTCTTTTTTTCTTTCCTCTTTATTTGAATGTTGTGTTAGACAATGAACCTTCATACAAGTCAAATTATTTGTTTTATATTCACAATACTTACATTTTGGTTCTAATACTTTATCACTTCTCGTTTTTCGTTTTCCGTTATTTTTATGCTTTTCGCTTTCTATATGTTGCTTCCAGTGTGCAGGATATATACATTTATAATTACACAATTCACAATTATATTTCATTTCATTAGATATTTCCATTTATTTATAAATAATTATAAATAAATTATATTTAAATATTTTGCGTTAAAATTAACTTAAAAATAAAATATTTATAATATATATAAAATGAAAGTTAAGAAAAAGAAAAAGGAGGAGTTCAAAGAATTTAGGAATAATGAAAAATCCGCTTACAAAACTTTCAAAATTCCGCTAAAAACGATTTTGTTAAATCGTGATACAATACAACCAGTCATAAATCATTTGGTTTTTGAAATGAATGATTTGGTTATTCATACATATCAATTTATTCGTTTGTATGTTTTAGACAAATATACCAAAAATCAACCATTACCTACAATAGACGAAACATTTATTTTATATTGTATCAAAACATTAGGAACTCGTGATAATAGAGGAAAGAAAGGAAAGGATACTCAACTTTTAGAACTATTAGATGCATTTTACAAAACTGAATACCAACCATTATTGAACCACGAAAAAACTAATTTGAAAAATACCACTTTTTTATTGCCTTATTTAGCAACACAAATACATACTTCTTTACATAATAATTTTCAAGAACATTTTATCCAACACTTTTTACGATTTATTAACAAAACCACAAAAGAAATAACAGAAGATAAGTCAATATTATTTCAATTCAAAAATAAATGTTTATCGTTAGAAGAAACTGATATAATATTTGATGATTGGAAAAATATACATCTTCCTAATATTTTACCCACTGAAATTAAAAAGTCAATTCACTATGATATTAAGGTTAGACCATTTGAATATTTGAAAGGAATGTTATATATGAATTCGGTATTAGAAAAACAAGAAAATAAATTATTTCAACCACTACCATTACGAAACAATATTATTCCAAAACATATTATTTTAGATACTGCTTCTATTATAAATTTGTTTTGTCCTGAAAAAGACAAAGATGGAAATAAAACAAAAAAGGGTGAATTATTGAGTAATGTAAAAGATAATCAAAATGAAATATGGTGCAACTTTTTAGATATGAAAAATAAAATATTCAAGAACAAGTATTATCAATTTCATAATCAAATTCAAACAGATGGAATTAGTTGTTGTTTATTATTTATTAGAAAAGATTTGAAAGATAAGAAATGGGGTTCAAGAGTTCCTGTTTTACAAGAACAAGATTTTCATACAATAGAAGATTTATCCAAAGAACAATTAGATACATTGAAAGAGAGAAATATAGTTGGTTGCGACCCTGGTAAGCATTCATTAGTGTATATGATGGATAAAAAAGGAAACAAATTAGAATATACTGCATCACAAAGAAAAATAGAAAGTTATGGAAAACGAAACCAGCGAATATTATTACAAGAAAAGAAGAAACACAAAATTATAGAAAAAGAAACAATATTATCAATACAAAATAGCAAATCAGTTAATTATGATAAATTCAAAATGTATCTTGTAGAAAAAGATAAATTGAATAAAGAAACTACTGATTTTTACAAGAAAGAAGTTTGGAGAAAAATGAAATTTAGACAATATAGTTATGGTAAGAAAAGTATTGATACATTTTTGAATAAAATAAAGGAAACATTTGGAGAAAATACACTTATTGGTTATGGAAATTGGAGTAGAAGTAGTCAAATGAAATATACAATGCCTACAATGAATAAAGGATTAAGGAAACTAATTCATAAAAAGTATGATACAATAACTATTAATGAATTTTATACATCTCAAAAATGCTGTGAATGTAAAAAAGATTTGAAACATTACAAAGATAAAAATGGAGGAGAAATTTACAGATTATTCACTTGTTCTAACTGCGTGAGTTGCGAAAACAAAAATGTCGTATTTAGAACAAGGGATAAGAATTCTGCAATAAATATACTGAACTTAACTGAATGTTGGATACATAACCAAACAAGACCAGTAGAGTTTCAGTTTCAAGCATCGTCTTTCACCTGTGGAAACAAAAAGACAGGGTTAAGTAAGACAATCGGCGTTAAGAAACAACCTCGTAAGAGTAAGCACGCCTGTTGATTTTACATTTTTAAATTATTTTTTATGCTGTGAAAATCGGCGTTTGAAATGTTAAAAGGTGTAAGTGCGGCAAGTCATAAAATGGGATTTCGTCTCAAAATAGGTAACCCAAAAGAAAATATGGGATTCAATCAAGCAGAATTAGATGAGATTACACGTAGAATCACTAAATGTACAGATAATGTTATATTTATTCCATTTTCGTTTGAAACAACCGACATTGGAACAACCCACTCGTCTCATGCTAATATGTTAATATTTCGGAAAATAAACGACGGGTATCAATTGGAGCATTTTGAGCCCCATGGAGTTGCATTTCGCGGAAAAAACGGGAAGAAACACAGCGTTGAAGTGGAAAAATGGATGGAGGCATTTATTCGAAGGTTAAAAGTAGCGTTTAATAAGCCAGTCAAATATGTAAGTCGTGAAGAATTGTGTCCAATGCAAAAAGGTTTTCAAATGCTGGAAGAAAAATTTAAAGACAATAAAAATAAAAAAACGAAAGAATATGGCTATTGTGGTCCATGGTCGATGTTTTACACGGAGCTTTGTATGAAAAATCCAACCATTCCAGGGAAAGAATTAATGGCGCTTGTGAATGATAAATTGTCCAAAATGACAGAAGAACAACAAATGAAATATTTGAAAGAACTAGTTCGTGGGTATAGCAATTATATGAAAGAAAAATTGCTTCGTTATTTTGACGATTTTCCATATAATATTAAATTAACATATGTAGACCATTATTATGATATGATGGAATACATAATTGAGCTTGAATTGAAACAGATGGATAATGCGAACGGATTTGAAATAGAACGAGAATATGTATTAAGAATGCTACGACAATCGAAAACAAACAAAGAAAAACAAATTTGGATGAACAAAAAGATTATTTTGGAACGACATGCAACAAGATTCATTCAAATGTCAAGATCGATATCAACTAAATCAAAATCAAACAACAAAACAAAGAAAAAATGCACAACTGGAAAAATATTGAACCCAACAACTGGAAGATGCATCAATAAATGCCCTCCTGGAAAAGAGCGGAATCCATCCACTGGACGTTGTATTACATTGCGTCAAAAGAAATAAAACAAATTAATAAATATAAATAGAATGAAATATTTAGTTCTATTTATTTATTCACCTTCGGATACATATGATAAAATGAAAACCCTTCAACAATCATACATGCATTCTCATCCGGCATTTGATTGCTTTTTTGTTGCCGCAAACCCAGAATTAGACAAACCGGTTAAAATGCAAGGAGATGTGATATATGTCAGAGGAAATGAAGGATTGTTGAATATTTTAAACAAAACGTTAGTTGCGTTGGATTATTTGCTGAATTGTCTTCGAGGCAAATATGATTTCATTATTCGCACCAATGTTTCAACTATTGTGAATTTTAAAGTATTGGATGCTCATTTGCAAACACTTCCTAAGTCAAATATTTACACTGCAGGATATGTGAATCAATTGCGATGGCTGGATCCTCCAAGTGGAATTACGTCACATCAATACTATGGTCTAGATTTTGCAAGCGGAACGTCCATTATTATAACGCCAGATATTGTGCAACATATGTTAAATAATGCAAGCAATATAAATCACAATATTGTAGATGATGTTTCAATTGCCATATATGTATCGGAATACTTTCCTCGTTCTCATAAAGCAATGCGCAAATATAATACATCCATTTTATTTTATGGAAATCTGCGACAAAATCATAATATAATGTCATATGCATTTATACGAAATCGTGTTAGTTCAAGAGATTCATTTGGAATGAAAGACATCAATAATATGTACAAGCAAGTGAATTTGCTTTGTTCAATGTAATGGATGTAAAAATAAAAATGGCATACACTCTATTTATTCAATTTGTCTTTATATTGTTTTTCCACAATTCAATTGAAATAAAATTGAAATATTTGTTCAAATATTTGTTTGCATCATAATAACAAATAAATGGATAAAATATATAATCAAATATTTGATGAATGGGTTGAAAAATGGTTTCAAAATAATGAATATACACTAAAAGTTTGGGGCAATTCTTTGTTAAATGCAAATTTAAATCCAAATATTACCTGGAAAATTGTACAATCCAATCCAGAGATGCCTTGGGATTATTGTTTGCTAAGTAAAAATCCAAATATCACCTGGAAAATTGTACAATCCAATCCAGAATTTCCATGGGATTTTGCATTTTTAAGTTCAAATCCAAATATCACCTGGGAAATTGTACAATCCAATCCAGAGATACCTTGGAATTATTATTTTATGACTGCTAATCCTAATATAACATGGGATATTATACAAGCGCATCCAGAAAATGATTGGTATCATGTCAGATTTAGTGAAAACCCAAATATAACGTGGGACATTATACAAACGAATTCAGAAATTAATTGGAATTACGCACATTTGAGTAGAAATTCAAGTATAACGTGGGAAATTGTTTGTGCCAATCCGGAGAAACCATGGAATTATTGCCAACTGAGCAAAAATCCAAATATCACCTGGAAAATTGTACAATCCAATCCAGAATTTCCATGGGATTTTGAATCTTTAAGTTCAAATCCAAATATAACTTGGGATATTGTACAATCCAATCCAGAATTTCCATGGGATTTTGCATCTTTAAGTTCAAATCCAAATATTACATGGAAAATAATTCAAGATAATCCAGATAAGGACTGGCATGATACAGAATTATGTTTAAATGCAATGACACCAGCAAGAGAGGATTTTATTCGAAAGAAACTTCAACAATGGTTTCAAAAAAGTGAATTGAAAGAAGAATTAATGGCATCTGTGTGGAATCCGCGTAATTTCCATAAATTCAAATGGATGGACCCGGAGGTCTTCGGTGAATTAGATGATGAATAAATCTATTTAATGCATTGCATTTTTTTTCAATCGTGCATCATTGCCAGTGATCTCATCCAATTCTCCTTTGATTCGTTCAATTTGCGCCATTATTTCTTGTTCATCTCGTCGAACACTTTTCAGTTGCCTGTCCACCATTTGCTCCGTTCTGGAAAGGTCTTCTAAATATTCTTTTAATAAATGAAATACACGAATTTGCTCTTGTTTTTCATTGACAATTACATTATAATAATGCCCATAATCATGTTTCACTTCCGTTAAAAATTCGTTTTCCGCCTCTTGTTGGTCTACATATTTTCGTTTTTCCATCAACATTTTCTTTTTTTCTTGAATCAATGTTTCTATTTGACTCAACTGCTTATCCCGGTCTGCCAATGGAATAGACGTCATTTTATACTGCTTACATAAAAATTTAAAATTTCAAAAATAAATTAAAAATAAAAATCTTATCTATATTATATCTAAGATGTCAAAAGAACCCCTCCTTACACCAGATGATAATCGCTTTGTCATGTTTCCCATTCAACACAATGATATATGGGAAATGTATCAGAAAGAAGTGGATTGCTTTTGGAGACCGGAAGAAATTGACCTATCGAAAGATTTATCTCATTGGAATGCTTTGAATGAAGATGAAAGATATTTTATTTCAATGATATTGGCGTTTTTTGCAGCGTCAGACGGAATTGTGTTAGAAAATTTGGCGCAACGTTTTATGTCCGATGTGCAAATATCGGAGGCAAGAGCCTTCTATGGATTTCAAATTGCAATGGAAAATATCCACAGCCACACATATAGCAATTTAATTGAAACATATGTTCGTGACAAGGATGAAAAAGAAAGATTGTTTCATGCGATTGAGCATTTTCCATGTATTAAAAAGAAATCCGATTGGGCGCAAAAATGGATTCATGATAATCGTTCCAGTTTTGGCACTCGATTAATTGCATTCGCTTGTGTGGAAGGCATCTTTTTTTCGGGAGCATTTTGCAGCATTTATTGGATGAAAAAACGCGGTTTGATGCCTGGACTCACATTCAGCAATGAATTAATTTCAAGGGATGAAGCGTTGCATTGTGAATTTGCAGTGTTGTTATATTCCAAATTATTGAAAAAGGTAAACAAGGTCAGAGTGAGAGAAATTATAAGGGAAGCGGTGGACATTGAAATAGAATTTATTTGTGAAGCATTGCCATGTAAATTGCTGGGTATGAACAGCACATTGATGTCTCAATATATACAATATGTGGCGGACAGGCTTTTGATGCAATTGGGGTATGAAAAAATATATAATACAGCCAATCCATTTGATTTTATGGAATTAATTAGTTTGGAATCAAAAACGTCCTTTTTTGAACGCAAAACAGATGCGTATGCGTTGGCAAATAAATCCAATACAGACATTGCATTTGAATTTACGGAGGATTTTTAATGTCTATAAATCCGAAGATATTAGTTATTTATTTTTACAGCATATTCTATGTAAAAACAAACGGCTTTGCAATTCCAGTTTATTTATAATAATTCCAAATACTCCAGTTCCGACAATCCAAATGCAGCTGATTGTTTTATAATTCGGTGCGGGTGAAAAATGAATTTCACCAACTCTTCTGCGAAGTCCATGTTTCGCTCTTTCAGAACTTGATAGTCAATTGTGGTTAAAAGTTGTAATAAATTGATATTTTGTGAAAGACAATCCCAATCAATTTTGTCCAGATTTTGTTCCAATAATTGAATAGCATTGGGATTCCTTGAGAGACAATCCCAATGAATTTTATCTAGATTTTGTTGTAATAGGTGAATGGCATTGGGATTAAATGAAAGCCACTCCCAATTGATTTTACCTGGATTCTGTTCCAACAGGGGAATTGCATTGGGATTCAATGAGAGACACCCCCAATGAATCTTATCTGGATTTTGTTCTAATAAGTGAATTGCATTGGGATTTTTGGAAAGCATTGCCCAATCAATTTTATCTTTGTTTTGTTCTAATAAGAAAATGGCATTGGGATTCAATGAAAGATAAATCCAATTAATTTTATCTGGGTTTTGTTCCAATAAATGAATTGCATTGGGATTTTCTGAAAGCCACACCCAATTAATTTTATCTGGATTTTGTTCTAAAAGACGAATTGCATTGGGATTCCATGAAAGATAGTCCCAATTAATTTTATCTGGGTTTTGTTCCAATAAATGAATTGCATTGGGATTATCAGAAAGCCAATCCCAATTAATTTTATCTGGATTTTGTTTCAACAGAGGAATTGCATTGGGATTCCATGAAAGATGGTCCCAATTAATTTTATCTGGGTTTTGTTCCAACAGGTGAATTGCATTGGGATTCCTTGAAAGACAAAGCCAATTCAATTTATCTAAATTTAGTTTAAAGAATTCATTTGTTTTCACGGGAATGCCATGAGATACAATCCAATCGGAATAATTCATATTTGTGATAATTTGTTTCTTTGTTTGATAACATTTTCAATTTTATAATAAAAACAATATAAAGACAATTGTGCAATATTTAACGTATTGCATTTTTATTTATCCACCATGCTTCCTAATAATGCTATAAAATATGCAAATAAATTAAAATAAATTCATATCAATTCCAAATACTCCATTTCCGTCAATCCAAATGCAGCCGATTGTTTCACAACGCGACACGGGTGAAACACGTGTTTTGCCAATTCTTCCGCAAATGCCATGTTTCTTTCTTTCAACAATGAATAATCAATGGTGGTAATGAATTTCAATATATTAGCATTTTTGGAAAATAACCGCCAATTTATTTTATCCGGATTTTGTTCCAATAAATGAATAGCATTGGGATTTCCAGAAAGCCAAAACCAATTAATTTTATCCGGATTCTGTTTCAACATGGGAATGGCATTGGGATTTGACGAAAACAAACTCCAATTGATTTTATCCAGATTTTGTTCTAATAAGGGAATGGCATTGGGATTTCTGGAAAGCCACTCCCAACTAATCTTCTCTGGATTTTGTTCCAATAAGTGAATTGCATTGGGATTTGTTGAAAGCCACCCCCAACGAATCTTATCTAAATTTTGTTCCAACAGGTGAATGGCATTGGAATTTCCAGAAAGCTTTGCCCAATTGATTTTATCTGAATTTTGTTCCAATAAGTGAATGGCATTGGGATTCCTCGAAAGTTCAGCCCAATCTATCTTGTCTGGATTTTGTTCCAATAAGTGAATGGCATTGGGATTACATGAAAGCCACTCCCAATCAATTTTATCCGAATTTTGTTCCAATAAGGGAATGGCGTTGGGATTACTTGAAAGATGAAGCCAATCAATTTTATCTGGGTTTTGTTCCAATAAATGAATGGCATTGGGATTTGTTGAAAGACAATGCCAATTGATTTTATCTGGGTTCAGTTCCAACAGGTGAATTGCATTCGGATTTTTTGAAAGCTCATGCCAATAGATTTTACGTTTATTTTGTTCAAACAATTCATTTGTTTTCACGGGAATGCCATGAGATACAATCCAATCGGAATAATTCATATTTGTTATATTTTGTTTCTTTGGTTGATAATATTTTCATTTTTTTTATAATAAAAAACAATATAAAGACAATTCAATATAAAGACAATTCAATAATATTTAATGTATTACATTTTTATTTATCTATGCTCCTAATAATGCTATAAAAAATGTGCAAATAAAATAAATTCATATCAATTCCAAATACTCCATTTCGGTCAATCCAAATGCAGCCGATTGTTTTATAATGCGACACGGGTTAAAAACGGCCATCGCTAATTCTTCTGCAAACTCCTTGTTTTTCTCTTTTAGAACTTTATAGTCAATTGTAGTAAAAAGTTTTAATATATTGATATTTTGTGAAATACACAGCCGATTATTTAAATTTTGTTCCAATAAGGGAATAGCATTGGGATTTTTAGAAAGCCACCACCAATCTATTTTATCCGGATTTTGTTCCAACAGGTGAATTGCATTGGGATTCATTGAAAACCAACTCCAATTAATTTTATCTGGATTTTGTTCTAACAGGTGAATGGCATTGGGATTCGTTGAAAGACCCACCCAATCAATTTTATCTGGATTTTGTTCCAATAGGGGAATGGCATTGGGATTTGCAGAAAGCCAAATCCAATTAATTTTATCTGGATTCTGTTCTAATAAGGGAATGGCATTGGGATTCATTGAAAGTGCATTCCAACAAATTTTATCCGGATTTTGTTCTAATAGGTGAATGGCATTGGGATTTTTGGAAAGATGATTCCAATTAATTTTATCCGGATTTTGTTCCAATAAATGAATGGCATTGGGATTTGATGAAAACCAACTCCAATTGATTTTATCCGGATTCTTTTCCAATAAGTGAATGGCATTGGGATTTTTAGAAAGCCACCACCAATCTATTTTATCCGGATTTTGTTCCAACAGGTGAATGGCATTGGGATTTTCTGAAAGATGACTCCAATCAATTTTATCTGGATTTTGTTTCAATAAGTAAATCGCATTGGGATTTTTTGAAAGCTCATACCAATAGATTTTACGTTTATTTTGTTCAAATAATTCATTTGTTTTCACGGGAATGCCATGAGATACAATCCAATCGGAATAATTCATATTTGTTATATTTTGTTTCTTTGTTTGATAACATTTTCAATTTTATAATAAAATAAAGACAATTCAATAATATTTAACGTATTACATTTTTATTTATCCATGCTTCTAATAAGCCACCGAATTTTAGAATGAGTTTGTCTCATTTTTCTTTCCGGTCGGTGTAATATATTGCATTTTATTTATTCAAATAAAAATAAAATCATAATGTAATAATGCCAGAAGAAGATTCTTGTGGAAAAGCCATTTGTCGAACAACTGGAGGATGTATTTTTGCAACCCTTTGGGATATATTAGTCTGTCCATTTGTTAGTTGTTTTTATTGTGGAAAGTATATTTGTGAAAATTGCTGTTGCAAATGTTGCAAACCCAAAACACCTGCACAGAATTAAATATGAATTGTTTGTTTTTTCGCATCACATGTCACTGCATTTCTGGTCATTTGGTAACAAGAATCATCAAATTTATATATTTGGTCGTCCAATTCTTCCAAAGGAGGTGCGGAGACAATTCTGCACCGATTCCCTTTGCAAACGGCCCGGAACAATGTCGCTAAACCAAACCCCAATATCACAGACATAAGTATTTTTCCAGTGGGGCTGTGTACGAATTTATCCAAATGCATACATTATATTGACATAAAAAATAGGGAACTCGCCATCAAACCCTAGAAGCAATATCGGAAAAACGCATTACAACTGAATTATATAGGCATTTCTAAAACTAAGTGGTCTTCATAGACAATAAATAAAATATAATAAAAGATTAAGATGAATATAGAAAATCCAGTATTAGACAAATTTAATCCGCCTTTGCGCAAGTTTTTTTTCGATTTGCAAAATTATGTGGAGGAAGATTTGCATTTTTATGGGTCTGTTACCAGAAGTGATTATGTGCCATATGAAAGTGACATTGACATTGCTATTTTTACGGACAATGAGAAGAGCACACTAACAAAATTGCAGCATTTTTTGCATATAAAAAGAAGTGCATTTGATAAATTGGTTTGGAAATTGGAAGGAAAAATGATTTATGGATATAAATTAAAATGTGATAAATATGTTGAATTTCCACATGGGGCTAATAAATGTGAAATTGCGGTGTACAACAAAGACTTTCAAGATATATTGATGAAAGAAATAGAAACGCAAAATGTTATTCCATTTTATATTTCTATTTTGCTCTTTATATTAAAAAGTTTATATTATAAATTGCGGATATTGCCAGAATCCGTATATGTCAAATACAAGCGCTACATATTCAACACTCTTTTTAAACAACAAACAAATAGTGTATTTCATTTATTAAAACAAACATAAAGACAATGCAACAATAATATAAGAACATCCATGTCCATCAAGGAATATTTTGACTTTGTGAATAGACACATAGAAGATTATGGAGAACAAATAATTATATTAATGCAAAACGGAGCCTTTTATGAAGTATATGGACTTATGAATGGTTCCAATCAAATGATTGGAAGTAAATTGGTGGATTTTGCGCGGATTTGTGAGCTGAGTATTGTGGAACGTAAATTGCCAGGAGATAAAATAATGCAAATAGACGGATTATCCGTTGTGAATGCGGGATTTAAAACACTTCCGCATTTGATTGAAAAATATATTAAAAAATTGCAAGAGTGTGGATTCACCATACTAACATATGATGAAACGGGTGAAGACCCGGTAAAAAGATGTAAGATTCGAACACTGACTGGCACATATTCCCCAGGAACTTATTTTGGAGAATATGAAACAGAAAAGATAACAAATAATATTTGCTGTTTGTGGTTGGAAACCAAACGCAATAAAAAGGATACCACAATTTATATGGGAGTTGCTCTCATTGATATATACACTGGTCAAACGCATATAAATGAATTTAGCCAGGAATATATTAAGAATCCAACTACATTTGATGATTTAGAATGTATTATATCGGTCTACAATCCAAGTGAAAGCATCATCATTTCAAATTTGCCTCAAGAAGATATTCAAGAGATTATTGATTTTATCAATTTGAAAAGCAAGTCCAATCATATTGTTTCTTTGTCCGAAAAAGGAATAACCCGAAATGCAAGCAGAGCGGTAAATTGTGAAAAGCAAATATATCAAACTGAATTATTACGGAAATTTTACGGAAATGACATAACCAATATACAATCTTATTACAATAATCCATTTGCAACGCAAGCGTTTTGTTATTTACTTGATTTTGTTTTTCAAGTGAATCCAAATTTGGTGAAAAAAATAACGGAGCCTTCATTTGAAAATGCAAGTCAAAAGTTAATTTTGGCAAATCATTCATTGAAACAATTACACATCATTCATTCTGATGGGGAAGATTACAAGGGCAAATATTCCTCCGTGTTAAAAATGTTGAATGAATGTTTGACTCCAATGGGAAGGCGCACATTTGCACATCAATTACTCAATCCAGTGACTGACATTGCTTATTTGCAATATGAATATAATATCACCGAATATGTGATGAATGAGCAAGAACAATGGATGAATTCCATTGTGCCCTTGTTAGTTCAAGTGAAAGATATTCCAAAAATAATGAGACAAATAATGAATCAACGAATAACACCCAAATACATTTCACACTTACATGAAACTATTTTATTCGCCATTCAAATGCAATCAAATATCCCATCTCGTTTGGCGGTTTATTTAGGAATTCAATCAGAAACATTTTTGTCCAAATTGCATGAAATGTCTGTCTTTTTGGAACAAACATTTTATTTGGAAGAATGCAAACAAATTGATGTGTCCAATAAATTTGATTCATGTTTCATTAAACGGGGTGTAAGTGAAACACTGGACCAAAAATGGAAGCTTTGGCTTGATTCAAAGGATCAATTGGAAGCTTGTGGCCTCTATTTGAGCCAATTGATTCAAATGAATGAATCAAGTAAGAAAAAAGATGAAGACAAATTGTACGTAAAAATATATGAAACAGATAAATGCAATTATAGTCTATTGGCAACAGAGCGAAGATGCAAATTATTAAAATCTGCCATTGGAAATCAATTATTTGCAAATATTTTATATCAATCATCTTTTTCGAATGAACAATCGGCATTTTCGCTTGATTTGCAATTGTCTTTTGTGAAACAAAGCACTTCAAATCAAAGTATTGAATCATCCCAAATCAATGCTCTTTGCAAAACAATTAGCTTAATGAAAACAGAAATGATTGTTGTTGTCTCAAATACGTATCAAACATTATTGGAGCAATTGCAAACATATCAAGAAAGTATGAATTTATTGAGTGATTTTTTATCTAAATTGGATGTTCTTTGTTGTAAAGCATCCATCGCAATCAAATATCAATATTGCAAGCCAGAAATTGAACAAACCGCTGAAAAATCATTTGTGGATGTTGTTGGGTTGCGCCATTGTTTGATTGAACAAATTCAAACGAGTGAATTATATATTCCGAATAATATTCAATTTGGGAAAGAAAAAGACGGCATTTTGCTTTATGGCACAAACGCAGTAGGCAAAACAAGTTTTATTCGTTCTTTGGGAATTGCAGTTGTAATGGCTCAAGCGGGGTTATTTGTCCCGGCGGATACATTTCGTTTTCACCCTTACAAATATTTATTCACCCGCATTTTAGGGAATGACAACATTTTCAAGGGGCTTTCCACATTTGAAGTGGAGATGCTTGAATTGTCAACAATATTAAATAATGTAAATGCAAATAGTATGGTATTGGGAGATGAATTATGCTCTGGAACAGAGAGCATAAGTGCGGCATGCATATTTGTGGCTGGCATAAAAAAATTGGCTGAGGTGGGATGTAGTTTTATATTTGCGACTCATTTGCATGAAATCATTCATTATGATGAAATTGTAGGTTTATCAAATGTATCAATGAAACATATGAGTGTTATTTATAATAAAGAATTAGATTGTCTGGTTTATAATCGAAAATTACAAAATGGACCAGGAAATAATATGTATGGGCTGGAGGTATGTAAAAGTTTAAAATTGCCCATCTCCTTTTTGGAATCAGCGAATGAAATACGTATGAAATATCATGCGGAGTCATCCAGTATTTTGGACCGACATTCATCAAGATATAATGCATCTCAGATAACCGGAGGATTATGTGAAAAATGTAATATGAACCCGGCGGTGCACGTTCATCATTTGGTTTACCAAAAAGATGCATGCGAAACAACTGGCATTATCCGAAAACCAAATATGGCTCCCTTTCATAAAAATGCAAAGGCGAATACATTGAATATATGTGAATCTTGTCACACTGGAACACATATAGAAAATAAAAGATATAAAAAAACAAAGACAACAAATGGAATAATATTGGAGGAGATTGCTTGAAAATGCAAGACATTAAATATCAGGGAATTGTCTTTATATTGTTTTTTAATTAATATTATTAAAATTGAATTGTTGTTTTTGTTAGTTTAGAGACAACAAATGTCCACCTTTTATGTTACCATTGATTCAAATAATTATATATATTTGGATTGCAAAGAAGACAAAGATATTTTGCAATTTGAAGAAATAGACGACAATATTTATCTTGCAAATTTAGAACCAGGCACTTGCAAAACATACAAAATTACATTGGATTTGGAAGATTCCAATGATGATTTATGTTTCATGATATTTAATTGCGATTGTAATAAAAGTGTTGAAATAAATACCCCTTTGTACTTTTATAAGAAGATGAGCGAATGCACAGAATGGTTAAATGATGGTTTTGAAAAATATGATTTGAAAAAAACAATCACATGTTATTATCAAAAATGTGCCAATTATGAAATTAGCATTTATTCATTATGCGATTATTTGGAAAAAAATTGGAAATCGGAAAATAGAAATGAGTCCAAGATTACAGATAATTCTTTTACACTAATGCGATTTTATCAATAATTTTGCATTTTATATTTCATTCAGCTTGAAATAAATGGGTCTTGTGTTAATTCCTTGAAAATCGCAATTATAATCAATGAAACACAATGATTTATGAAATGTTATTTTATTGATTCGCAAAATAAAATCCGGTCTATAATATTGTTTATCGAATTTTCCCTCATAATGTGTGTCGGAATCTTTTGTCAGTTGAATTTTATAATAGTTGATTGATTTTGGAAATTCTGTGATTGTGATTTTAACAATGACATCTAATTTATTTCCGTGTGCGTCCTCAAAAAGAATGTTTGCATAATTTAATTTATTCCAACATTTATTTTTATTGATCAATTTTCCATCCACATATATTTTACGATCATATGTATAATAATAATCAAAGAATTTTATTTCATCCTCACTGGAATAAGTGGGAATGTCATTGTCGTTTGAGAAAGATAGAACGCCTACATGGACATCCGTCATGCTAATTAATCCTTGGCTCAATATATTTCTGACTTGAACATCAAGCCCTTCATGATCATCAGAAATGTGATCGAAGCAATATTTCCCATAATATTTGTGGTTGTTATCACTCATTTTGTAAATAAACGTAATAAATGGCATTTTGGTTGTGGTTGTGGTTGTGTGTTATTACATTAGCAATCATTTTATTTCATTTTTTTATCTGTCGCATAAAAATAAAAAATATTTCAACAAAACAATAATATAAAAAACCATTTAGAAAAAAATTGACAATACTATGTATTGCTCTTTTATGCAATATACAATGACAGATTACGGATATTCGAACGATGAAAATGGAATATTTAACCCTGTCACGAATTCATATATTGAAGAACCATGGACAATCATCCAAAGTTATTTTGAATCCAATTATTTGGAACGCATTGTTCGACATCAATTAGAATCAATGAATAATTGGTACGAATATCAAATTGTAAAAACGATTGAAATGTTCAATCCGGTGCATATTAAATCAGAAACAGATTTTGATGAAAAATCGGGAAAATATGCATTGGAAGTCATTATCACATTCAGCAATTTTCGATTATATAGACCACAAATTCATGAAAATAATGGTGCAACGAAAATGATGTTTCCGCAAGAGGCAAAGCTACGCAATTTTACTTATGGAGCTGCTTCCACATTGGATTTAAACATAACATATATAGTTCGACAAGGGGACAATTTGGAAAATACGCAAACCTTTCATAAAACATTGCAAAAAATACATTTGGGAAAATTGCCAATTATGACTAAATCAAGCATGTGTGTATTGAAGCAGTATAAATATATGAATGCGTCACAAATGGGAGAATGCAAATATGATACTGGTGGATATTTTATTATCAATGGTTCAGAAAAAGTAGTATTGGGGCAAGAAAGATCGGCTGAAAATCGTGTGCATTGCTTCAATATTTCTAAAAATGAACCCAAATATACATGGAAAGCAGAAATTAAATCTATCCCTGATTTTAAATGCATTTCGCCCAAACAAATCAGTATGATGATTAGTTCTAAAAATAATGGATTTGGATTTCCCATTTATATTCAAATACCACGCCTAAAACAACCCATTTCCCTATTTGCATTATTTCGTGCACTGAGTATTTTAGGAGACCCAGAATTATGCGATTTTATTATTCAGCCAGATATATTTAATGTAAGAGATTCAGAAGAATTAATTGAAGAATATAGTGAAATAAATGATTATGTGATTACATTTCTAGAAGAGGCAGATTGCACATTGTTATTATCTGTATTTACTGAAAAACAAATTCATAATTATTTATTAAATAAAGCAATAAGTGAGCACAAAAAGAAATCAATAGACCCATATTTATACAAATATTTTGATAAATTGCAACAACAAGCGCGTCGTCAAGTGCATTGCCAAGAAAAATTAAAAGATATTGACCGAAAAATAAGTGACAAGCATATTTGCGAATATATTGTAAATGATATTTCAAATGAAAAATACGCAAAAATACTCGGATGTTTAGAAGCATCCATTATTGAATCAAATAAATATATGACTGCAGTAGATGCATTTCAATATATTGTGAATAATGTAACCTATATTGCGGCTCCAAGTTATGATAGAGATATTGGAATACTGAAAAAGCGTCAATTTGCAATGGATGTGTTGAATAATGATTTATTTCCACATTGCAAAACGCTCATTCAAAAAACATACTTTTTGGGATACATGACGAATAAATTGTTGCAAGCGAGTTTGGGATGGATTGAAATGGATGATAGAGATTCTTATTTGAATAAGCGCATTGATTTAACTGGCACCTCGTTGAACAATTTATTTCGAAATTATTTTAACAAATTGGTCAAAGATATGGAAAAGCAAGTTGTCAGAGAAATCAAAAATGGCAGCTGGCGTTCCAAAGAAGATTTTATCAACATAATTAATTTAACAAATATTTACAAAATATTGAAATCCACTACATTAGAAAATGGAATTAAACGGGCGTTATCAACCGGCGATTTTGGCATTAAAAATACCAATTCGAATAAAGTGGGAGTTGCACAAGTGTTGAATCGTCTCAATTACATTGGTTCATTGAGCCATTTGCGACGCATATCAACTCCCACAGACAAAAGTGGAAAATTAGTGGCTCCACGTAAATTACACAATACATCTTGGGGATATTTGTGTGTGGCTGAAACTCCAGAAGGTGCATCTGTTGGAATTGTTAAAAATTTGGCATATATGACTCACATTACAATTCATTCCGAAAGCAATTCATTATACGAATACATATTGCCTAAAATACAATTATTAGAAAATATTACATTTGAAATGATTGATAAACATGTAAAAGTATTTATCAATGGGGCATGGGTGGGCATCACTGAGAATCCCATTACATTATATGCCCAATTAAAAGAAATGAAATTAAAAGGCATTATCAATATTTACACATCCATTGTATTTGATTATGGACGTCAAGAAATTCGTGTATGTAATGATAGTGGACGCCTGACACGCCCATTGTTACGTGTGAAAAATAAAAATATTCTATTGACCCGCTCTACAATTGAAAAACTTGGGAAAAAAGAAATTAGTTGGGATGATTTATTGACTGACAATGTATTTGGGGATGCAATTATTGAATATTTAGACCCAGAAGAACATAAATTTAGTTTAATTGCAACCAAACCGAGAGATTTAATTGAACAACCAAACGCACATTTTACCCATTGTGAAATTCACCCATCCACTATGTTTGGACTGGTTGCATCTTGCATTCCATTTCCAGACCATAATCAATCTCCGCGTAATACATATCAATGTGCGCAAGCAAAGCAAGCCATGGGAGTTTATGCAACAAATTATAATGAAAGATTGGATAAAACAGCCTATGTATTAACATATGCGAGTCGTCCATTGGTTGATACGAGAATTATGAATTTGCTTAAATTGAATGAAAACCCGGCGGGATGCAATATAAATGTAGCAATAATGACACATACCGGATATAATCAGGAAGATTCATTGCTTCTCAATAAAGGTTCTATTGATCGCGGATTATTGCAAATTACATATTTGCATACGGAAAAAGATGAAGACAAACAAAAAATAAATGGAGATGAAGAGACTCGTTGTCGTCCAGATCCAGTAAAAACAAAAGGAATGAAATTTGGCAATTACAATAAGGTCAATGCAAAGGGTCTCGTTCCAGAAAATACATTTATAGAAAATAGAGACATTGTAATTGCCAAAGTAACGCCAATACGTGAAAATAAGAATGATCACACCAAAGTAATCAAATTTAATGATGAAAGTCGTCAAGTAAAAGTGGTTGAAGAAACATTTATTGATAAAAATTATGTGGAAAGGAATGGGGATGGGTATAGTTTTGCAAAAGTGCGATTACGTGCATTAAGAAAGCCGGTTATAGGGGATAAATTCAGTTCCCGACATGGACAAAAGGGAACAGTCGGAAATATAATACCAGAAGAAGACATGCCTTATATGAGCAATGGAATGCGTCCGGATATAATTATCAATCCACATGCAATTCCATCACGTATGACGATCGGACAATTAAAAGAAACATTGCTCGGAAAAGTATTGGTGGAATTGGGGTTATTTGGAGATGGGACAAGTTTTGGGGATTTAAGTGTGGGTGAAATTTCACGAAAATTGCTGGAATTGGGTTATGAAGCTCATGGAAATGAATTGATGCATAATGGATTCACTGGCGAGCAAATTGAATGCAGTGTATTTATCGGACCAGTATTTTATCAACGATTAAAACATATGGTGAATGACAAAGCACATAGTCGTTCGATTGGACCAATGGTGAATTTGACACGTCAGCCCGCAGAGGGGAGAAGTAGAGATGGGGGGTTAAGATTTGGTGAAATGGAACGAGATTGTACTATTTCACATGGAGCATCCAGATTTACACGTGGCAGAATTTATGATGCATCCGATAAATATGCCGTGCATGTATGCAATCAGTGTGGTTTGATTGCTGCGTTTAATGATAAAATGCAAATTCATAAATGTCGAACATGTGATAACAGGGTTAATTTTAGTTATGTGGAAATACCATATGCATGTAAATTGGCATTCCAAGAACTTATTTCAATGAATGTTGTGCCACGTTTAATTACAGATTCTCATAAATGATGAGTGGTCCTTTTGGTCCATTTATAATTTAGACCATGTATCTTGATTGAACGGGGAAACTAAAATAGTCGACAATTTATCTTTCCAGTATTGAACACGCGTTTCCATTGCTTGATCTTTTTTCGTCTTTGGATATATTGGTTTATTTGCCATCAACTCTTCTTCTTCCTCTGTCATGCGTGGTTTGTATCCATAACAATTGACTCCAAATTTTAATGCAGGATTTTCCATATATCCTCCATTGACTCCTGGGCGTCCACAATCATTCTCGTGTCCTTCTATTTTTTGCAATTCATCAAATGTTTTTTGCTGAGTAGGAAATAACGCCATTTGTCCTTCTGACCAGCCATAGTTGCACCATTCTGCACCTGAATTATAGCTGTCTTCTATTTCACTATATGTGGCTAATCGAGCTCCATATGCTTGACAAAGTGCTTTGGCATCTGGATATACATAGTCATTTCCAGGTACATTAAATACTTGTTTTTTCATGAATATTTGAGAATTTTTGGCGGCTTGGACGCGACTATTATCAACGACAATGTCTACCTCAGGTCTCTCCGTAAATATGTCCTTTAATTTAGCTACAATATCCACTCCGAAAAAATATTGCAATCCATTGATAACAACTAACACTGCAAAAAAAGCGACAAATAACACAGCAAATGGTTGTTCTGATGATTCTGATAACGAAATTGGTTCTGTGGAAATAGATGTTCCTAAATGGGCTGCAAGTGCAAAATAAATGACTATTATAATTGCAAATAAAATAATAATTTTAGGATTTGTTAGTATTGTATTTAATATATCAAATGAATTATTTGCAATGGAACCAAGACCTGTATTAATTGTAGTTGTAGTACTCATATTTTACCTAAATATTATTTTTGCCAATCTTTCGATAAAACAAACAATATGCTTTGGGAGTTACAATAGAACTCAAATCATTTATTGGTTCTACAATTGTGTCATTACAATGGAACCAATTTTGGGTTTCATTTTTAACAAAACAAGTATAATGTCCTCCCAAAGTGGAACCAGAATGATTGCAAACGCCAAATAATTGATACGATTGGGTTGATATTGTCCATTCATCTACTGGAAAATCCACGAATATTTGATTTTTTTTATGTTGTCCTTTATAACTGGGTAAAAATCGTTTCAATACAATGACAAACACTTTCGGAAAATTCCATATTTGGATGCGTTTGATTGCAGACATTTTTTTATTAACAGATTCGTCGTAAATTCCGTTTTCTCCATCCAGCATTTCTTTCTCCAAATATAAATTCAAACAATCGTTCAATGTGGGATTCTCTCGCAAAGGTATTGGCAAATGAAGGATAAAAAAAGATTCAGGAATGATTCGAATATTTGACTCCATTTGCAATTCAGATATTTGCATTCCATAAAAAATGTCAATGATTTCTGAATATTGATTTTCGTATAATTGTTTCATTGTTTCGAAACATTGTCGTGAAATGGAATCCGCTTTGCTCCTCACATTTCCCTCAATTTGCATATTTACTTTTCTGGACAATGCCTCATGAAAGCAATCGACAACAAACAGGATAAATTCCGACACGTCATTTTGATTGAATCCTTGAAATTGTCCATTTTTTTTGTGCAAAGAGACTTGATGCAGTGCTTGTAAAAAAGATGTTGGATTGATTGGATGATTGGAAGAATTCATTTGTCGGCGCAATTTATCCCACTCAACTAACAAATGAGAATCGTATGTATTGAGTAATTTGCGCATTTTTGATTCATCATTAAATACAATATTGAGTTCATATATTTGTGCGAAAATTTGAAGAACTGAATTCATATAACATGTGTTTCCAATATTCATGATTCCAATCATATTCTATTTATGTATGAAACAACATATTAAAATATTATTCCAACTATAATATTAAATGGATGAACTTGCCGCCCTTGTGCAATATTACGAAACCTTAGCAAAAACCTACGAATCGCAAGCAAGACACGTGGAAGAAAGCCGGCGTGCACTGCAGCAAACCATTCGAGTCATGGATTCCACCTATTTGCGTATTATGCGAATTGGACAACTCACAGAGCTTCAGGGAAATTTACGTGCACGCCAATTAATACAGAGCATTACAGAAGCTTCAGTGCCAGCTCCTCCAGTGACGCCTACATTGAGAACGACAAGTGCAATGACTACAAGTGCAATGACTACAAGTGCAATGACTACAAGTGCAATTCCATCAACGCCATCTCAAAATGAAATGACTCCCATTGTATCTAATTTATTTAATTCTTTATTTTCAAGCTTATTCAACACAAATGGCAATGCGAATGGCAATGACAATATCAATAATGACAATACCAACGAACAAATTATATCCAATGAATCCCGTATCATTCGATATGGGGATATTGAAAATCCAATTTCGGAGCAATGTCCCATATCATTGGAGCCTTTCAGTGAAAATGAATTAGTAACCCAATTGAACCATTGTGGGCATATATTTCGGAAAGAATTGTTTGACGCGTGGTTCCAAAATCACACACAATGTCCCGTTTGCAGATATAATGTTGTTGATAATTCTAGTAACAATGTCACTGAAAATATTAGAAATTCATTGGCAGATTTATTTGTACAACATGCAAATATGTTTATTGAACGCAGCCCACAAACAAATGTTGCAAATACTATTCGAATATCCATTGATGACAATAATATTGCAAATCAATTAATACAGCAATTGATGTCAAATGGAAGCCAAACATATGATTATGACCCAGAATCCGGTCAATTATATTTTGAAACTGAAGTTAATTTCAATATCAATGGACTATAAATCTATCTTCCCAATTCTAATTTTTTGTTTCCATTGAGCCTTATTTTCAAACCAATATAAGCGAAATTTGTACGTATTTGATTTGTGCAATTGATTTTCCGTGTCTTTGCATTTCCAAACCATGATTCGTTTCAAATCCGGTAAATAAATGCTATATTTCCCATTGGCTGCATCCGCCTCAACACAAATGCCATCATATATTTTGTTAAGCACATCTGAATTATTTGCACACAAATTTAATAAATCACATTCATGTTGTATTTTTTGGATTGATTTCATTTGTGTATTGATAAATGAAATCCGTTCACACCACTTATTCGCAAAATCCAAATTCGTTTGGATGCCCATTGTTTCCAACAAATAAATCATATTCACAACATCCACTAATCGTCGTATGGGAGATGTCAAATGAATATAAGAATCTAATTGCATTGATTCATGCTTCAATTGGTCTTGAAATTGGCAATATTCCGCTTTGAACACCATTTCATCCAAATATGGGATATGTACGGAAGATGCAGCGGACACACGAAATATTCCCCGTTGCCTCTCTTGGAGCATGATGGAGCCCATATAATTCATATATTTCATCCAATGGGCGACTATTTCATGACTATCTGCGTTCAATGGCGTAATTTTTTTTAGGGATATATAGTTGGGTTCAACTAACAAATCCGCGGATTCATATACATAATTATGAGATACACGGATGATGGCATTTTTCCATTCTATTTGCTGTATTTGATTGGATTCTTTGTGAATGTAAATGTCCAACGTAAAGGCAATTCTTCGACAATTCTTCTTCAATGAACAGAGATTATTGGATAATATGGCGGGAAGCATTGAATGTGTGTGATTTGGCAAGTAAATCGTGGATACGCGATCCGTTATAAAATCCCATAATCGGAAATAATCCAGCCACAACGGGACATTGGATATGTATATGCTGAGTAATAATGAAGATTCGTTTAATTCGCGAATACTAAATGCATCATCAAAATCTTGGCATCCCTCTGGGTCAATCGTAAATGCATGCCACATGGTTCGGTCTTCCATTGGTCCATATTGTCTTGCAATATCATTTAATGCACTTTCACTAATATTTTCACTCACACATTTTCGTGCCATTTTTTGCATACTGAAGTGCAATTGTTTGCAATGCATGCGATATTCATAATAATTGGATAGTTCATTTGCTGGACCAATTGTTTGCTCTAATACTGCATTTCCATTATCCATTGTGCGAATGAGAACATATTGATTTACAAATAATTTGGAAAACCCAATATGTTTCATTTCATACGGAATAAGATAAGAGGGCAAATTAATATCATCGGGAACATATCGGTATAACAATCTGCCTTCTTTTTTTTTATTTGATTTGAGACCTTTGCTTTCACGCCCATATGTTTTATTTCCTTCTAATATTAACACGCCCGGAATTATACTCATCTTTATCTATATGATGAGTGAAATTGTTTTTATATTATAACACAAACTTGATAATGCTTTGTTGAAACGGCAAATAAAATAACACATTCATCGATAAAAAATTGAAAATAATGCACTAAAGCAAATATAAATTATTATTGACTCTTCATTTGGAATCATTGACTAACATGAATTATTCAGATTGGATTGTTTCTTATCGAATTCCCGTGAAAATGAATGAATGTTTTGATAAAAATCAATACAAATTGAATTGGGAAAACCTTTCCGGAAATCCCAACGCCATTCACTTATTAGAACAAAATCCAAATAAAATCAATTGGGATTATCTTTCTCTAAATCCCAATGCCATTCACTTATTGGAACAAAACCCAGATAAAATTGATTGGGGTTGTCTTTCAAAAAATACAAATGCCATTCACCTGTTAGAAAAGAATTTAGATAAAATTCATTGGAAATGCCTTTCACAAAATCCCAATGCGATTCACCTGTTAGAACAAAAACCGCATAAAATCGATTGGGATTATCTTTCTCTAAATCCCAATGCCATTCACTTATTGGAACAAAACCCAGATAAAATTGATTGGGGTTGTCTTTCCCAAAATCCCAATGCAATTCCCTTATTAGAACAAAATCCGGATAAAATTTATTGGATATGTCTTTCATTCAATCCCAATGCAATTCCCTTATTAGAACAAAATCCAAATAAAATCTATTGGCATTATCTTTCTTATAATCCCAATGCAATTCACCTGTTGGAACAAAATCCAAATAAAATTAATTGGCATTATCTTTCTTATAATCCCAATGCAATTCACCTGTTAGAACAAAATCCAGATAAAATTTATTGGAATCAGCTTTCGGTAAATCCCGATGCCATTCACTTATTGGAACAAAATCCGGATAAAATATATTGGGATTATCTCTCATTGAATCCCAATTTATTAGAATTATTCACAACCATTGACTATCAAATGCTAAAAGAGCGAAACATGGTCTTTGCGGAAGAATTGGTAAAAATCGTGTTCCACCCATGTCGCATTGTGAAACAATCGGCTGCATTTGGATTGACTGAAATGGAATATTTGGAATTGCTGTGAATTGTTGCAAACAAACGTACTATTGTTTTTTATGCATCAACAAAGCTGAAGAAAATATGGTTTTTCAAAGTTTATTATTTTGCAGAACATTCAATGCAAAAAATAAAAAATGTAAAAATAAAGCTCTACCCAGGGCCAGGGGCTGGCTTTGTAGAGGTAAGAAAATAATTAGGATATTCACATTTGCGATTCAATTTTAACAATGAGAAAACTTCATCAAATCGCAATCAAAATCTGTCAACTCACTTATTCTTCTTTCAATATTTGTGAAATCTGTGTAATAATTTTTGAATACATGATATGGCGGGATATTATGTATTGAGTCAAATTCTTCACAAAACGATTCTTTAAAATTATAATATTCGGTCTCCCAATTTATATTCAGAGGCAATTGTGTTTTTGAAAAGTAAAATTGCAAATAATTTTTTATGGAAAGTTTTGCCTCACAAACTTCATAAAACATTGGCGGAACAGGTATTCCGCTGCGTTCCATTTTAATGATAATATTTGCGCGTGTTCTTTCATCACCCTCTCTTAACATCATTTCAGCAAACTCTCTTGAATTCATGCCGGAAACAAAATTTTTATATTCGTCTCGAAATTTATCTAAAACAATTTTATCTATTTTGTCAATAAATTCTCCAGTAAATTCTCTAGAATTTACTTTTATTTTCTCTGAATTATCAAAATATTTGTAATATACAATTCCATTTTCTACCCATATTTTCCCACGTCTTATATTTTGATTCATTGTTTTATTTATATGATATTTGAGCGTATGAAAATTATTTCAATTTTTAATTGAAATAATGATGTGAACAAATTGAATGTAAAATAAAAATAAAATGTAAACAAAGTTATTATTTCTTTTTTTCCAAAACGTCTTATTGCTCTTATTTTTTCGTCATCAATCAAAAATTGGTCCGGAAATTTTAAGAATGTCATTTTACATAATTTACGAGTTAAATGATTTTCTCGATGTGATTCACAATAATCATCAACGCGTTTTTGAAATGTCGATAAAGTAATTGGCAACACAAAATGATTTCTCAAGTTTGAATCGATAGACATAAATCGAGCATACGATAATCTGTCGTGTGGTTTCCAAACAAAATGACAATAATGTGTGTCATCATATATTTGTTTGTCAATTAATTGATTGTTTTTATAAATATAAGTGTTGCCCCGGAGTAACACTTGTCATTATAGAGGTTAACGCTATTTGTTGATGGCAAAAAAGGTGAACAACAACCTTTGAAATATCTCGGCGAACTAAATTCGGATCACTTAAAACCGCCGCAATTGAATAATAACAATAATGAATTAAAATGATCAAAAAATATATTTACAATAAATGTTGACAAAAACAAACGTAATGAAAAATGAATTAAATTCATATTAAAATTGCAAGGAGGGCTGTCGTGGATTTACTACCTATAATTGGGTAGATCCGCCTCTCGTCTTTTTATATACGCCTCCATTTCCCCCTCTTTTATTTTATTGGATTCATAGGTTTCTGGTGGAATATTCGACACCCCCACAGATTCATCCAAACTAACATAATTATGCATTTGTCTTGCCCCTCCATTTCCAATTGTAGCCAAATCGGAATCCAAAAAGCTGAATTGATCGGACACAATATTTCCCCCAAATCCACTAAATGCACCAAACTGATCTTGTGATTGGCTTTGCATTTGCTGTGGAACCATATTGTTTTGTGTGGCATGTGCCACTTGGCGGCTTATTTGAGGATTTAAATGCTTATATATTTCATCCCCATATATGATTTTACAATTGTCATTTAACAATAACAATGCTGGAACTTGTGTGATATTTGCGGGCATTGGGATTTCTTGTCCAGTGGGTAAGATAATGTATGTTTTATTATCTGATTTTTTCATGCGTTTATCAATACATATAAAATGCATTGAACCTTCAGTTTGATTTTTCGAAATGGTGCTCAATAATTTTTTCGATGGCTCACAAAAATTGCTATAATATAATATATAACTCATTAATTATATTATGGCGATTATTTTTCTTTTTGTTTTGAACGCCGTTAAAACTCAATCTCTTTCAGTTGATTTGTTACTTCTTCTGAGAGCGATTCAGGAAATTTGACATGAAATAAAATAATTAAATTTCCAGTTTGCGTCACTCCTTCACGGCTTAGTCCCATATTGGGAATTATTTTTTCATAATTGTCACATAATATGTTTCCGGATTTATTATTGATAGTATATATTTTTCCGGTCAAATACTTTAATTCAAATGAAAACCCACAAAGAGCTTCTTTTAATGTAATTGTTTTTTCATATATCAAATCAAGTCCGTGACGTTTAAATTCACTTTGATTGTCAATATGTATAAATATTTTCACATCTCCTTTACAATTTTCACTTGAAATATTTCCCTTTTCTTTTAATAAAATCATTTCTCCATTGTCAACTCCTTTTGGAATGCGAATATAAATCGTTTCATTTTCAGTTATTTTATTATTTCCTTCCATTATCCATCTTTCAATATCAATTGGCATTGTTAGTTCAGAAACAATTCTTTCCATTGGAATGGATATATGCTTAACGATAGGGGACGGAATGCCATATCCGTGATACATTGCACCAGACATTGCACCAGACATTGGAAAAACTCTCATTTTGATAGGTCCCATTTCTGCTGCAGTGCCACCCATATTAAAATCTTGAAAAACACCTGAAAATAATTGAGAGAATAAATTGTCTAACATTGGTTCTTTTTTTTGCATAAAATCATATTCATTTCGCTTATTAAAATCCCCTAATATTTCATATGCTTCTGATATTTTTTGAAATTTTTTGGTGCACTCAACATCATTTTTATTCTTATCTGGATGGTATATCATAGACAATCGCCGATATGCCTTTTTAATTTCTTCTTGAGATGATGTTTCTGGTATTTCTAATATATTGTAATATGTTTCATTCATTACATAGACTTTATATTTCCTTCCATAAATAATAACGAATTATCATTTAATAAATAATCTATACAAAATAATTATGCAAACATTGTTTTTGAAAAAATACCAGCCTGTATTATTTGGCGATTTTGAAATATCTTCTAAAAATCAAGGATTGATTCAAATTTTAGAAACATTATTGCATTTAAACAATTTAAATATATTGTTGATTGGAAATTCTGGTGTTGGTAAAACAACCTACATTCAAGCACTTCTCCGCGAATATTACGGAAATGTTCCTTTTCAAACAAATATATTGCACATTAATTCCTTAAAAGAACAAGGCATTCAATATCACCGAACAGAAGTTAAAACTTTTTGTCAAACACCATCTGCCATTCGCGGAAAAAAGAAAATACTCATATTAGATGATCTGGATAGTATGAATGACCAAATACAACAAATATTTCGTAATTATATCGATAATTATAGTCATAATGTGCATTTTATATCATCTTGCAGCAATTGCCAAAAAGTAGTTGAGTCTATTCAATCAAGACTGACAATATTGCATATTCAACCTTTATCATTTATAAATATGCAAAATATAATGAATAAAATAATATGCAATGAATCACTTTCCATCACAGAAGACGCAAAAATATTTATTCTACACATTTGCGGACATAACGTAAAATTGCTCATCAATTATTTGGAAAAATGTAAATTATTAAATCAATCCGTCGATTACACATTGGCAGCACATATATGCACAAATATACATTTTCAAGTTTTTGAAGAATATTTAATGCATATAAAAGAACAAAATATTACAATTGCAGTGCAACAAATGATTGATATATATGACCGAGGTTATTCTGTCATGGATATTTTAGATAGTTTTTTTCTTTTTGTAAAATCAACAGATATGATAAGTGAAAATGAAAAATACATCATTATTCCAATCATATGCAAATATATTGCCATTTTTCATAATATTCATGAAGATGAAATTGAATTGACTCTCTTTACAAATAATATTAGCGAAAAATTACTCAAAAAAGAATAAATCTTCTTCAATGACATCATCTTGCAAATATGATAGATCTGTGTCTTGAACAAATGCAGGCGCTGGCATTTTAAAATCAACCTCTGTTAACTCTTTTTTAGCATTGCACAAAGAATCTATTTCATCCACATCCACCCCACAATTCTTTTTGTCCTGTAAAATATAAACAATTGCTTCTAAATATATTGGTATTATATCTAAATAATGAATATTATTTATACCATCAATTAAAATATGCAATGTGCCATCCAATGAATTTACATTCATTTGTGTTTTAAATCCAGGATTTATATTAAATTTTGTTGCCCTTTTTTTATTTGTTCCAGTAATGCCAAGCTCCACTTGCAATTTCGCAATTGTTTCACGGGCAGTTTCCTCGCTCATATCTGAAAATTGCTGCACGAGTTCCACTACAATATCGTCCATTTTATATCCTTGATCAATCTTTTCAATAATAAATGCATCCAAGCTGTCACGTTTATTATAATTTCCAACCCGTTTGTATCGAAGAATAATATTTTTTTGATAATCTTTGGATTCAATTGTAAATAAACTGGACAAACAACCGATGATTTTTTTCACATTTATTTTATTAGTTATTTTATATATCATTTGATATGTGAGTTCACGTACTTCTACTTGTGTGGATTCCACAGAATCAAACGCAGGAATGTCCAATCCACTTTGTTCAAAATATGGCTGAATTTGAGCAATGATGGGATTTATTGCAGTTCTGGTGATATGAGTGATGTCTTCTAATTGTATTGGATTAGAAAGGGGAGACAATGGATAAACCATCATAATTCCATCTTCATAAAATTCGCAAATGATATCCAAATTGTATTCCATGTATTGAATAATAGTATAAATGGCAACACATTTGGATTTACCAATAGTTCGTATTAATTTAAATATCATGGATTTTTCTAAAAAGGGAATATTTTGTCCATCCGTTGTTAGTTGGGGTGCATACAATCGGTACATTTTATCTTGTCGTTGTTCCAAATTATATTTTAAAAATGGAATAGTAGGGGAGGCATGTATTAACTTAAATATTACTTCAATGGGAATGTTCATTTTGAATTCTGGATGAATGACCACTTTAAAAAATGGAATTCCGGTTTCTCTTTTATTTAGTATACATTTATTACTTTGTTTTTTATTTTCGTGAATCAGATGAAACATTTGAATATTTTGAAATAATTGGCGGGTATCTTTTGTTAACATGTCTTTTGTGGATTTCAATAGCGAACTTTTTTTTTCTTCAAGTGCATCCATGTCATCAATATTGTCACTATACAACAACGGAAAATAAATGCGTGAAGTAAAGCGAGATTTATATGAAAGTCCTAATACATCTTCTGCCAAACAAGCATATATTTCATTATTCAAAATAGGTCCATTTTCCAATAAAAGACGATTATTGATATTTAATATTTCATATTGAAATGTTTCTGGAATGGATTGGCGGGAAATGGCAAGAAATGGATTTACGACAAAGTCAAATGCGCCGTCATGTCCAAGGGGTTTGCTGATTTGAAACAATGTTTCTCCCAATCGAAGTTCCAATATATCTTCAAATGTATATTGTGTTTTTTCCTCCATTTCAAAATTTTTATTTGTAATATTAAGCACTGCTTGGTTCAATCGGTCTAATGTGAGTGGCATACGTCCATTAAATGTAATTGTATTGTAAAGGGCGGTTGGGTTTATTTTCACCCGGTCATATGTCACAAATAAATAGATTTCATCGATGGATACATTGCCACCCATTGCATCATGAAGTTTCAATTTGATGGTTCCAATATTGTCGTCCATGTGAATCATGGATTCGCCGTTGAATTCAAATGTTTGTCGAATGGTGTTTTCTTTGGATAATACATGAATTTTGTAGATATCAGACATATAATACTGCCTTGATATTTTTTAGGGAGAATACTTTATAAAGAATGCAACCCTTGGGTCAGCAAACCAAATTATATTCGATATTGCAACAAATATAATCAAATTCTTAGTGATAATTCATTGCAAGAATGCATCAATATGCATGATTCGGTGAAATCAATTTATCCAATATTTGCAGAAAAAACAATATAAAGATATTTCTAAATAATTATATATTTGCGATTCAGCATTTTTATTCTGTATTCACATGAGTCATCATATGTGTTCTGCAACATATTTTTGTTAATCCAAGTTCATCTAATACTTCTGCCTCGGGCGTTTTTTTACTAAAATTGGGCGTCAAATAAATAACTTCATCTACATGCATATTTTGTTCCATTTTTCTTTTGGCAACTTCTTGACAATAATATCTCCATTTGTCTGCAAGCACACTTCCACAAGTAAAACATTTTATTGGTATAATCATATACTATGGGCGTATGATTATTTTATATTGTTTCCAGATATTTTCAATTTTTTTAGATCAGCGTCTTCTCCTTCGTGTCTTTTTCCTATTACGACGACGGCGTCTGCCTCCAACGGAGGTTGTGGATGGTGTGTAGGAAGAATAGGACGAAGAAGAAGAGGAAAATGGATTCAATGATTCTATAGACTTTTTTGCTTCATCCATTCCAGAAGATAAAGTATCAGTTCCGGAAGAAAAGAAATCCATCATTCCACCTCCATATTTGCTTCTGTGTCTGCGATGTCTGGTTTTTGCCATATATTACAGAAAGATTATTATTATTGTCATTCAGTTCGGGCACTTCGGTTTTATGCACTTCGGTTAATAACCATTTTATGCAACTGCAATGCCGCCAATCCACCAGCAATTTGAGCTAATATGTAAGGAGCTAAATCAGAACGTGACAAACGTCCAGCTTGCATTAATGCAATACTTACTGCTGGATTAAACGCACCTCCACTAATAGACCCGCCTAATACTACGGCAACTGCCAATGCAGCACCAATGGCTAAATAATTGCCTGTAGCAAAAATGACAAACACTAAGAACAAAGTTCCTAAAAATTCCACTAAATATTTATTCATCATTATATATTATGCATATAAAATAAAAAAGAATGGGTGTGTCTACGCCAGCATACGTTCCAACATTTCATTCCCGTGCCAAAATAAATAACATCCCGTTTCCGCCGACTTGTTCTTCATCTGTTCTGTTACTCTCGGCGGATATATTTGAAGTTCTGCATCTGCCTTGATTTTTCCGTTGAATAATTCCAATTGATGATGGATTGCGATGATATTCCCATTTATTTCTTCTTCCACTTCTTCTGCTTCTACTGCTTCCACATCTTCGCTCACAAGTTCTCTATAAACAAGCGCGTCAAACACCTTTGAAACCAAATCCGTGAATCGGTCCACATTCGTTTGACCCAAATTGGGACGCACAGATTTGCTGAAGTGCTTTTTGTATTTGCCAGCCCAAATGGAAACCACCTTTTGAACTGACAAACGCTTTATGTCAGTTGTTTGTTGCACGTACAAATCAGGCACGGAAACAGATTTGTTGATGAGTTGAAACAAAGAAATATTTTCCCCTTCATCCAAATTAAAATGAATATTCAATAAAATTTGTTGCTCATAAAACCAATGAGCATCTCTGTTGCTCCCATATTCGGACTCTTCTTCTTCAATCAAATTCGCCGGTTTCCTATTATTTTTATAAATAAGTTTCAATGCCTCAAATCGATGAATGCCATCCATGATACACATTTTCTTATCCTTTGTGGAATAACTAACAACCAACAAAGAAGTCATTTTCTGTTTTTTTGTATACAGGCAATTGGCAATATCTCTAACTCGCTTTTTATTGGGGGGACGATTTTTTCCCCAGTTTTTGAATAAAGGTGAATCCAATAAATCCTTTACATTCACAGATACGTGATATAATATGTTACTGAATTGCACTAATTGTTGGCATTTCAACTGAGCCATAATTTGATTTATTTGGTGAGTATTTAAAATTTCCATGTTGTCCATTATGATTCATGTGGAAATGAATGAAGCCGATGTTTCAATTTTTTGTTCTCACTATATTTTCTATTGAAATACTATGGAAGCCAAAAGTATTATTTTATTTTTAGTCATATTTTTGTTAGTTCTCATTGTTCTTAATTATATAATGAAGGATGTAAATACATTGTCTTCTTTAACCTCTGCAAAAACAGCGCAAACCATTGAACCTGCAGATTTGGCGGGCGATTCAGGAAACACTGGCAATTTTACTTATTCCATTTGGTTCTTTATAGATGATTGGAATTATCGCTATGGAGAAGCAAAAGTTCTTTTTGGACGCATGTCCACCACACAAAATAAATCGCCATGTCCATCCGTGATTATCAATCCTCTCCAAAATAACATTGAAGTGTCTCTTTCCGTGTATCCCAGTGCAGAAGATTTGTCAGATGAAGCAGAAGAAATTGTGAGCGAAGTGGCATCCGTGGTTCACACGTGTCAGCTTGCAAATGTGCCCTTGCAAAAATGGTGTAATTTACTTGTGAGTGTCTATGGAAGAACAATGGACTTGTATTTGGACGGAAAAATGGTCAGAACATGTGTAATGCCTGGAACTGCCAAGATTGATGCGAATGCTCCCGTGTATATAACACCGAATGGTGGGTTTTCCGGATGGACAGCTCGGTTTCAATATTGGGCGGAATCATCCAATCCACAAAAGGCATGGGACGTGTATAAAGCGGGATATGGGGGAAGTTTATTGAGTTCCATCTTTGGAAAGTATACAGTCAAGTTGTCTTTGATGGAGGGAGATACGGAAAGCTCCAGTGTAGAATTGTAATTCGGCAAATACATAATATTCTTGAATTGTCTTTATATTGTTTTTACTTGAATAATATGGAGATAAAATTGAAATTGGCTCATCAAAAGAAACAAACAAGATAAAAACATGAATTATTCCGATTGGATTGCATCTGCATCTAACAGAATTCCGGTGAAAACAAATAAATTATTTGAACAAAATCCAAATCAAATTAATTGGCATTATCTTTCACGAAATCCCAATGCCATTCCCTTATTGGAACAAAACCAAAATAAAATAAATTGGGATTGGCTTTCATTGAATCCCAATGCAATTCATTTATTGGAACAAAATCCAGATAAAATTAATTGGAAGTGGCTTTCAGACAATCCCAATGCCATTCCCTTATTGGAACTGAACCCAGATAAAATAGATTGGGATTGGCTTTCAACAAATCCCAACGCCATTCCCTTATTGGAACAAAATCCAGATAAAATAAATTGGAATTTTCTTTCACGAAATCCGAATGCCATTCCCTTATTGGAACAAAATCCAGATAAAATTGATTGGTTTTGGTTTTCAGAAAATCCCAACGCCATTCACCTGTTAGAACAAAATCCAGATAAAATTAATTGGATAAATCTTTCATTGAATCCCAATGCAATTCATTTATTGGAACAAAATCCAGATAAAATTTATTGGAATCATCTTTCATTGAATCCCAATGCGATTCATTTATTAGAACTGAATCAAAATAAAATTGATTGGACATGGCTTTCCATAAATCCCAATGCCATTCATTTATTAGAACAAAATGCAAACAAAATAGATTGGGGGTGGCTTTCCGAAAATCCCAATTTATTACAACTTTTGACCACTATTGACTATGCAATTCTAAAAGAGAAAAATAAGGTCTTTGCAGAAGAATTAGCGATGGTCGTTTTTCACCCTTGTCGCATTATAAAACAATCGGCTGCATTTGGAATGTCTGAAATGGAGTATTTGGAATTGCTATGATTATTTGCATTGTTTTTTCTTTGAAGATTGAGGGTAAAATTGAAATTGGCTCATCAAAAGAAATAAACAATATAAAACATGAATTATTCAGATTGGATTGTATCTCATAGAATTCCAGTGAAAACAAATAAATTGTTTGAACAAAATCTAGATAAATTGAATTGGGAATACCTTTCATTCAATCCCAATGCCATTTCCTTATTGGAACAAAACCAAGATAAAATCGATTGGACTTGGCTTTCAATTAATCCCAATGCAATTCACCTGTTAGAACAAAACCCAGATAAAATTGATTGGATTGAGCTTTCATTGAATCCCAACGCTATTCCCTTATTAGAACAGAATCCAGATAAAATAGATTGGTGTGGTCTTTCACGAAATCCCAATGCCATTCACCTATTACAACAAAACCCAGATAAAATTCGTTGGTTTTGGCTTTCATGCAATCCGAATTTCTTAGAACTCTGCACCACCATTGACTATGCTATTCTAAAAGAGAAAAACATGGACTTAGCGGAAGAATTAGCAATGGTCGTTTTTCATCCGTGTCGCATTGTGAAACAATCGGCTGCATTTGGATTGACGGAAATGGAATATTTGGAAATGTTGTAAAATATTGTAAACAAACGTTCATTGTTTTTTTCAATCAATTGCAATTGTAATATATTTGATTAAGAAAAATTGAATTAAAATGAAGCGAATGATATTGAAACAAAATAATATGAATTATTCAGATTGGATTGTTGCTCATAAAATTCCCGTGAAAACAAATAAATTGTTTGAACAAAATAAACATAAACATAAATTCTATTGGGATTGTCTTTCAAAAAATCCCAATGCCATTCCTTTATTGGAACAAAATCAAGATAAAATGCGTTGGGGTTGTCTCTCAGGGAATCCCAATGCAATTCACCTGTTGGAACAAAATTTAGATAAAATAGATTGGGATTGGCTTTCAGCAAATCCCAATGCCATTCATTTACTGGAACAGAATCCAGATAAAATTAATTGGGTTTGGCTTTCAGCAAATCCCAATGCCATTTCCTTATTAGAACAAAACCCAGATAAAATCAATTGGATTTGGCTTTCTGGAAATCCCAATGCCATTCACCTATTGGAACAAAATCCAGATAAAATATATTGGGATTGGCTTTCTGAAAATCCCAATGCCATTCACTTATTAAAACAAAATCCAGATAAAATCAATTGGGATTGGCTTTCAAAGAATCCCAACGCCATTCCCTTATTAGAACAAAACCCAGATAAAATTGATTGGATAAATCTTTCAGGAAATCCCAATGCCATTCCATTGTTGGAACAAAATCCAGATAAAATTAATTGGCAGTTTCTTTCCAAAAATCCCAATGCCATTCATTTATTGAAACAAAATCCAAATAAAATTCATTCGGTGTGTCTTCCACAAAATATCAACATATTAGAACTTTTTACCACCATTGATTATTCATTGTTGAAAGAGAAAAACAAAGTCTTTGCGGAAGAATTGGCAAAGGTCGTATTCCACCCTTGTCGGATTGTGAACCAATCGGCTGCATTTGGATTGTCTGAAATAGAATATTTGGAATTGCTGTGAATTGTTGCAAATGTACATTTTATATTCCAAAATTGAATTTGCATTGTTTTTTCTTGAAGATCAGGATAAAATTGAAAATGATTGCGACATAATGACAAAATTTGAGGAAATTGCGGAACAAAATGGATTCAATTTGTGTGAATTGGTCCAAAATGCGAATGAAATATTGCAAATGGAAACAAGACAAAATAAAATATTGTTAGGATATTCAAGTCATGTAACTAAAAAAATAAAAATAAAACATATTGTAAAAGCATTCACCAATATGTATCCAGACAAATTACATTTGCTCGATATTTGGAACAATAATCCACATTTGCATAACGTAAGTGTAAGTGAAAGTGTGAACAAAACAATGTATAATATTGATGACATTCAGCAATATGTGAGACATCTTCAACATGATTCAAATGGGTGTGAAATTATGGCGTGCATATTTTTGCATACAATTATTCACCAATCATTTCCCGCTATTCTCGCAAATCCAATTCCAATGACATTGACGCAAAAAAAACAGAAAAATGAATTGGCGAAATTAATTTGATTCATTTTATATTTAATATTTAATTTCCCCCATTGCAAAAAGTTGGCGCAACAATTATTCATTGGTGCTCTGATTTTTTGTTTGCAAAAATAAAATTGAAATTTTTTTATCACATTTACCAAATGCATTAAAATCATATTTAAGAAAGTAAAATGGAATGCGAATTTGAACAAGTTGTGGAAGAGGAACAAGATCAGGAACAGGAACATGAGGAAGAACTATGCGTTGCCTATCTCGCCATTGATTATGTGCTGAAGCATCCACCGCTTTGGAAGGACAATTATAGAAAAATAAAAAATGTTCGAAGCTGGAATTATGAAAATCATTGGAATCAATTGTTATGGAATTCATTCATTGTTTGTGAAGAAAATTCAGATATCATTGACGTGATTATCATAGGATTAAAATATATACGCAATCAAGTCAATGACGACAATTTGTTTTACAAAGTTTGCAATGATTTGCATGTGAAGCATTTGGAGGAGGATGAAGAAGAAGAAGAAGAAGTGGAAGTGGAAGACGAAGAATATATCTAATTCTTCCCATCATCATGATATAAAAAATAACGCAAGCAAGGAATGTGTTATTTTTTATTGCTGCAAGTTTCTCATATTAATTTATATTTCCATAATAATGAGTTCCACTTCTGTCCATTCCATTCAAGATTTTGTTCCTCCCCAAACGTTCAAACCCTCCAGTTATTCTTTTAAAGATACTGCCAGTTCCAATTGGATCATCATCATTTTATTGCTTGCCTTGTTTGGCTTCAATATTTTCTATTATTTAGCAAAGGGAACGGAGGAAACTGCCGGCATTATAGAAGCCATTTTTGGTCCCATTTTGCGTTTTTTCGGATATAGTGCATTAAATACCACCAAACAAACGATTGAAACAACCGCCACTGGAACAAAAGCGGGCGTGGATGTTGTCGCTGGGGCAAGCACTGGGGTGATAGATACAGCATTGGAAACGCAAACGGAAACGCAAGTAGCAGGGCAAACGCAAGTGGCACAAACGCAAGTAGCTCAAACGCAAGTGCAACCTTACATGAAAGCCAAAGTGGCTGCCAATAAAATGCAAACTGGCGAAAATATTGACCAATGGCAAAAAGATTCGCTCTCCAAAGCACTCAATGATGCCAAGCAAAGCTATGATACACCTCTTCCGGACGATTCCAGAAGCTCCATTCAAACCACAGGCAAATCTGGATGGTGTTATATTGGACAAGATCAAGGAATACGCACCTGCAGTGAAATTGGAGTCAATGATACATGCATGAGTGGTGATGTGTTTCCCACACAGGCCGTTTGCATGAATCCAAATTTGAGGGCTTAGTTAGACGCTATATTAAAAATTCAAACTCAACATGATCATACAAAATATTGTACTTAAATTTACCAATGCCCCGAAAATACTTCGGAATCATTGGCGGTTCGCATCCATGGCATTTCTCATATTCCTTCAAATATAATTTATAAGACATCCCACAATAACGTCCATTGTCGATGGTTTTCAAAAATTCTTGAACCAAATCCTTATTTAATTCTCGTACAACAAATTTGTCATATTTTTTAATTATTACACGCTGAATGCCATTCGAGACCAGCCCATTGTATCCATCCAAATCAAACATTTTCCAAAACTCAGATTCTGGTGGAGGCATTGGAACCAACGCATGTTCACTCCTATTGTTGATTATACTTATCAAAGTGACCATTTTAAATATTTATTTGGAAATTGCATTTCAAAATAAAATATTTTCAATTTTTATTTTATTCACATTAATGTCTATAACGCCGGAATAAAATGTTAATAATTATTTATGTTATTTTTGCTGCATTTATGGTGCAATAATGATTAACCAATGAATCTTAGTGTTGCCCCGGAGTAACACTTTGTTAACAAATTAAAGAATTGTTCATATAATAATATATAATTACTATATGAATATACATTTATTGGCATCATTTATACATTTTTCGTTGGCATATATTATATTTACAACTGCATTAATCACAACTAACATTCATATACTTGTGATTATATTAATTATATTATCAGCAATAAAATTTAGCTATTATTATTTTGGACGTTGCATTCTTACATTGATGGAAGATAATAATTATTATGCTTCAATGGCAACATTATTCTCGAATTCTCTTACGAAAGGTGTAAACGATAAAATTGGAGAAGAAATAATAATTAACATTGGACTGCTCATGACTTTAAATAAACTTCTATTTTTATTTTTTATTGAATATTATAAATATTTTGCCAAATTATTACACCTTTTAACATTTCAAACGCCTAATATTTTTTAATTAAAATAACTTAATGTCTCTAACGCCGGAATAAAATGTCAATAATTATTTATGTTATTTTTGCTGCATTTGTGGTGCAAAAATAATTAACCAATAAATCTTAGTGTTGCTCCGGAGTAACACTTGGCGTTATAGAGGTTAAAGACAACCCAATATTGTATGTTAAGTAATAATGATAATAAATGGGGTTACTTCCAATCTTTTTAAGATTGTTTAGCAGTGTTTCGTGAGACCCAAAGTCAAACAAAGCGTGACACAATTGCTACTCATTTCGTCCTTCACCAGTTTCACTGGGTTAAGTTGGACCATCGTAAGGTGAAACTCCTTACTATTGATTTTACATTTTTAACTGTTAAGTAAAGTGCCGAATAATAGAATCCCAAAAATAAGTGATTATGTGGCTTATTGAAAATCGGCGTTTGAAATGTTAAAAGGTGTAAAAATGAATTTTATAATATAAATAATATATAAAATGAATATATTTTATAAAGAAAAATTGCCGATTTTGTTTTATAACCAACTAATACCAAATTCTATTGTATTGATACTTGCCATTTATTTAACTATGAATAAATATTCTCCATTACATGCGGCATTATCTATTGGCATATTATTTTTTTATTCATATTTTATTCACATGTTATTCCATTTACTTCCAAGTGTTATAAATGTGCATATGATATTTCATCATATAAAAACGGATAATGTGGTAAAAAAATATATAAATCTATTCATTGAAACATTTGTTAATATTGGATTTTTTATTATATTTTATTTGTTACAAAAATTGCTCCATTTTGAGTATGTTCCGACAATTTTAATTCTATTTTATGGATTATTATATACATCTGTTCACATAATTAACTATTCTATATTTCATACATCTGAAAAACATGTGACACATCATATTACAAGTGATAAACCATCGTCAGCTAAAAATTATGGTCCAGATTTCATAGACCATGTTTTCGGAACAAACAGCGACGAAGAATTTAAAAATTACAATCATATTTTGCCCAATATTCTAATTTCATTTATAATTACATACCATATTTATGAGTATTCAAATAAATTGTAATTTATAGAAACACGATTTATATCACAATAAACCCATTTTTATGTTTTCCGTTCTTCTCTTTTTTGCCCTGATACGCCATCAAGCTAGCAATCATAACAAACAGCAGCACAAATGGCAATAATACCAAGAACCATGCAATTCCGGTGTGCCCATCATTGCACATCAGGTTCAAAATCCAAGTCCAAAATAAAATATAACCAAGCTTCATTGCAAATATTGCAATACAACTTGGAACGCGGCATGAATACATGCCCAAATGATATCTGTCTCTGTTTCCAATATTTTGAATGCCTGCAGCAACCATACCAATCATGGAAATTAAAAAATAGACGTAAGACGGCGTGCAAAGTTGGCTCAATTTATTTGGAAATGCCATTGATATAATTAAATAAGAAAATAATTTATTTCCATGTTGTAGTCAATTGATCTTTATATGCCAATGGATTGGCTGGAGCTGGATATCCTCGAATCGCATTGGATGCAGATTGAATATTGTATTTTATTTCATCCAATAATCCAGCACCTTGCTGCAAAAAACCATTATTTTCACCCATTTGCAACGCGGGATCCTTCCATGGCTCATAATTGCCATTTCCTCCACGGCTTTTTTTCATGCATTTTGAGCAGTGTCCACGACAACGACATTTTTTATACACTCTTCGTCGTTTACTAGTCCTATTTCTGTTTTGCCTGCGTTTCGTTCTCATTATATAAATTGAGATATTTTATATATTTCCCATTTGGTGCTTTAGAAAATTTTTCAATTCATTTTTCATATTTACATTTGCAGTTGCAGTAATGGCACTTTCATCGTCATCTGTCGGAAGCAAATCTATTCTAGTTGTGCCCAGTGTTTCTGTTTTATTTGCAATATTATAAATTTCCTGATATTTTTGTTGAGGAGTATAGACCATATCCATCATTTTTGGAACAGTTAATGTTGATTTTAAATACAAAAACAAATGGTGAACTAAAAATATAAATATAAAAGACAATATCGATACTTTTAATACCAATCCAAGCATTTAATAATACAGAATAAAACAATCAACCAATTAGAACACACTTATTTTGTTTTCCTATAATATAATATGTCTGGAACAAATTTTACTACTGGAAAGTTAGGCAGTTTGTCTCAATTTGTCATTGGCATGGGCATTCCCTTAAAATCATCCCCTGGAGAAGGATTTCGAGGGAGAATGCCAGCTCCCATCATTGGACACAATAATAATAACGAATTTGCACAAACACGTTTTATTCTTCGCGATTCATGGAATACAACCAGCCATTCAGGCAGTTCCAACAGAAAACGCATTGTCACTCCATTTCGTGCTGTATTTAATGCCGGCGATTTATTGTGCCGCGACAATTATTCATGCGGAGGCACTTGTCAGTCCTATCAAAGTCGACCCGGGTTAAAGGGATTATCCGCCCGTTTTGGAAGCAATACAAACAAATGCATGCCTTCTGTTGTTTGGAGCGAGTCTCAGCTTGACCCATCTGTACCTGCATCCGCGTGTAATGGGAAATTTGTATATGATGCATCTGATTATATTCGATTCAAAAAAAATCAAGCGTTGAATAAAAATTACAACGATCGTTCCTTTGGGGGAAATGAGTCGTTTGCTACTCAGTCGGTTGTGAGACGTGTAAGGAGCTAAGCTAATACAATTTTTTATCTTATTTTTATGTATGATTGACTTAATCGACGCATTTCATTATTTGATTGGATGTTTGTTAGTTTTCATTTGTCTTTGGGCAATTATTCAAATCCATCATTATTTCACATATGATCCATTAGATGCATATCATACAACCATTGTCACCTCTTGAACCAAATGAGAATGTGGGTTGTCATTTTGATCCGCAAATGCTGGCGCATATGCATGCCATACTAACAATGCCAATATAATGGCTGACATAACTAACACTTTCACCACAAATTCGTTCATATATTTGGAATGGAATATAAAATGAATTCATCCAATATTACCAAACCTAAAATATTAAAAATATTGTTTGAAAATTGAAATATAATTATCACAAAAGAAATCAAAGAAAAAAACAAAGTATTTGCAGAAGAGTTGGCAATGCTCGTTTTCCACCCGCGTCGCATTGTAAAACAATCGGCTTCATATGGATTGTCGGAAATGGAGTATTTGGAATTGCTGTGAATATTGTGAAATATTTCAAATAAACGTACATCTATATTCCAAAATTGTCTTTATATTGTTTTTTATTTTATTATTAAAATTGAAATCTAATGCTTTCAGTACAAACATAATATTGTTAAATTAAATGAATTATTCCGATTGGATTGTTTTACACAAAATACCTGTAAAAACAAACGAATTATTTAAAAAACGTGAAAAATGTAAATATAATTTGAATTGGGGGTTTCTTTCGGAAAATCCCAATGCCATTCACTTATTGGAACAGAATCCGGATAAAATTGATTGGGATTGGCTTTCCAGTAATCCCAATGCCATTTCCTTATTGGAACAAAATCAAGATAAAATAAATTGGGGCTGTCTTTCGGAAAATCCCAATGCAATTCACCTGTTGGAACATAATCCAGATAAAATTAATTGGGATTGTCTTTCCAAAAATCCCAATGCCATTACCTTATTGGAACAAAATCCAGATAAAATCGATTGGGAATTTCTTTCATTGAATCCCAACGCGATTCACCTGTTAGAACAAAATCCGGATAAAATTCATTGGGTGTGTCTCTCATTGAATCCCAATGCCATTCACCTGTTGGAACAAAATCAAGATAAAATCGATTGGATGTATCTTTCAAGGAATCCCAATGCTATTCACCTATTACAACAAAATCCAGATAAAATAAATTGGTATATGCTTTCAATGAATCCCAATGCCATTCCCTTATTAGAACAAAATCTAGATAAAATAGATTGGTGGGGTCTTTCAGAAAATCCAAATGCAATTCACTTATTGGAACAAAACCCAGAAAAGATTGATTGGAAGCGGCTCTCTTTGAATCCAAATTTCTTAGAACTTTGCACCACCATTGATTATGCCGTTCTTAAAGAGCAAAACATGGTCTTTGCAGAAGAGTTGGTGCAGTTTGTTTTCCATCCGTGTCGCATTGTGAAACAATCGGCTTCATATGGATTGTCGGAAATAGAATATTTGGAATTGCTGTGAAATGTCGTGAAACATTACAAATAAACGTACACTCAATATTTTATAATTGACTTTATATTGTTTTTTATTTTAAATATTATTCATTAAAATTGAAATCTGATGCTTTCAATACAAACATAATATTATTCATAAAATGAATTATTCCGATTGGGTTGTTTCACACAAAATACCCGTGAAAACAAATGAATTATTTGAACAAAATCAAGACAAATTGAATTGGCATGGTCTTTCCGAAAATCCCAATGCGATACTTTTATTGGAACAAAATCTAGATAAATTGAATTGGCATGGTCTTTCTAAAAATCCCAATGCCATTCACCTGTTGGAACAAAATCTAAATAAATTGAATTGGCATGGTCTTTCGGGGAATCCCAATGCGATTCATTTATTAGAACAAAATCCAGATAAAATAGATTGGCTGAGTCTTTCTGAAAATCCCAATGCCATTCACTTATTGGTACTGAATCCGAATAAAATAGATTGGCAGGGTCTTTCAAGCAATTCCAATGCGATACATTTATTGGAACAAAATTTAGATAAAATAATTTGGTGGCAACTTTCGGCAAATCCCAATGCCATTCATTTATTGGAACAAACCCAAGATGAAGATAAAATTGATTGGTATACTCTTTCGGAAAATCCCAATGCGATACATTTATTGGAACAAAATTTAGATAAAATAATTTGGTGGCAACTTTCGGCAAATCCCAATGCAATTCACCTATTGGAACAAAATCAGAATAACATTTTTTGGGATTATCTTTCTTCAAATTCAAACGCAATTCACTTGTTAAAACAAAATCCAGATAAAATAGATTGGGATTTTCTTTCAGAAAATCCCAATGCCATTCCCATGTTAAAACAGAATCTAGATAAAATTAATTGGTTTATGCTTTCATGCAATCCCAATTTATTGGAGCTTTTGACTTCTATTGATTATGCCGTTCTAAAAGAGCGAAACAAGATTTTTGCGAAAGAGTTGGTGCAGTTTGTTTTCCACCCGTGTCGCATTGTGAAACAATCGGCTGCATTTGGATTAACGGAAATGGAGTATTTGGAATTAATATGAAATGTGGTGAAATATTACAAATAAACGTACATTCAATATTCTTGAATTGTATTTATATTGTTTTTTATTTTATTTTAATTTATTATTATTAAAAATTGAAATCTGATGCTTTCAATACTAACATAATATTATTAAATTAAATGAATTATTCCGATTGGATTGTTTTTCACAAAATACCCGTGAAAACAAATGAATTATTTGAAAAATATAAATATAATTTGAATTGGGAGTTTCTTTCAGACAATCCCAATGCCATTCCCATATTGGAACAAAATCCAGATAAAATTGATTGGTGGTGGCTTTCATTCAATTCCAATGCGATTCCCTTATTGGAACAAAACCTGGATAAAATCTATTGGCATATGCTTTCAGAAAATCCCAATGCCATTCACTTATTGGAACAAAACCCAGATAAAATATATTGGCGTTATTTTTCGAAAAATCCCAATGCCATTCCCTTATTGGAACAAAACCCAGATAAAATAGATTGGCGGTGGCTTTCAAGGAATCCCAATGCCATTCCCTTATTGGCACAAAATCCAGAGAAAATAAATTGGGGGTTTATTTCAACAAATCCCAATGCCATTCCCTTATTGGAACAAAATCCGGATAAAATTAATTGGTTTTGTCTTTCTGGAAATCCAAATGCCATTCACTTGTTAGAACAAAATGTAGATAAAATATATTGGGATAGGCTTTCTAGAAACCCCAATGCGATTCATTTATTAGAACAAAATTCGGATAAAATTGATTGGGCTTGTCTTGCTCAAAATCCCAACGCAATCTCCTTCTTGGAACAAAATCCGGATAAAATTAATTGGTCTTGGCTTTCATCGAATCCCAATGCCATTCCCATGTTGAAACAAAATCCAGATAAAATACGTTGGTCTGGGCTTTCATCCAATCCGAATTTCTTAGAACTCTGCACTACCATTGACTACCAAGTGCTGAAAGAGCGAAATATGGTCTTTGCAGAAGAGTTGGTGCAGTTTGTTTTTCATCCGTGCCGCATTGTAAAACAATCGGCTGCATTTGGATTGTCGGAAATGGAGTATTTGGAATTAATATGAAATGTCGTGAAATGTCTTACTAAACCTCAATAAATGGAACACGCTGGTCTTTAAATTCCACATATATTTCATTGATGGTTGTTATATCCAATGGATGGTCAAAATAGGTAAGACCCGCAACGGATCCACTGACACCCCCTTCACAACCAATAGTCAGCATATCATTTTTTACATAGGGAACCACACCAATCGCTGTTTTAACTAACACACCATTATAAAATACATCCATTGTTCCGCCATTCATATTGATGAGCACATGATTCCATTTTTGAAGCATCACACCGGAATGCTTGTAAATAATCCGATTTCCATCTGCGTCCGTTTCTGTTCCAAATGCCAGCAATTTGGCTCCTTCTATTTCATTGACCATATTTTGCGTTTGTTTTATATTCTCTTTATATTGTTTCAAGTGTTCTTTGTTCAAGTCAATTGATACTGGTTCATGTGAATCAGAATTCACATTTTTTGTGGTAATAAATAATGTATTCAATTCAGAACTATACCGGATTGCCGGATTGTCTCCGTAGGATAAAAGCGGCACCATTTTACTATATGCAGAACTTGTGCTGGGGGAAAAAGAATCTAAATAAAACCACATGGACATTGCAAATTGCCGGTCAAATACTTCCGTTTCGCTCAAAGATGGAAAGGAGGTGACATTGGTCAAATGATTGGTTGGAATGGGCTCTTCCACTAAAAGTTTTCCCAAATGTCCTTTTGGCAAGAATGAAAAAAATGAACCATCTCCACTGCCATATTTGCTGAAAATGGATTGCAAAAGGGAAACATCGCCTAATTTTTTGTATTGGATATTTTTCAAATACTTATTATACAACCACGGCAAAAATAAATACCCGCTCAGTAATAAAACACTGATTAAAAAGAATCCAATTTCACTGCGATTGAATGGCGCCTTTGCAAATTCAGACGCATTTTTATTCCCAGTTGTTCCAGTTGCAAAATGCAGTCCATACGTGAAAAGACATGGCACATAGAATACAATGTTGACCAATAAATTCCAAATGGGATTGCGGCTCATCCATTGGCTCAAGTTCAAGTATTTGTAAATGAACCCCAATACAACAAATAAGAGAGCCATGTTCAATAATATGGAAATGATGGAGGAAGAAGAAGAACCCTCGGATTCAAAATTAAAAATCCCAAACATTTTCAACGCCCCCCATATTAATAAACCGATCAATGCCAGCCCAACCAATGCAAAAAGCATTTTTTTCATAAATTCTTGAACTGGGTCTGCCCCTGGACTTATACCTGGCATTCCCAGAAAATGATTGTACATCCAAATAGTCATAAAAAGAAAGACTCCAATAAAAAGCGAAAAGAACATAACCGGCCCAAAATAGGTGGTCATGAACCCCCCTGGATTCCAAAAATACAATAACATCAAAAGAAAGGCAAAGGCGGCAAAAATGAGTGTGTATTTGGTTCGCATTTGCTCCACCATGCTTGACGCAGGCTCCGCATTTTTATGTTTAATCAATTTGGCAGCACCCGCTATAAATATAAAAAAGGCAATTGCAGTGAACATGGTTGCAGTGTTGTTTTCTGGAGGATTCTCTGAAAATATGCCTCCAATATAAAGCATCATAAAAAAAGTAAATATGCCAACTCCAATGGCAATGGCATCTTTCTTTTGTGACAATAATATTCCAATTAAGGCTAACATGGGACCGGTGAACATCATTTGATATCCCAAGTATTTGTTAAATATTTCTGGCATGGAAGTAAGTAAAATAATGCACATGATAAAAAAAACAGCTAAAATAGTAACCAATGTGGCATACATATACTAACAAATGAATAAAAGATTGGAAATTTACATATTTTCAAATGCGGTCTTTTGTCCGTGACACTCACGGCACAATGCTACTAAATTACCAACATCATTTCCACCTCCATTTTCAAGGCGTATTTTATGGTCAATTTCATATGTGTGCGTTAGTGTTTGCCCACATTGGGCACACTTCCAATTTTGCATGGACGCAATATATTTCTTTTTGGTTTCGCTGACAGCCCGTTTCTTTTTATTTCCTTGAGATGAGAGTGGTGTTGGCAATGCGCAATATTCTTGCATTTGTGGTTGAGGGTTGAAAAAACCACTTGATTTTGTCGACAAATCAAAGATGGGAGTGATCATATCCATGGACGATTTGTCAATGGGCATGTATTTGATTGCGTTATTTGTATAATAAAGAAGTTCACGCGTTTGTGATGGATTGCGTTTTACGAGCAAATAAAAACAAATGGCAAAAAAAGCAATGATTCCCATGCTGTAATATTTTTTATAAGATATCAACAATTTTCCATAATGTCCATCATAATACATATTTACTAAAATAAATGCAGTTATGCTAAAAAGCAAGAATTCAAATTTCATATATTGGTAGAAGATGATTTTTTGGTTGTTTTGTGTTTTCTTGCATGCGTTTTTTGTTTTTTATTTTTGCTTTGTTTTCTTTTCTTTCTTTTCCTTTCTCCACCCAAAAGCAACGGGGATATTGTGGCAAGTGCGGTAAATAGGGATTGAACAATCAGCATATTTTTTGTAATAGCATCCGAGTTGGATGCATTTTGAATAATTTTTTGTGGGTCTTCTCTTTTCTCAGGTTCAATACCAAGTTGATTTTGCACATTGGCCAACATCTGAACCAATTCTTCTTGAATATTTGTTAGTTGAGGAATGATTTCTTGAACGGATGACTGACCCAATTCATTTAATTTTTGAAGTATTTGGATATACGAATTGGTTGTAATAATTAAATTGACATGAAGGCTTTGGGCTAAATTTGTCAGGAGCGGTTTGTCAATGGTGATTTGAAGGGATGTTTTCGGAGGTTCTATAGCCTCCGCCTCCGCATTATTCTCATTAGGCTCCGTTGTATTTATAGCCTCCGCATTATTCGACATAAATTTTGTAGGCTCTATATCATTCCCTGTGGTCTCAGAATCATCCACACCATTTATTGTCTCCGCATTCAGTTGTCCACTCATTTTATATATAAATATAATATATTACTTGCAACAAACATAAATATTTGTATAATATATGAAAGGAACCGAACAGACAATTGCAATTGTTGTTAGTATAATAGGCGTTGCATTGGTTGGATTTTTAGGAATGTCCTTCAAAAGCACACCTATTGAGCAAGACTTGGCACAATATACAAATTTCCAACCTGAAAATAAACGGCAACCATCCACAAGTTCAGATGACACATTTTCAGATGAAGGACTTGACGATCATAGAATAGATAATGTTTATGATATTGATTTAAAAAAAGGAGGAAAGCGTAAAAAAAAGACTAAATCGAAGAATAAAAAATCGCGTAAAAGAAAAACAAAACGTAAAAATAACCAATAATAATAATAATATCCCTTATATAAATGTATTGGAAACGAATGATTAAAACAAGTAATGAACTAACAGACCCACCCTTCTGTTATGGATTTATAGTAAAAACAGAGCAATTATATCCATACAAATACAATGATTATTGGTATCTTCGTGTTGAAGATGATAAATGGTATAAAATACATAATGAAAAAATACACGGACATATTTGGCTGAAACCTTTAAATCATGCAAATTTTTTAGATTTAGATTTAGAACTTGAGGAAGAATTTCCACATAATTTTAATAACATGCTCATTTGGATTGATCCGTTATTTCATTTAATTAAAATGTATCCGGAAGCAAATTATTAACATTTACCTTATTTTAATATTTTTATTTTTTACATTGAATGTGAAGCAAAAATTAAAAACAGCTTTGTGATGTTAACCTCTATAACACCAAGTGTTACTCCGGAGCAACACTAATATTTATTGGTTAATTATTTTGCACCACAAATGCAGCAAAATAAATAATTATTAACATTTTATTCCGGCGTTAGAGACATTAAAAAAAGATGCGGTGTATTAATTAAATTAAATATGTATTGCTAATAAATCTCTAAGCTACTACACGAACAAAACGTTCATCTAAAGGATGTCTCATTTTATATTTCTTATATTTCTTGGACTGAAATGGCAAATCATCAAACGAACATATATGTCGCAATTCTTGATTCCAATATTTCTCTGCTTCTTCCGGCATAATTCGCTTTTTTTTGTCATACTTACTTTCATACATAATCATTGGTACATTTTTTAGTTGAATCAAATCTGCAATGTCTTCGTACATATCTTCAATATTTTTCCAATTGCGATGAAGTTTGTCATTTTCAAATAATTCCATTTTACTATCTTCTGGTCCAATGTCCAAAAAGAGAACATAATTAATTCCCAACCCTTTTTTTGCTTTTATTCTATGAATAACAACAATTGTATCAATTGGTTGTACAAGTTTAGTCATTTTGATGCGTTTAATGATAATAATATTTCATTAAAAAAATAATTCAATTTTTTATATTCATCACATATTCAAAACTCCTTCAGATAGTCATAATAAGCGGCATCAATTAATACGGCTAACAACATTGGAAATTGCCAAGTATTATAAAATCCAACATGTGTTTTTTGTCGCAACACAATTGTTTCAACAAATATTATTCCAGCTCCAATAGTTGCAACTAACAAAGAGATTAATACAATATATTGCAATGTAAAAATCTTTTGCAATGAAAAAATCTTTTTCATATCCATATATATGACCAAAGTGAAAAATCGTGCTATTATGTTAAATTCCAATTGTGGATGCTTGCCTCCCATTACAAATAAGCGTTTTTATACATGGAGACAATCTGAAAAACAACGTGTCTCGGCAAAATTAAATTCAGCAGTAACTTCTGGCGGAAAAGTTACATTCGGAAATAAAAATCGCATGGCAGTGTTAAATGCATTTGGCGGATGGGAAGGACAACCTGGTGGGTCTGTGCCTCCATTGAGAAATCAGTTTTAGTTATTTTCTCATATAAATATATTATGCAAACAATTGGGTCTCGTAGTCAAGTATGGCATGGAACAGCTAAACGAACATCAGGCGGATTAACCAAATCTGAATTAATTAAGGTAAGAGGACGTATTAAATCGCGTTCTAAACACTTGTCTGCTAAAAAAGAGCAACGTTTGAAAAAATACGGATATGGAAGTAAGAAAGGGCATTTTGGACCCGTTCGAATCGGAACAAAAAGGCGCAAGATGCGTGGAGGCGGAAGCTCCTTATTACCCCCATTGACTCCATCAGGCATTAACACCAATGCAATTCATGGAGAAGTCGTCGGAGATAAATTTACAGGAGTGGATGATTCTTATATGTTAAGTGGGGGAGGCAATTCTGCGTCCAATGCCGCCTCTGCGAATGGTTCCTTTATGTTGAGTGGCGGAAAGCATCGAAGGGGGCATAGAAGTCGGCGTCGTAGCATGCGACGAAGTTTCGGAATGGCTTAAATAAAAGATAAAATAATACAATATTTTCCGCTTATTTTGCAAGAGCAATATACTTCAGGAAATACAAAACACATTTATCCACAATAGACAAATATAATGCAATTGCATTATAAATAACAGCAATAAAAACAACACAACAAGAGGTATTTAACCTCTATAACGCCGGAATAAAATATCGATAATTCTTAATTTTTTATTTGCTGCATTTATGGTGTAAAAATAATTAAGCTACAAATCTCAGTGTTACCCCGGAGTAACACTTGGCGTTATAGAGGTCAATTAAATAAAATGATGTTGCATTTGACAATGTGTTGCACAAAGATTACACATGTTTCTCAATAATTACTTTTTTCGCCACATTGGTAATTATTTTATTGATATTACGTTTGCTCTCTTCTTCCGTCAACCCATTCATTGAATTGCTAACTATTTTCAAATATAAATCATTTTTTGCCGAATCGGCTCTGGTGCAATCTGGATAATGGTCTCGCCATTTATTGATTTGCTTCATATTTTCATTGGCAATGGTTCGAATGGTTTTTGTTAGTATGGGGCATCCGGGTTCTTCTTTGCACCACTCATTATTATCTTTGATGTACAATATTTCCCGTTTGAAATCGGAGCAATGCAATGGGCGCATATGTTGTTCCAGATCATTCAAATTTTTTACAATAATATTCGATATTCCTTCGATATATCCACATCGCCCCGTATTTTCTAAATCGTCCAGATTCACTTTGATGGAACTAACAAAATCTGTTATATTCATCGCATCTTTGCATGTTTCGTTTAAAAAAAGATTCAAATTAAATGTTTTATTTTGAATGTGGTTTGTAGTATGAATTACCTGATTATTATTTGTCGTTGATGAAGAAGACAAATTGATTATTTTATTATGCAGGTCGCCATTTTGTTTCAACAGGTGAAGCACAAGTGCATCTCGGTCTTTCATATTAATTCCCTGATACATATTTTCATCATCCTCATATTTACACCTCTTTTTGTGAGCACAAAGACTGGAAGAATGTTTGTATGATTTTCCGCAGTTGCAAATGAATGTGGCGTTTTTCGGCGTAAAATCGTTAGGATTTGTTAGGATTTTATGTTTACGTGTGGACAAATGCCGCATCCAATCACTTTTCTTGCTGCATTTAAATCTGCATTGTTCACAACCAAAAAAATCGGCGTTTTTGGCGTTTTTTTTGTTAGGATTCATTAGTAAAATTGCCTAACAAAAAAAACGCCGAAATATTTTTCAAAAAAAAGTTCAGTGTCCTTTTTTTTAACCGCCAAAATTAATTCACATCATTATGCTCTGAGTCACATTTTTGCATCCTTTTTTCAATAGCCTTGAAGCCTTTTTGAAAAATGGACAAAAATAAATGTCCAAAATTGAAAACCCTTTTTCCAAACCTATAAAAAAGAGGTGGAAGTCAAGGGGTTTGGACATTTTTGAACGCATTTGTTTCAACCCATGAATGCTGTCTGTTATTCTATTCGGAATCAAACGCGGAGACCATCGATTTCCAAAAACGAGCCATTATTTCCAAAAACGAGGCTGTCAACTGGCGGTTGCCGACGCAATATTTCCACACGCAACAGGTGTGGTATTTTTATTCGCAAAATTGAGAAAAACGGCGCGCCCGCGGAAGTCACAATGGAATTGCACTGGCGTTGCGATTGTTTTATTATTTATTTGCTGCATAAATGATTCCACTTCAAAGCAGGTGAATCGTTGTCCATCGGACGCTTCAATTGTTTCGGACAAGAAGCGAAAAGTTCTTCCTTCAAAGCTGAATGTATTTTCTGCATTCGATTCGTATGGAAAATCCCCTATTTTTTCAAACAAACTGCAAATGGACCATGTCCAATAATCATAGGGCACTTGATTGTCGTACATTTGCTCATATTTGCGGATGATGGAATGCAATTCGGGCGCACCTTTTTCACACGCAATAAAATGAGGATTGTAACAATAATTTGGTTTATTTGGACGATAATCAAACGAAAGACATGTTGCAAAATGAATGGATTCATCTATGAATGTAGACAGCGGGACTATCGGTTTTATGTCCGCGTCTGCATAAATTCCACCACAAACAAATAATACACATGCACGGAAAAAATCACATTTAATGGGTCCGTCTTTTAAATAATGGAAAATATCCACATATTTTTGCCCAAAAAAATGCTGAAGTAAACGAATGCAATGCTCATCTCCATAGAGAATAATGCGATATTCCGGGTTCAGCAACTGCCATTGGCACTTCACTTGCCATAAATGGTCGTCAATACATTTATCCGTTATATGAATAATTTGAGGAATCATATATATCAACTAAATTAGAATATAATTATGGATGCGGTCTGCAAATTTTATGCCTGTATTATATGAAACAAATATGTGACAAAAAAATGTCTTTCAATGAATGTGAATTAGCCATATTAAGAGCAGCAGTAGATAAAGCGGAGCAAAAACAGGGGCGTGAAGTGGTCAATTCACCCGAAGTCAAACGCATTATCAATATTGTCGCTCAATTTCTACGTAGAAAACAACTCATTTGTTACGGGGGAACTGCTATCAACAATATTTTGCCAAAACGAGACCAATTTTATAATAAAGATGTGGAAATACCCGATTACGATTTTTATAGTTTCAATGCATTGAATGACGCAAAAGAATTGGCAGACATTTATATCCAAAATGGATTTGAAGAAGTGGAGGCAAAATCGGGGCAACACCACGGAACATATAAAGTGTTTGTCAATTTCATTCCAGTGGCGGACATTACATTCATTGCAAAAGATTTATTCCAATCCATCAAACGGGAGGCAATCAAAGTCAACGGAATTCTTTATTCTCCACCTAATTTGCTAAGGATGAATATGTTTTTGGAATTGTCACGCCCAGCAGGAGATACAAGTCGATGGGAAAAAGTATTAAAACGACTCACATTATTAAATAAAAATTATCCATTGACTGGAAAGGATTGCAACCGCGTGCAATTTCAACGAAATATGGCAAATGACGAACAATCTAATGCCATTTATGACAAAGTTCAACAAACATTAATAGATCAGGGAGTCGTTTTTTTTGGCGGATATGCATTGTCCCTTTATTCACGTCATATGCCATTTCATTTAAGAAAAAAATTACAAAAAATACCTGATTTTGATGTACTATCAGAAGAACCATCTATGACGGCACAAATCGTGCAAGAGCAATTGCAAGAAATTGGAATCAAACATGTGAAAATAGTGGAGCGTCCTGGCATTGGAGAAATTATTGCTCCCCATTATGAAATTAAAGTGGGACAAGATACAATTGCATTTATTTATGAACCATTGGCATGTCACAGCTACAATATACTTCACGAGGGAAATAATGCGATAAAAATAGCAACTATTGATACAATGTTGAGTTTTTGGTTGGCGTTTTTATTTGTGGATCGTCCTTATTATGATAAGGATCGAATATTGTGTATGTCCAATTATTTATTCAATGTTCAAGAAAAAAATCGATTGGAACAACGTGGGTTACTCAAGAGATTTAGTGTAAATTGTATGGGAAAACAACAGACATTGGAAGATATGCGAGCGGAAAAAGCGGCGAAATATGTTGAATTAAAAGATAAACAAGATACTCCTGAATATGAAGAATGGTTTTTAAGATATCGCCCATCGGAAATGGGAAAGGAACCGGAACTAAAACCGGAACCGACGAAAATGAAAAAAAACAAACATAAAACTATGAAAAATAAAAAAATGAAAAAAAAGACTAGAAAAAGAAGCAAAAAAGGATTTTTCTTTCAATTATGATTATTTCTCTTCCAATCCAATGCAATCAAAATAGTCAATTTTATTCACACAACCACATAAAAGATTCTAAGCAATATATGAATACATGCCTCATGCATTTATATTATCCATTCATCGATCTACCCATTTTGTGTTTTTTACCAATGTCGAACGATTACTAAATGAAATAAATGTGAAATTTTATCATCCCTTTTTATTTGATTTGAATTATTACGAGACCAATAAACTGAAAAAAGAAACAGGCGGGTTTCAATTTCAAACAAATCGGTTTGAAATTTATGAATTTGAGTACACCGAACTATTATTGCTATCCTTTGATTGCACAACAAGACAAATGAGATTGACAACAGAAGAACAATTTAAATCCTTGATAGAATTATATGTGCAGCAAATGGTTTCCCATTTCTTTGCTAATTATTTATCGGAAAAAAAACTATTGAATCATGAAATACATATTTATTCTATCAAGAATTCTCATTGTGACTCTTTTCAAGTCGAACAATTGATATATTTGCATAATATTCGATTTTCTTGAATTACTCATTTTTCATATGTTAGTTCATTTCATTTATGGCATTACATACGTCATCTTTTATGTCATTCCATTTATCTTTCATCATTTTTATTTGTTTCCAAATTACATTATTAGATGGAGTGGCATTAACCCACCTTTTGTAATTTACCTGATAAACCCATACTTCCCAAGGGGAATTTCCCATATTATAATTTCGATAATTATAATTATTGAAAAAGTCTACCACATCTGATTCTTCTTGAAAGAATTCAATTGATTTATGTTTCAACATATACATAACTGCGTGAGTAATAAAATGCGAGTTTGCATTTTCTGCTTCAATAACACCAAATTCTTTGTGAATCGAGGGTTGGTTGTAGCATGGACACGCACTTAAAATAACATATGGTTCATCTGGAAAATGATGACAATTAAAAGTAAAACCTTCATCCATTTATTGCTTTGCTATTGATTGAAGTAATGTGTTACAAGTATTGCATTTCAATTTTTATTCAAGAAATATCTTTTATATCCATTTTATTTTCAATTGGAGTTGCAATGGCAATCGGAACAAAAGATTGAATTACTGGAGGAGCACTTGCTTCAATACAATAAATTTTATTATTAGATATTGCATCCCAATTTGTGTTATTTATTATGTCAATTAGTTTATCTACGTCATTCATTTGTTTGATATTTTTTATATATTCATAACGTTCAATCAATTGTTTTCCATCTTGTTTGGATATTACATATTTTTCACTCATGATTGGTGTTATTTTTGACAATTTTGATTCCTGTGGTCCTTTGTCTCCAGTTGGTGGTCCTTTTCTTTACTGCATTTTATCCCCATAAATATTTGTAATTCAAAATATCTTTATATTATATTCATATTTATTGTAAATTGAATGTTACATCATAAATATTCGGCAATATAAAGTGTAAATATATAACACAATATGCCCAATACTATTGACAAAATTCCCATTGGCAATATTGTTTTATTTTTATATCCAACGCCGAATTCACGCAAAGTTCCTTTTTTTGTATATAAAAAGGCAGGTTTGAGCCATTGCAACATTCCAAAAATGAATAAAAATAAACAAATTGAAACTGATATTTTATTTTTTCTTGCATAAGTATCGAACATATATAATTCAACACATTTTTTAATCAATCATCATTCCCAAATTCCGCATAATCATTATCATCATTGTCCCAATTATCTTCATCGTCACTTACGTCATTATCTGCTTTCTTTTTGATTACATTATCTTCCTCAATAAATGCTTCTTCACGGCGCTCATATTCATCCTCATCAATTATAAAATCATCCATTTGACTTCCATTTTTATTTCGCAATCGAGCTACATTTTCCGCAATTTGTTTGTCATGTTGATAATGCTCATCATTGTATCCTCGGATGTCATCAAACATTCCATAAAATTCTAATTTATTGAATTTCATAATATTATCTACCTCACGTTGTTCATCACTCATATCCTTTAATTTATCCGTAAAATCATATTTTTCGGTTTCTTTCAATTGAAATATTTCATTGGCAATATCATTATATGACATTTTGGCAGTTTTTTTGCATTTTATTATAATATTTAAATATTCAATGAGCAATCGCATTGTTTCTTTGTTAAGAGTCATTTTGTGTCCATTTGTTAGTTCCGAGTCCAACATTCCGTCGGTTGTCAACTCTTCCCTTACAATCATTTGTGGTTCATTTGATAAATCAATGTAATCATTCAATACTCGCAATACATAATATTCATATAACCAATATGTTATTTTGTGGTCGATTATGTTTTTATTTTTGCGTTTAATTCCGGTTGTTAACCCAGTTGCTTTGGATAATGTGTATATTTCCTTACTTCTGATTTGAATATTTTGCAATAATTTACGGAGAGTTGAATTGCCGATGAATTTCTCCAATGGCTTATAATATTGGTCATTTTTCTCTTTTAAACTATTATAATGCATTTTCGAAACATCCCATTGTCTCACCAATGAACTAGTTTTATCCATATTATGTTCTTGTGAATTTAAAATAATGAGAGGAAATGTGACAACCATTATTTCCACTATATTTTTCATAAAATAAACATAATTATCCAGTGAATCATCCGATATTCGTATATTTGCATTTCGTGCTATATCTTCCGGAGAGTGCCATGAGCCCAATGTGTCTAAAAATTGTTTCACAGAATCCTTTTTGGAAATAAATGAAAGTATTGTATCACGCATGGCACTATTTTGTGTTTGTAAATAATTTTTGAATGCTTTGATTTCCTTGCTGTCTTCCTCCTCATTCAACGGAACATCATTTTGATTTAATAAATGGTCCAAGTGACCGGACAATGTTTTCGCATTTCGAATGTTTTGGATTACGCTATGCGCTGTAATGGGAGAATCCGTTTGAAACGAAAGTTTGATGATATTATTTTCGCTTACGATTTGAAACAAACGTAAAAATTGCGCGCTTGTATAGTTCCGTCCGTCATTCTTCAGCTTTGCGATTTTTTCTTGAATCGGATCCATTTTCTTCAAATAATCCGGTTTTTCACCACATAAATTAGATAATTTGTCTGAAATTGGGGTTGTGCTGTGGAATTTGCAAAGCACAATAAATGATTGATAAATATTTTCCTCGCTGAACACGTCTGGAATATTTGGGAATGTTCGTTTTGTTAATTGACTGGACAAATATATTTGAGGAGTTATCACGGATCGAATATCGTTCAACATGGCAGAAAATCGGCTCACCATTTCTTGACACAACTGAATTTCCTTATCTTCTGCCGCAAAATATTGCAATGTTGTTGCGGTCTCATTTGTTGAATCATTACAACATGCATTGTCAATAAAAGGTTGTCCAGCTGATTTAAGAAGGACATCTTTTTTCTCAACAATTAATTGTATATGTTCTTGCATTGCCAAAGAATATGCAAAACACTTTGATTTCAATACTAATATTTTATCGAATTGCTCTTTTTTTCCAAATTGAATGTCTTTTTGCAATTCTTTTTCAAATCCATCTGTAATTCCACTCAAATGATTTATATGAAATTGTCTCAATGGTGGCAAAAAATGAATCCATTTATTTACATTGTGTTCTTCTGGCAAGATATCTTCTTGATAAACTAACAAATATTCCGTTTTAAATTTCATTTTTTGTTCCACTTCTGGATGTTTCAGTAAAAAACGAATGATTGCCGATTTAATATTATCGGTCATTTTTGACTCATTCATTTTTTCCAATGTATTCCATGGAGGAGTGTTTCTGTCGCGACTCTTCAATGCGACACACGACACATATGTAACTGAAGTGAGGTCTCCTTCCCCTTCCATTGGAAATCCGGAAAATGAACGCACACATCCGGGCGCTGTTTTTTTGGTGCGAATGGAAGGTACACTGGTTTGGACTGCAATAATAAATGCACCTAATGTTAAATACATTATATAAGAGCCGTAATAATTGTCGTAAGTGGGTATTTTTTTTCCCTTTTTGCTTTCTTCTTGCTCCTTTTTGAGATAATCTTTTTCTTTCATAACAATTTTACTATCATTTATTAAATCGCCTACAATACGAATGATGAATTCGCGAATGTGCTCAATTTGAATTCCCATATTATCTGCAATGGTAGAGACAATATTTGAAATGATTTCCCCTTCTTTGCTATATCTTTTTTCTTTCTTTTGATCTCCAATTAATTCAACTGCGTCTTTTTCAATTATGGCACGGCTTTTGTCTACAAATCCATCCTTGTATCCTTCTGTATCATCCAAATCAATATAACATATTATTTCCCCGCTATGTTCATCCACCCATGCATCTCCATCATCAGAACGCTTTCCGATTTTACGTTTCAGCTCTTCCAATGTTTCTTCATATTTGCTTGCATTGTTAATAAATGTAAACGCCAAAATAGAATAAAATTTCGGCAATAATTTGGTATTTGTTTCTTTGCAATAGAGCCACCATTCATCTTCCATTTCTCCATCATTTGCATTCGGTGTTGCTGGATTTCCTTCATAACAAAAAAGAGACACAAATTGTATGATATCTCGTTGTTTTTTGATGAAATCATTTTGACCCAAAATTAAATCTTTTAGTTTGGCATTTGGACTCACAACAATTTGATTCACTTCATTTGCCAATGAAAGACCAATTGTGTATTGTATATCATTATATTGAAAATGTTGTTTTTGTTTTAGCTTTTGCAATTGGTCAAATATTTGTTCATAATGTATTAATTGTTTGGTTATTTGTTCATTCAATTGCTTTTTGGTTATCTCATATTTTGCATCAAATTGGGTCATTATTTGTTTCAATGCGTTTTGCATAGCATTTGTTTTTGTATTTGCGATGCTCGTGCATTCATCTGTGTAAACGCATTGAGCATTCACATTACACAACGCATCATCATCCGTCATAAATGATTTAGGGTCTATTTTGCTGTCAAGCACCCAATTATTATTTTTCCTGGCATAATATTCCATTTGATCTGCCATAATATCTTCCATTTCAAACGCGGAATCAGATGTAGCTTTCACTAACATTGCATAATCTCCTTCTCTGACTGGCTTCGCTTGTTGAATCAAAGTGAGTGCCATATGCTCTGCATCGGATGGGCTTAACTTATTCTTTTTTTCGAATTCTGCCGTTAAAAAAAGAAGGAAATCTTCCGCAGAAAGAGAATTACTTTCCTTTTTATATTTGTCATTAATCAAATTATAATCCGTGGTGTCAAATATTTTGTCGTAATAAATAACTTTGCCATTATCTGCTTCCAATGATTCTTTTGATATATATTTCTTTGCAATGACAAATTGAGTGCAAAGGTCGTCTTTCTTTAATTTCATTAGTTTTGCATCATTTTCAATGATTTGACTGAGTTGTTCTGGAAACATCAACTCTAAATTTAGAAATGCAACGGATGTATGATAAAAATTGCCGAAATCCGCGTGAATGGCTCCTTTCAAAAATTCAGAACCGCTGATTGTCATTTTTGGTTCGCTGAATCCATATTGTTCCATCACTTTCGATTTCAAATGGGGAAAAGAAGTAGATTCTACTATTTCGTATAATGGATTTTCGAAGTAATAAACGGATTTCTTTTTGACGCCATCATATTTGAGCATTGAAAAGGCTCCGCTATTTTCTTTGAATGCCGAATTATATTCTTTGATTTTGTGATAAATAAATGAATTTATTTCTTTATATTGGCGATACGTCAAATCAGATGGGTAAACCATAAAAGGTTCCATAAAACGTACAACATCGACTAAAGACAACCGACCTGTAATATATTTTTTAACCAAATGGAATAACACACGTGTTTTCGGAATAATAGTTTTCAAAAAGATTTCAAAGATTTCCTTATTGGTCTGCGTTTGTGTTTCCGGTTTTTGAAATTCAGTTAAATCTAAATAATATTGTTTTATGCTATCCATGAAATTATATTCATCATAATTTAATTCAATATCTAATCCAGTGATGGGCACACTTGTTACATATGTTTTATCTGTTAATATTTGCCAATAATTCATGAATTGATGATTCAAATTGGAACGAACTAACAAATTGCTCCCTGGCAAATAAACGGATGAGAAACGAACTGCAGGTTCAGGTAAAGTCAACACAGAACGAATCGCAATTGGGTCAGATTCTGCTACTGGAATGCGTTTTGTGATTAAGTGTTGACCTTTGAAACTATCCGCATGCAAACGATTTGCTGCCAAATTATATCGTTGCATAACAAATCTTTTTGATTTTAATTCATATGCATATTCACGTGAGGTTGAATATTTCGATTCTTTTGCAATGCTGGAATAAAAATCGCCCAAATTGTCAATGACAACATTCATATTTTCTTGAACATTTGTGTCCAAAATTATTCCATTGGAAGTTGAGAATACATTATTGGAATCATTTATTTGAACTGGCAAATAAGGAGTCATTAAATCATGGAATGACCCATATGTAAATTGGCTCAATTTGGGGCGAAAATATCGTGCAGTATTTAATTGTGTATAAAGACCTGTGAATTGAGTTAAATCATCCGTATTATTGATAAATGCAACATCATCTGTATTTGGTTTGTCAATATCGTCATATATTTTTTTGGTATTTTTTGCGACAAAAAGAATCCATGAGGGCGGATTTTTGCACTCCGTTAAATAATTGGCAAGTGGTCGGTCTTCTGCTGTTCGACGAATTACACCAGTGACATTATTATTTTTATCCATAATAGATGCAATTTGTCGCAATTGGACAAATCGGGTAATCATAACATGTAAATTATTGAGTGCTTTATTTGTTCGTCGATTCACCGGAATATTGGACAACATATCTTCCATTAAATCATTTGTTTGAGCCTCCAAATTGAAACGATATTTATCTTTATTAATATTTACTTGTTCTTCCACATCTATTAAATCACCAAACTCAATGTCCAATTTCATGTCTTGTGTTGGTTTTATCACAGCATTTTCTATTATTTTTTTATCTGTCTCAACTTCAACAATATCAACATTTTTCCCAATGGGAGCATCGCGAATTTCAAACATTTCAATTGGCAAATCTTCAGGAATGCCCTGATATGCAAAATTAATATAAATAGTTTCATTGTCAGTTGTTTGTATTTCAATCATATCTTCCTCTAAATTCGTTATTTTTCCTGTTAGTATGGCTGGTATATCTCCGCCAAAATAAATATTAATCCATGTGTTTGGCAATAAATCATTTTGGCGCGCAAATCCACTTTGTGGATGACTACTGATAATTGTAATGGACTCTATATTGCCGTCACCGATTGTTCCATCTGGCATTATTTCCAGCACTTGTTTATCATATGAGTCGATATGGATTAATTTCATTTTAAATTTATCGATGTATTCAATAAAATATGTATTGCCATGGAGGATTTCATTGCTTGGATCTTTTATTTTTATAATGTCCCCCAATCGCAATAATATTTCACTTTGCATTTCCTGAATAGGGGATTCCATATCTTATATTAGAATAGAATTTTTATTTCTTTTCATTTTTGATTTATATATTTCATTTTGATTTATTCATTGTATTTTTAATGAGATAAAGTATTTGAATAATATAACAACAAATGTCTAATATGTTTCAAGAAATATTGTCTGATGCAAAAGCGGCAGAACAAAAATATCTAGGACCGGATTATCCCTATTATAAATATATTAAAACTCCGTCTGAAATAGGCATGTCCGGAAAGGGTTCTTTATCTCAATTAGGGAAAGATATAGATGGATTGCAATCCTATGTAGAAATATTGGTAACGGGTGGTGGCAAAGCATCTGCAACTGGAAAACCTTTGGGAAATAAATTTTTTCTAAAAACGGGAGGCAAATGTACTGAAAAAGGCAAAAAGAAAGAGCAAGATAGATATATTTATATTAACAATGTTCCGGCAGGAAATATTCCCATTATTTCATCTGGTGCAGGAGTCAATTTCAGTGATTTTAAGGGATTGATTCCCGGAACAATCAGTAATTTAAATGCATTCAACCCAATGGCTATATTTCAATCCTTTTTAGCCGGTTCCAGTCCAGAATGTCAAAAATTGACAATGGAGACCATTGATATTTATAATAATAAATCGACAGAAACACATTATGTAACATTGATTGACATACAAAATATGGACCCGTGTATATTTAAAGATAAGAAAAACCCAATCACAAAGACAAAGTGCAGAGAAACATTTCAATCAATGGAACCTGCGATAATTGAAAAAAAGGATGATCCTATTGTGCAAGCCTATTTTATGTCATTGGGCGTTTTGGGTGCATTTATTTTATATCGTGGAATGCAACGATGTGGTTATTTGCCAAAAAATTGATATTATTATTGAATAATTCAATTTATTTGAATCAGATAGAAGTCTTTGGAAGAATAAAGAAAAATGCAAGACATTCTATTTAATCAAAATTGTCTTTATATTGTTTTCAATAATATTAGGAATCTGCCGCATCTGTTGTCTCGGCACATGGATTTGACACTCCCGACGTAATTCCATCCCATGTCAAACCGCAATTTTTTGACCAATTGTATTTGTCACAATCCGTGTATCCGCTCAAATCCAGCGTCACTTTTACATCGGAATCCGATTCGGTTTTAGATAATCCACAGGTTCCAAGCTGGTGCGAATTGTAACATGCAGAGCCATTGCCCGACAAATCCACCCAATAATCGGGGCAATCTCCTACAATGGGAGGCCAGTTTGTCTTTGTTGAATTGGACAAAGACATGCCAATTGTTGTCAATAATACAATAAGTGCCACAACAGCAATTCCTAAAACCATTTTTTGAAATGCTTGCATAGAGTAATATAAAAACAAAAGAAATAAAATTTTTATTCAGTCAATGTATTATGAATTTGAATCGCAACCGAGCATCCAATGGACGAATTGATGTTTTGCAGGGTCCAGATATTTCCCAATTATTTGCCCTTTATGACCGAATTCCAGCGAACCAATGTGCGACATTTCGTGAACCAACTATCGGGCAATGGACAGATACACCATTATCAAAGGCTTTTTTTTCCAAACAAAATATGCAAATTATTCAAAATGGAATACGTGCTGGAGTTTTCCGTAAATCAAACCAGCAATATATGGTTGCTCCACAAGATTGCGATTCACTGAAAATTATCATGCGCAGCATTTTTTTACAACATGCGAAAAATATGCCAGAAAATATACCTGGACAAGTAGAGCAATTAAATAAAATGGTATTGGACTATTGCATTTTTCATGTGTATTCAGAAGCTCAAAGCTATATGAATTATTTGCGTGATGTTGGCACATTGGCTGTTCCCATGGCAAATCCGATCGTGGAAAAACAAAAAGATAAAAATACTTACAAAATGCCCAATTGGTTTTGATGTAGGGAATAAATCGCTTTGCGATTTTAATGCCGTTCCCTACGACCCCATGCTGCCGTGCCCCCGGGGGCACGGGCTTGTCGTTGAAACAAAATGATAATAATTATTTAATTTATTTGTGATGCATTTGTGCTGCAAAAATAATTGATCATTAAATATCTGATACAAATATTATAAACTAAACTAACAAAAGTGCCGGGGGCACGGAGTGTTCCCTGCAAAAAATTGAAATCACATTTGCACTCAATTAATATCCAATAGCAATAAAATGAACAACGAATACGATTATTTATTCAAAATATTATTGATTGGTGATTCAGCTGTTGGTAAATCTTCTTTATTAATGAGATTTGTGGATGATGCGTTTGCGGAAAGTTACATTTCCACCATTGGAGTAGATTTCAAAATTCGAACAATGGATGTCAATGGAAAAATCATCAAAATGCAAATTTGGGATACAGCAGGACAGGAGCGATTCAGAACAATCACAGCCTCTTATTACAGAGGGGCACATGCCATATTGATTGTGTATGACGTGACGGATACAGAATCATTCAGGAATATTGAAATGTGGATTTCTGAATGTGAAAGATATGCCAATTCAAATATTATCAAAATATTAATTGGAAATAAAACAGATTGCAATAAAAAAGTGGTAACATATGAAATGGGATGTGCCCTGGCAGATAAATATGGAATGGAATTTTTGGAGACAAGTGCAAAAAATGGAAATAATGTAGAAAAAGCATTCGTCACAACGGGAGAAAAATTATATGAAAAAATGCAAAAGGAAAAGCCTCAAAGAATTACATATACAACGACCACTTTGCTACCTGGAACTGGAACTCAAATATCAAATGGGGGATGTTGTTGACCTCTATAAAGCCATCCGTGGCCCCGGCCCGGGCTTAGTTTTTACATTGAATATGTTGTGAAAAATATAAAACTAAAATATTTGATAGTATCTTTGGCTTTATAGAGATTGATGTCTATAAAGCCCAATTATTTGTTTTTTCGTGGTTCTTGGTTTGTGGTGTATGAAGAAAGAACTAAAGATACAATGGAAGAAAATACTTATTCAAATGAGGAGGAATTGGAAGAATAGTACATGGAGGAATAAAAAAATTGAAATACTTTTACATTGGCTAATTGTCAAATCACTTGATAAATATCAAAAGAATGATGGAATTGACAAATGAACACTTTGAAGATTTTTATTTTAGATTTTGTGAAAGCAATTATATTGAATTCAAGGAGTCTGTTTGTCATCAAAGTTTTCAAAAATATATTGAAACTATTTGTGCATTTTTAAACACGGGTGGTGGTTATTTGATTTTCGGCATAAGAGATGATGCACAGATGGTTGGGCTTGAAATGAATAGAAAAACTCTGGATACATTTAAATGCAAAATAGATTCCATTTTGCATCAAAATTTAATCATTGGCACAAATATGGATAATAAACCGGAAATATTGAACGTGAAAAATATACAATTGCAACATTATTACAATTCAAGAAAACAATTATTTATATTTATATTTATTCAATCAATTCCATGTGAAAATATTACCTACAAAATACGGACCTCAGGATTAGCTCATTATCGACTTTCTGCATCAAATTATTGTCATCGTGATGAACGTTTTTACAACACGAGTGAATATAATCAAGCGTATAATACACTTGATGAAATAAATCGCAACAATATACAACTATTCCAAACAACATTGCAGAAAAAAGAAATGGAATTGCAGAAAAAAGAAATGGAATTGCAGAAAAAAGAAACGGAATTGCAACAACAAAATGCAAATATTGCAAATTTGCAAGCAGAAATTTCCATTCATAAAACATACATCAATAATTGTTTGGAATATTACAAACAAGCAAGCCAAACAATTCATCATATATTACCATGTTTTCGTTAACCTCTATACAATGATATTTATTTGTTGATTATTTTTACGCCACAAATGCAGTAAAATAAAATAAAAATTCTTAACATTATAGATTTTCATTTTTTTCTTTTTGCTGATAATATAACACCGGAAATCGCAAAAAATTGAAATCCAATGTCATGCATCCAATATTCACAATTATTAGACATGGACACTCAATCTGAAACACTCTTTTTCGAAGTTCAGCAAAAAACAGACAAACGCCACATCTTGGACAACCCCGATACATACGTTGGTTCCATTGAACAAGTGCCTGCCAATGTATGGATTTTTAACGATGAACAAAATAAAATAACACTTGAAGACATCCAATATCTTCCCGCTTTGTATAAATTATTTGACGAAAGCATCCAAAATTGCCGCGATCATTTTGTGCGTATGAAAACGAAAATGGACGCCCATGTGGAACATGCTCTTCCTGTTACTTATATTGACATTGGGATTTCTGAGGATGGAACAATTACCATGACAAATGATGGCAATGGAATTGATGTTGTGAAAGTCGTTGTATGCGAAGATGGAAGTGTGTCTGCCTCCGCCTCCGAAGCAACAGGAAACGATAATATGGTTTGGATTCCAGAGCTCATTTTTGCCCACTTGCGCACCTCCACCAATTATAATAAAGAGGAACGCAAGATTGTCGGCGGCAAAAATGGATTTGGATTCAAATTGGTTCTCATTTGGTCCACATTGGCTCAAATTGAAACCATCGATCACATTCGCGGACTCAAATATGTGCAAGAATTTCGCAATAATTTGGATATCATTGGCACTCCAGTGATTTCCAAAACAAAATGCAAACCTTACACAAAAATGACGTTCAAACCAGATTATGCACGTTTGGGAATTCCAGGACTTTCAGCAGACATGATTGCCCTTCTCAAAAAACGCGTTTATGATATTACTGCCGTTACGGACTCCAATGTCAAAGTAAAATATAATTCCGTTCTCATTCCCACGAAAAATTTAGAACAATATGTGAATCTTTACATTGGAAGCGATAAGACCGCTGCCCCACGTGCATACGAATCCACCCATGAGCGCTGGGAATACGCCGTTGCATTGACTCCCACAGCAGAATTTGTGCAAATATCATTTGTGAATGGGATTCACACGGCAAAGGGGGGAAAACATGTGGATTATATAATGGGGCAAATTACGAATAAATTGGCGGAGAGGATTGAAAAGAAGAAAAAAATAAAAGTGAATCCCAATACCATCAAAGAACAACTCATTTTATTCTTGCGATGTGATATTGAAAACCCTGCATTTGACAGCCAAACCAAAGATTTTATGAATACCCCTGCAAGTAAATTTGGTTCCCGTTGTGAAGTCAGCGACAAATTTATTGATAAATTAGCCAAAATGGGAGTCATGGAAGCGGCGTGTGCCATCATGGATGTGAAGCATATTAAAAATGCAAAGAAAACGGACGGCAGCAAAACACAAAATGTGCGTGGAATTGATAAACTTGTGGACGCCAATTGGGCAGGCACGAGCAAATCCAATATGTGCACATTGTATCTCACTGAAGGAGATTCAGCAGCCACCGCGTTAATATCTGGACTTTCTGCAGAAGACCGCAATACATGCGGAGTGTTTGCACTCAAAGGAAAAGTAATGAATGTCCGTGATGCAATTGCAACGAAAATAGCTGCCAATGCAGAAATATCAAATTTAAAAAAAATATTAGGTCTGGCAACTGGAAAAAACTATCATGATATGGAAGATGTGCATAAAAATTTAAGGTATAGTCATCTTTGTATTGTGACGGATCAAGATAAAGATGGTTCTCACATCAAAGGTCTTTGTTTGAATTTATTTCAATCTCAATGGCCAAGTCTTGTGCATATTGCTGGATTTATTGGATTTATGAATACACCTATTTTAAAAGCAAAGCGAGGAACAGAAATCCATTGCTTTTATAATGTTTATGAATATAATGAGTGGAAGGCGCAAGTAGGAAATGATATAGGTCATTGGACATGCAAATATTACAAGGGACTTGGAACTTCCACAAAAAAGGAATGGCAAGAATACTTTACAGATAATAAATTTGTTGGCTTCGAACACACAGGACCTGAATGCGATGATGCGATGGATATGGTTTTTACCAAAAAACGTGCAGATGATCGCAAAAAATGGTTGATGAACGAATATGACCCAAATAATTATATTGACACGCGAAAACCAACCATTTCTCATTTAGAATTTATTAACCGGGAATTAATCCATTTCTCGAAATATGATTGTGAACGCAGCATTCCCAATTTAATGGATGGATTGAAGATCAGCTTGCGAAAAATATTATTCTGTGCGTTTAAAAAACGTTTAAACAACGAAATCAAAGTTGCCCAATTTACTGGATATGTGTCTGAGCATTCATGCTATCACCATGGAGAAGATAGTTTGAATGGGGCAATCACTGGCATGGCTCAAAATTTCATTGGCTCCAATAATATCAATTTATTAGTTCCAAATGGGCAATTTGGGTCTAGACGCCACGGCGGCAAAGATGCGTCTAGTCCCAGGTATATATTCACATTATTATCCCCCATTACTCGATTTATTTATCCGGCGGTGGATGATCAAGTATTGAAATATTTAGAAGATGATGGCACTTCTGTCGAACCACAATTTTATGCGCCCATTATCCCCATGGTGTTGGTAAATGGTTCCGAGGGCATCGGTACTGGTTTCAGCAGCACTCAGCTTTGCTATAATCCATTGGATTTGATTGCAGATTGTAAGAATCGTTTGACTTCCATGGAAGCAGTGCCCGCATTTGACTTTATTCCATATTATGATGGATATACTGGTTCTATTATAAAAATAGAAGAGGGACGTTATTTGTTTCGCGGAAAATATGAGAGAGTCAGCAATGATGCGATACATGTCAGTGAATTGCCAATTGGTTTTTGGACCAGCGATTTCACCAAATTATTGGATGAATTGCAAAGTGACCGAGATGCAGAGGGAAACAAAATAATGCCTTTAATTAAAGACGCGCTCGACAATAGCACAGATTCCATTATCAGCTTTACAATTTCATTCGTGCCTGGAAAGTTGGAAGAATTGGAAGCACAACATGACGCAAAATGGCATGGATGTAATGGGGTGGAAAAATTGCTGCATTTATTTACAACCAAAACAACCACAAATATGTGGCTATTTGATCCAAATGATAAGTTGAAAAAATATGAAACACCAAACCAAATCATTGATGATTATTTTGAAATTCGATTTCATGTGTATCAATTGCGCAAACAATATTTAATTCAAGCACTTGAAAAGGATATCTTGGTGATTTTCAATCAGACCAAATATATTCAAGAATTACTTAATGGGACAATTGATTTGCGAAAGAAAAAGAAACCGGAGATTCATCATATGTTGGAGTCCAAAATGTATGATTTGGTGGATGAGTCATTTCATTATTTGATTAAAATGCCCATGGATTCTGTTTCGGATGAAAAGGTGGAAGAATTAACACAAAAATACAATGGCAAATTGGCTGAATTGGAAAATTTGCGTTCCACCACTGAACAACAAATGTGGCTATCCGAATTAGATTTGTTGGAGGTGGAGTACCATAAATTCAAAGAAGAACGCAAACAAATGTTGGATGGAAATGTTGATATTGAATTAAATGGCAAGGCAAAATCGAAAGTGAAAGCAAAAGCAGGTGGAAAGAAAATGATTAAAAAAATAAAAGTGTAATATAGAAATAAATATAAAGACAATTATTATATTTATCTTCATCTTACACATCAATGTCAACCAAATATTTTTTTCTTTATCATTATTTTCTAATTTAGAGCAACCCTTTATAATACTAAGGGTGGACAATTTAAAATTATTTTCTCCTGCTTCCATCAAAACAACCTTTAATGCCATGAGTCGTTTTTACAGCATTTTCAATTGCAGCAACCAACATTGTTTTCAATGCAGTAGTTCCATCTGTTTTTCCGACAAGCGAAATACGCAACAATCCTTCTTCATCATGTGGATGCATCTTTTTAAATCCAGTGCTGCTAATTGTTTTTAACTCAACAAAGAATGTTTGGTACATTTCATAGTTTAAAATATTACCAAACGTATAATCCCCAAATGGATAATCCCCATTAATCAATATAACGTCATAAAAATTATTTTCGGTTGTCATGGATGGTTGAATGCTTATTTGGTCTTGTTCCAATGCAACACGAAATGCCTCCAATTGCTCTAAAAGGAGAATACACGCCTTTACCATCAATGTTTCATTGCTGTAAATCCCAACAGATTCTAATGCCCAATCAAAACTATTCAATATAATATATCGAAGTCCTTCCAATTTGGTCCAATTGGAAGCTTCAAATGCAACTTCAGCCTCTGTTTTTCCTTCATCTTTCCATTTTTGCTTCCTAATTTCCAACTCTTGTTTCATTTTTGGCACATCTGGTGTGCATCCCATGCCACATGTCCCACAAACGTTGAAAGAACTATCGTCCCGTGCTTTTACAACCGAAAATTTTGAAGACAGCTTAATTTTATTTCCCGGAATTTGTTCTGACAATCTCGGACGAAGGGAGAGAAAATCGATGAAATATTCTTCTCCATTCGGAGCAACAAAAGGCGGAAATATTTTTCTCACCTCAGCTTCGTCTAAATATTGATTGTTGCTTGTATTTTTTATTTTAAAGTCCTTGGTCGTCACAATAATTTCAGTGTCTGTATCATTTTCCACATCCAATTCCATTACATGCGTGTCAATGGGAAAATGCTCAATATCTGAAATGCAAACAGGAATGCAACTGAGACGCTGCTTAATGATTTCATTGTGAATTCTTGTTTCATTTAATTGAATATTACACATATTTTCCTCATAGGGAGAAGTTTTAAATCCAATAATTTCAATGCTTGACATCAATATTCGTCGAATGGCATTGGCATAACACACATCAATATTGGATAATGTAAATGTAAGTCTTCCATTTTCTTCTTTCAGGTTGGATAATTTGGCGGACATTGTGTATATATATGATATTCTATTTAATATATTTTGCAGTTTGTTTCAATTTTTTAAGGAATCAATGCCTATAATAATATTGCATTGCAACAACAAATTACTTTGCAATTGATTATAATACATAAAAATGTGAAAGGAGATATTTATGTGTATTTCCAACAATTTTTATGTGATACACCAAGTTTGCACATTGCGCATATTTCACACATTTTTGGTCTAGTTTGTAAATAAAATTTATCCATTTCTTTTTCAAATTCTGGATCATAATGTGCATATTGCATAACAATATTAGGTTTTTCTTGTAAGCATGTTTTGCATTTTTGTTTTGAATTGAAAACGAAAAATTTACAATTTGAACAATACCAAGTGTTTTTAGGTTGATTCATTATATTTATTATTTATTGAATTTCTTTATATTGTTTTTATTCATAATTGGATCATTTATTATTTATAGTCATAAATCTGAAATGTTACTAAAATATATATATACAATTGTTCTCCATCCACAACAATTTTGCAAACATCCTCCACTTTGCGAATTACCAATTCTTCACGTTGAGTTAGGTTATCTAATTCTGTTCCCGGAACAACAACGCATTTTGTGACATAAAACTCATTATTATATTTCATCAATTTGTAACATGTTTCGTTGCCATCTTTATCAAATAATTTAACACTTGCCGACATTTTGAGATATTTTGCATTTATCTGTTGATAAATAATAGTTCAATTTTTTCATTGCACAAAAATAATATAAAAAGAAAATGGAAGAAATGAGAAATGAACTGAAAGAAATAAACGAAAAATTGGAATTCAATCGTGAGAAATCCATCGTGAGCGCAAAAAAAATATTGAATCTTCATTGAGACGATTTTTACAAGAACAAATACATGTATTAAACAAAAAAGAGGCAGAAATGGATTTGGAAATTCAATTGAAAACAAAACAGAAATGAACTGAGTAAATTATATGACAAATTGGAGTATTACTGAACCGCCAACAAATGCAATCCACATCTGCGAAAAAAAGCATCCAATTGATTTGGGTCGCTTCCAGTAATACTATCATCGGGTATATAACTGACATTTTCTCTTTTGAAACACAATAATGTTGGAATTCCATTGACCATTTTTTTACTCCGAAAATAAGAATAAACGTCATGAGACTCATCCACATCAATATCACAGCAAACAACATTATCTGGCGAGGATGCAAAAAAAGCGTCCACCACAGGCTTTATTTTGGCACATGGGCGACACCAAGTGGCTCCAAATTTGACAATGACCAATCCAGGATTATTCATGAGAAGTCGATGGAATTGTTCACGACCTTCAAAATAAGTAATAATTGTTTTTTGAGTGGCATTCATACATGGTGAATAGATTAATTATTTGCGTTCTTGCCACAAATGTGGATTTCTTTGAATGAAGGTTTCTAATTCATCTAAATGGATTGTATCCATATCAGTATCTAAATGTGCTTCCCAAAAATACTTACAATATGCCCATACGAATGAATAATTGGACCGATAAAATCCCTTGAATCTTTTAAGCAATTCTGCTGTGAGTGCTCCTGGAAGCAAATGGAGGGAAGAACGTGGCAAAACATAACAAAGTTGCACAATATCTGCCACTGGATTGGGAGATTTCCATGGGACAAATTCTGTATTAAAAACTGGAATGTATCGAATCAAATCTTGTAACAAAGGCGGATAATCATATTTGTAACACCATCGCCAATCGGGGCATCCACGTGAATAATATTTAAATGTCCATTCGAGTCCTTCCAAATAATTGGTCGATACGTGTTCTTTTAATTGTGGGTCTCGATTATATGCCATGGTAAATAATGATTTATAATATCTTGTTTGCCATTCGGATTTCGTTGGATAAATATATTTTTCAACCCCTCGATTATATATTGGAGTTAATTCAAAATGTCGCATTTTTTCTTCTGGGGTGGTGCATGGAATGGGTCTTCGTTCCATGTAATTTCGCTGTTGATGTTCTTTAATTATAAAATCTTCCTCCAATCGTGCCAATTCTTGCACCAATTTGCGTAATTGACCCCATTGTATGGTTGTTCCATTTGTAATAAATGCTCCTGGTGTGTTTCCAATGGTGACTTTGTATGCATTTAGTAATTTATCAATGCCTCCAGTTCGTATATTCAATGCTGGAAAATGGGGCAAAAAATCATTTCCAAGGAAAAAACATAACAAAATATAATCATTTACATATCTAGCAATTTCTACTTCGGTTTGTCCCACCACTTCGGTTTGTCCCACCACTTCGGTTTGTCCCACCACTTCGGTTTGTCCCACCACTTCGGTTTGTCCCACCACTTCGGTTTGTCCCACCACTTCGGTTTGTCCCACCACTTCGGTTTGTTCAAGTTTACTGCTCATATAATTGCCAAGTGCATTTGAAAAGCACGGAATATCTAAAATATAATTTCCATTTGGTTCTAATGAGGCATCAATGGACTGGATAAAATGGGGAGCTTCACGAAATAAATACATTCGAGGACAAATGGAAAGATGATTGATTGAAAGCATTATCAAATCGGCATCCAAGCCATAAATAATGGTTGTTTCATTGGCATGTTTTTCAGGGTTGGAACGAATATATTGAAACAATTTATGCTCCCCTTCTCCGACAAAATTGGAACCGGACGTTACAATTAATTTTGTTTTTAAATGTTGTTGCTTTATAAAATAGGTGGATACGGAAAAGTTTAATTCTGCCATAAATTTAGTTCCAGGGGTTATTGCTGCGGTGTTCCATGGATCAATTGGATTTTTGTCCAATGAAAAAGATTGATTCATTTCACTTTGATACCATGATTTATAACGGCGACTTTTTTGCTGATGCATTTTAGCCACTGGAGCCACTCCATCAAATGCAATAAATGCCAGTTCACTTGGTTGAATGAGTGTAATATAATATTCTATTTTTTGAATGACATGAGAAATGACATTGGAAGAAACAAATGGCACTTTGGATGATTTTAATTTATAATAAACATCATAAATGATGGAATTGCAATCTAAATATAAATTGTGAACTGGGAATCTGTTTGATTCAAATGAACGTAAAATATGGGGATGGTTTTTAATGATATAAGAAAAATAACTTGGGATGCCCATAGTGCAGAATAATAACTTATATATACATATCCAATATCTTTATATCAATATTGTTATTCAATTTAATTTAATTACATTATAAATATAAAATTAAAATATTGCCAGATGTAAAAAATGGAATGTATGAGTATGGAAATGGAAGGAACGGAAAAAGAGGGAAATGTAGAAAAAGATATTCGAGAATTAATTAAAAAAAAACAATTTTTTTTTGAAAATGTTATTCAACATACCTATATTCATTTGCAAAAATACAATCCTTTAAGCAAACATATAGATGATTTGCACAACATTCATCAAACATTGTTATCCATTTCATCAAATGATTCTGATTCAGATACATTAATTGATTGCATGCAACAAATCAATCGCAGATTATCAGTGTTATTTCAACATGTTGGAACTGATTTATTGGAAGATTTGCTTTGGATTTGCATTGGGTCTTATACATTTGCAGATACAAATTTTCAATTTACCAAATTTCCACTATTAAAACAATATTTTCATCCAACTGGATACAAAGTGATTCATGAAAATAATTATCCTAATTTATGGGTGTGTGAAGATGTAAGTTTAGAATCATTTGCATTACAAACTCATGGCATTCAATTATCCTTTCCAAATAAATCAACCATCATGTGTATCACTGGAATACTCGATAACATTCCGTTATCATTATTAAATGTAACGTGTTTCCAAGATATTCCATCTTCAAAAGAATTTCAAACAGATGCATTTCAGAGATATATAAAATCACTCACATTGAAAGATTATTTGGTGATAAAAAATACACATGATTTGTGCGCAAAATATATTGGCATGTTGAGTCAATGGAATGCATGGAAACAAAAGCCGATCAATGCTGCCGTGAAAGAATTTTTAAATGTCAATTTATATGAAAAACGTAATTTATTTATTTTATTATTATTGAATGGTGATAAAATGGAAAATCTATATTTGGCAAATATGTTATATGATTTAATGTCTTCCAATGGGAATGAAACAAGCGAACAATTAAAATTGATTGAATCCCTTCCATGGGAAATGAAGCGCCAATTTCAAAGTGCAAAAAAAAATGCAGCACAATATATTTTACAATTTGACATACAAAAAATGCCATTGGAACAACAAATATGCTTAATGAATGCAAATGAATTTGTAAAGGAAAAAGCAATGCAAAAATGGAAAGAGTTGAAATCAAAAAATGAAGACGGGGGTAGCAAAGCGCGACAATATCTTGAAGGATTATTAAAAATACCATTTGGCGTGTACAAGCGAGAGCCCATTTTAAATATTATGAACATAATTCGTGAGAAATGTGATGAACTTGGGTTGTCCAACCCAAATATGAGTTCTGTTCAATTATATTTGGGCAATAATAAGATGAATTTGAATCATTGCTCATTAGATGATATAAAGCAAATGGTGATTGAGATGAATAAGCGAAATAAAGATAGAAAAATAAAATTAAATATATCTCGAAAAGCAATGATTCAAGAATTAGAAAAATGGGGTCCCATTCAGACAGAAAAATACAAAAAAGCGTTGTCCATACAACAACAATGGACTCAAATGGGCGTCTATTTATCCCAAATTCGCGACACATTAGATGCGGCTATTTATGGACATGACAAAGCCAAAACTCAATTAGAAAGAATTATTGGACAATGGATGAATGGAAAGCAAACGGGGTATTGCTTTGGGTTTGAGGGACCCGCAGGTGTCGGTAAGACCACGCTCGCAAAAAAAGGATTAGCCAATTGTTTAAAAGATGAAAATGGAGAACCACGTCCATTTTCAATGATTCAAATTGGAGGAAGTGCGAATGGCTCCATCTTACATGGTCATCATTACACGTATTTGAGTGCTACATGGGGGTCCATTGCACAGATATTGATGGACAAACAATGTATGAATCCAATTATATTTATTGATGAAGTGGATAAAATATCCGGGACTGAAAATGGGAAGGAATTGATTGGTATATTGACTCATTTATTGGATCCGGCGCAAAATGATTGTTTTCAAGATAGGTATTTTTCGGGGGTGGATTTGGACCTGTCGAAGGCATTATTTATTTTATCCTACAATGATGCGTCTTTATTGGATTCCATCATGTTGGACCGAATACACCGCATTTCATTTAAGAGTCTTTCAGTGGCAGAGAAATTGATTATTTGTCGGCGTCATTTATTGCCGGAAATAATGGAAAACATGGGATTGCCTGGGGCGGTCCAATTGGAGGACAATGTGCTAACATTCATTATAGAAGAATATACATTTGAGCCAGGAGTGCGTAAATTAAAAGAAATATTGTTTGAAATAATTGGAGAAATCAATTTAGAAATATTGAAAGGAATGCCCATTTCAATACCATGCCAAATCACAAAAGAGCAATTGAAAACAAAATATTTGAAACAACGGCGTGAAGTAAAGTGCACCAAAATTCATACATCAGATTCCACAGGAGTTGTTAATGGATTGTGGGCAAATGTGCATGGAAAAGGGGGAATTATTCAAATACAGACCAGTTGGCGTCCATGCGAGGATTTTTTGCAGCTCTTTTTAACTGGAATGCAAGGAGATGTCATGAAAGAATCCATGAATGTGGCATTGACCTTGGCATGGAATTTAACGCCAAAAGAGATACAACAGACGATTTTGAATTCAGGAAAAAAGGGAATTCATATCCATTGTCCGGAAGGGGCAACGCCCAAAGACGGACCCAGTGCTGGAACTGCCATCACCATTGCCATCTATAGTTTGTTCAATGGATTGAAAATAAGACATGATGTGGCAATCACGGGTGAAATTCAGTTGGACGGAAAAGTGACTGAAATTGGCGGGTTGGAGGCAAAAATAGAAGGGGGTATCAAGGCGGGTGTCACTACCTTTCTTTATCCGGAAGAAAATAAAGAGGATTTTGATAAAATCATGGATAATAAGTCGGAACTAAAATCCAATATGTTGGATAATATCCAATTTCATGCGGTCAATCGGATTGAAGAAGTTTTTGCATTGGCATTGGCAATTATATGAATACATTGGCATTGGCATTGGCATTGGCAATTATATAAATACATTGGCATTGGCAATCAAATGATATTCAAATATATTTTCATTTCATTATATATGTCTGAAATACGAGTTCCATTTATCCAAAATGCAAAGGATATGTTAACCAATGTGTCTCATTTTTCACCATTGATAATTTCCTCATGTGTTCTCTTCGGTTCAGTGATTACTGGAACACTTGAAAAAGCATTCGTGTTTTTTTTATGGGCAGCACTTGGGACATTCTTTCGTTCTTTCATTATTGAAACTGGTCATGGGTTTGATGCCACATATAGCACATTTATGATTGTATTTACAATGTTATATTTAATGGTGCCGATGATATTTTCATCGATTCAGAATCACATTGGTGTAAATTATGCAATGATTGCATTTTTTGTTAGTTATTTTGTATTGGACCTTCACATCAAACAAGGAGCGGGGGCAATAACGCTCGTAAAAAATGTGGTATTGGGTATATTATTTGGAATGGGAGTTGTCTTATTAATGTATAGTACAAGAATGAAGTATTATTTATATATAAATGAAGTGAATCCAAGTGGAGAGGTATGCTCTGTTCCATCCAAACAACAATTTCGTTGTAATGTGTATAAAAATGGGGAATTGGTGGGAACACAGGGTTGATTCAAAAGAATGCCGACACAAATAAAATATTCTTTCATTTTATAATGTCGTTCCAACTAACAACAAATTATATTTATATAACGGAAGTGCATGGAAATCAGTTACATTGTCTTAGAGTGATTATTGAAACATAAAATACATACAACTAAATATATTGGCATTTCGTTTGGCAGTGATGGAAGCCAATTGGTTTCTCTGAAGAATCAATTGATTATGGGAATTCATCACATTTGCATCATTGGCTAATTCATTGAATATTAAATTTGGCAATTCATTTGGAACAAATATAAGGGTAAAGACCCACACAAATAAATTTGCGGCATAATCAATTTTACTTTTAATTATTGTGCAAATAGGAAACAAATATTATTATATGTTTTTGATGATGCATTTGAGGAACAAAGTAATCGGTTTTCATATTCACCTTTGCCGTTGCCGTTGCCTGTCAGTAAAATGGAGCAAACATAATCCATATTCATCATTGAATAACAATTCAAGTTTGAAAAAAACAATATAAAGACAATTCAATAATATTCACAACAATTCCAAATACTCCATTTCAGACATTCCAAATGCAGCTGATTGTTTTATAATTCGGTGTGGGTGAAACACGAGTTTTGCCAATTCTTCTGCAAAGACCATGTTTCGCTCTTTCAGCATTTGATAGTCAATGGTAGTCAAAAGTTTTAATAAATTTTGGTTGCACGAAAGACAAACCCAATTAATTTTATCTGGGTTTTGTCTCAATAGGTGTATTGCATTGGGATTCCTTGAAAGCCAATCCCAATCAATTTTATCTGGATTTTGTTCTAATAAGTGAATCGCATTGGGATTGCTGGAAAGATACCGCCAATTGATTTTATCTGGATTCTGTTCCAATAAGGGAATGGCATTGGGATTTTTTGAAAGCAAATTCCAATCGATTTTATCTGGGTTTTGTTCCAATAAGTGAATGGCATTGGGATTTTTGGAAAGACAATCCCAAATAATTTTATCTGGATTTTGTTCTAAAAGGTGAATTGCATTGGGATTTTTAGAAAGTTCAGACCAATAAATTTTATCTGGATTTTGTTCCAATAGATGAATGGCATTTTCATTTTCGGAAAGCCACCACCAATTAATTATATCTGGATTTTGTTCTAATAGGTGAATGGCATTGGGATTTGATGAAAGAAAAACCCAATCAATCTTATCAGGATTTTGTTTTAATAATGGAATGGCATTGGGATTCATTGAGAGACAACCCCAATTTATTCTATCAAAATTCAGTTCCAATAAAGGAATGGCATTGGGATTCCTTGAAAGCCAAGTCCAATAAATTTTATTTTGGTTTGGGTTTTGTTCAAATAATTCATTTGTTTTTACAGGAATGTTGTGAGATACAATCCAATCAGAATAATTCATTTTATTTGTTTGTTACTATTGAATTGAACGTTTTATTTCAATTTTAACAAAAATGATGTATATTCATCAACATCCAAACTCTTAATTGAGACATCATTATGTTGCGATGAAAGGCTTCATTCAGAAGTTGCATGTTTCCACGTGTATGAAACGTTTTTACAAATGAATTATATGTATCTGCCACATTTTTGCCTTCATAGGTTGGAATCAATTGATCATATAAAAATTGTGGCATTTTCTTCCTTCGATTGACCATATTGTGAAAAACAAATAGAAGATTCATTAAATCTTGTTTGGTCTTTATATTGCTTGGAATAACATTCTTCCAAAATTCTTTGGCATGCTTTGCACATTCAGGACAAGGTAAGTGCATGCAAATTTTTCTCAAAACGGCAATCAATTCAGGTCCTATAATGGGAAAACTTTCTTCTTTTATTTTGATACTTAATGTGTGAAAAAAAACCCATGTGTTGGGGCCCCAATAACTAGGTGACATATAATAGAATGCGATAATTTTTTTCAAATATAAAGTAAATGAGCGAACAAAGCATTCAAAGTGAACCATTATCTGCGACAACTGCCATCAGTGCAAAAACAAAGAGTCCAGAGAAATCGCCCGAATTCCTCATGATGAAGGTAAAAAAAAAGGGAAAGGGAAAAGAAAAGATATGTGGACCAGGAAAGGTCCTTAATGAAAAAACGGGACGATGTGTCAAAGAAAATAAAATACCTAAAAAAATACACCCAATCATCAGCCCAGAAGACCACAATCAAGATCAAGTCAAAAATGTTGTGGGTCTCACGCTTAAATATCCCAATCCAATCACTGAAAGACTGGAAAAAAGAATGCCCCAATTATTCGTCAAATCCAAAAATGATAAAATGAAAGCTTACATTCGCATGTGTCCATTAGCAATGGGCGACAGACGACAGCCCATTATTTTGACCAAAGAAGAAAAAGAAGACATGGTGAAAGAAAATCCAGGCGCCTACAATGAAAAATCGGATTTTGTGGAATATGGTGCAGATGAAAAAAAAGACAAATATTATTTTACATGTCCAAAATATTGGTGTCTATTGACAGATAAGGTTGTGACGGAAAAGGATATTTTGGAAGGCAAATGTGGTCCAAAGGTGAATAAAATAGAAGACGCCATTATTCCAAAAGATGCAGAAGAAGTGCCTGAGGGGAAATATGTGTATCAATTTTATGACGAAGACAAAAAAATGTATCCTGGGTTTCACAAAGATAATGTATCAAGTGGCATCTGTGCTCCGTGTTGTTATGCCAAATGGAATACAGAAAAAATCAAAGAAAGAAGAGATATTTGTCAGGGAACTAACAAAGATAACGATAAAGACAAAGATAATAACAACAAAGAAAATCAAATAGAAAAAGATATTGCCAAAATAGAAAAATATATCAAAGGACCGGAAAAATATGGCCCTCGATTGGGAGAACAACGTTGGGGGTGGTTGCCTGTGAGTATCCAATTCTTTTTTAATCAAATGAGTTCCACATGTCAAATCAGCCAAACCAATCCAGATCTTAAACCCGGCCATGCGTGTCTGCTTCGGTTTGGTGTGGAAGACCACCCCACACAATCTTTTATAGCTTGCATTGCAAGTGTTCTCCATTACACAACAAGGGAAATCCCCAGCATCAAACAGATGAAAGAAACAATTATTCGTTCGCTCACCATTGACCGCTTTGTGAAATATCAAAATGGGGATTTAATTGCCACCTTTGCAAATCCAAATATTCCGGTGAAAGAAGAGGAATTCAATACAAGCAAATTGTATCAAAAAATAAAAGAGATGGATGCCAATGGAAAAGCCAATGCCGAACTTTTTTTGGTGAAAGTCGTTCAATCCATGGAGCATTTCAAGGCATATCTAAGAAATGATGAAATAAAAATAGATCCAACCTATTTATGGGATATTATTTGCATGCCAAATCCGCAATTGTTTTCACAGGGAACCAATTTGATTATTTTGGAAATTCCAGAAAATGATGTGACAAACAATGTGGAACTGGTGTGTCCAAGTAATCATTATTCGGATTATATGTATGACAAGAGAAAACAAAGTATTGTATTAATCAAACGCGAAAACTACTATGAGCCAGTTTATTTGCGCACAGACGGCAATCCAATTATGATCAATAAAACTTTTTCTGAATCGGATAAAGATATTCCACAAGGGATTCGTTCTATTTTTGCAGATGTAATTGGGCCCACATTATTGAATAAATGTAAACCATTGGCAAGTATGAGAGAAGTGCAATTAAAACAGCCTCCGCCTCTCACTTCTCTGATATCTGAACTAACAAAACGAAAATATGCAATAAATAAGCAAGTGTTAAATTATCAGGGAAAAACCATTGGCTTGTTATGTAGCAAGAATAAATTAAATGGATATGTGCCTTGTTTGCCGTCTGCCATGCTGGAAGAAATGGATTTTGTGTATATGGATGCGGATATATGGTCTACATATGCGAATACAATGAAATTTTTAACGGAATATTACAAAACAACAAAAGAGTTTCGAAAGGTTGTGAATGGAGAAAAACATGTGATTGGGTTTTTAACCAGCACCGATCATTTTATTCCCATTCGAGATCCAACGCCCATATCCCATATATCAGATGTGTTGGAATCGGTGGAACATGACAATTTGTTAGTTGCAGATGCTGAAATACTAACAAGCAATCAAGTGGACGATGAGCGTGTCAAGTATATCAAGAGAATTCAATTGGAGACACATTTTTACAATGTATTTCGCAATACAATACGTCAGCTTTTGAATCAGCCAAAACATTTTAAACGAAGAGAGCAGCTGAAAACAATCTGTGATGCACGTGGTGGTATGTACACCGCCAAGCTGAAAAAGGTGATTGAAATGTTGCATTTATTGACAGATGAACATATTATATTTGCTGCGCGAAAATCATTTGCGGAGATAGATGAGGCAAATATATATTCATGTTTGTCCAAAAAGGACGACGAATGCGGTCAATCAGGCTCCGTTTGTCAGAAATCGGGTAAAAATTGTCAGCTGGTATTGCCCAAGACAAATTTGGTGAATCAAATGGACAATGAGGAATATTATTTTAATCGAATGGGAGATGAGTTAATTCGGTATAATCGAGTGAGGTCTTTTATATTCAAGCCGCAAAAATATTTATCTTTTGGCAATGTGAAATACAATTTGAGAGAAGATGAGATTATTTTGTTGCATGACAATATCACGCAGGAATATTTTGAGAAATTGATTCCAGCGGAAATCAATCAGTATGCAAAATATAACACATATAATACAGCCAATCCAAATAAGACAATTGCGTATGACAATCGGTTAGAAAAAGAAAATGAGGTGGAAAAAGAGGAAGAAAGTCCAAAATTTTTAATATTAAAAGTCAAAAAACCGAAAATAAATAAAAAACAAACAACGAGAAAAAAGATTTCATAAATGAATGTTTTAATTTCAAATGGAAAAAATATAGAAAAAACAATTTAAAGAAATGCAAATAAATATTATTTATAATGTCAGAAGAATTGCGTGACGAGATTGAAAAAATGTCTAAATTTAATCAAATAGAAATATTGCGTATTTTGGTGAATAAAAATATTGTATTAAATGAGAATAAATATGGAACGCATGTAAATTTGAGTGAATTGGACGAGGAAACAATCAAAGAATTGGAAGCATATGTGAAATATGTGAATACACAAGAATTGGATTTGAATCACTTTGAGCAAGAAAAGGAGAAATACAAAAATATCTTTTTTGACAATAACACATAAAGACAACACAGGAATCTATATAAACGCAATGTCATCTGGCATTATCAATGAATTGGAGCCATTTATGCTTACAATGAAAAATAGGAGACAATGGGAGGAAATGGTGCCCTCAATAGTTGCACCAAAGGAATCTAATTTATATTTGAAAGAATTAGAGGAAAAACCTCAAGAAACAAAGAAGAGAAAACAACAACAAGAAGATAGATATAATGTATTTTGTCAGGATTCTTTATTTTGGACTTTTTTTATTATGAAGAATGGATTTTTTGAATATGAAAGTAAGAAAACATTTGAAATGGAAACTTCCGAAAAATTTAAATGTATAGATATGATGCGTCAAAATAAAGACTTGTTGAAGCGCCATAAAATAAAATCCTATTCAGCCATTGAAGATGATTTGGGAAATAATCGCAAAATATCACTGAAGACATTTATGGCACTTTGTCTTGTTGAACAATTAAATGTAATATTTATTCGGAAAAGAAAAATAATAAGTGTTATATTGAATGAAACGGAACCAACATGGCTCATTCATCAAAATGCGGAGACAAATATGTGTTCTATTGAATTAGATGTGACGCCAGAAAAAATTAAAAAATATTGCGCGGAATATTTATGTGTGGATAATTATGATTCACCATTAAAAAGTATGAGTGCGTATAAATTGGATGAATTGAAAGAAATGTGTTATAAATTAAATATGCAAATAGGAGACTTGAAAAATAAAAAAGATATATATGAATTATTGGTGATGAAATACTAAAAAATTGATTCATATTTAAATATATCTCTTTTAATAATAGATACAATGCCAAAAAAAATAGAATATGAAGATTTATGGGGAAATAATAAAGCCGAAGCCGAAGCACCAAAAGCCGAAGCACCAAAAGCAGAAGCACCAAAAGCCGACGCACCAAAAGCCGACGCACCAAAAGCAGAAGCACCAAAAGCCGACGCACCAAAAGCCGAAGAAAACCCAGAATCAAATATTGTGTTGAATGATGTAGAAGAAGAAGAAGAAGAAGAAAAACAAGATGAACAAAAAAAGCCGCCAACTGAAAAACAAATGCACGCAAATAGAGACCAATTAAATACACTTTCCGCCCTTTTCTTAAATCAACGAGCCAATAAATATTCAGAAATAGAAATGGAAGCAAAATTTGGAACGCGTGGTATTAAATATCTCACCAAATCCGATTATGATAATGTGGCAAAAAAAATAATATCATCTGGATGGACAGCAGAAAGTACAGGTGGTCAATATATGATGCGCATTCATCCAGAATTTTTAGACGCAAAAACAGGCAAATTTAGAACAAATGAGCGATTCCGCATTGAAATACAAGGGCTCAATTATGTGCAAGAATATTGCAAAACAAATAGCATACGTGCGATTCATGATAAAAGTAGTTTTAATGTAGGAATTCACCGAAAATTTCCATTGATGGATGAAACACAGGGTAAACCAGTGGCAAGTGCCAATTTCGATGATTGGAATTTTCGTGTGTCATTAAATACAGAAGAGCGTGTTAGTAAAACAGGCAAAATAGGGCAAGAAGTATTTGAAAATTGGAATAAATCAAAGAAAACATTTCGCTATATAAATCGTGTTGCATTTACTCATCCAGACCATGCATTCAAAATAGACATGAGTATTGTGAAATCGTCTTCGCGCAATGAGCGCGGGTGGTACATTCAAACGTACAATGTGGCAGATTCGGGTGTATTCAATAATCCAGAATCATTTGAGATTGAAATTGAGGTGGATTATTTGAAAGCAAGACGAATGTACTCTAATCCAGCGGAATTATCCGCTGGGCTCCAGCGGATAGTCACATTGGTGCTATCTGGATTGCAAAGAACAAATTATCCGGTGTCTTATTTTGAACAACGTGAAGTAATGCAGCAATATTATCAAATGCTGCATGGGGAACCAATGCATAAAAAAAATATTCACTCGTCGGATTTTTTGGGACCCAGTTTGGTGACACTGGACATTCAAAATATCGCCCCATTGAACCCAGATATTGCCATGCCAAACATCACCGAGCCATTTGCCTATTGTGTGACGGAAAAGGCAGATGGAGACCGACATTTGCTATATGTGGATAAAACGGGACGAATATATTTAATAAATATGAATATGAATGTGATATTCACGGGGGCAAAAACACGAGAACAAAATTGTTTCCATTCAATTCTAGATGGCGAACTGATATTGCATAATTTGTATGGAGTGTTTATTAATACATTTGCCGCATTTGACATTTATTACATAAATAGAATAGATATACGCGAACGTCCTTTCCTGAATACTCCTATATTGGAGCCAAAATATAAGGAGGAATGCCGTTTGAATTTATTACAAGATTTTGTGAAGCAATTGAATCCGGAAAAAATAGGAAATGCAAAATTAAAAATAAATTCCCCAATACATATTCAAGTGAAGCATTTCTATCCCCTTTTTGATAAAATGACGGATGGAAAAGACACCAAATATAGTATATTTGAAGCAAATTATTATTTGTTGCGTAAAATAGCGGATAAGAATTTTGATTATGAAATTGATGGTCTCATATTTACGCCAACATTATATGGGGTGGGTGGAAGTGCGTTTATGGAAGCAGGTCCAAAGAAAAAAATCACCTGGCCCCATTTATTTAAATGGAAGCCGTCGGAAGCCACTGCCATATTCCCGAAAAGTTACAATACTATTGATTTTCTCGTGGTGACTAAAAAAGGCGCAGATGGATTAGATATTGTCACTCCAATGTTTGAAAATGGCCAGATATATGGGGAAGCAACACAATTCAAACAATATAAAACACTGATATTGGCGGTTGGATTTGACCCAAGCCGTCACGGATATATAAACCCATGTCAAGATGTCTTGGACGATAAATATGTATCCAATGGAGGTCAAGCCTATGATGCGGAAGATGAAGGATACAAACCGAAGCAATTTTATCCGTCTGATCCGTTTGACCCAAATGCAGGGCTGTGTCATATCATGTTGGAAAATGATTCCAATGGCACATATCAAATGTTTACGGAAGAACGACAAGTATTTGGGGACCAAATGGTGGTGGAATTTCGTTATGACCCCGCAAAACCAGGTCTTTGGAAATGGGTTCCTCTGAGAGTTCGTTATGATAAAACATCTGAATTTCGGACGGGTCAAGGTGTGGGGGCAAATGATTATAAGACCGCCAATAGTAATTGGCGTTCCATTCATTATCCAGTGACAGAACGTATGATATCTACTGGGGAAGGAATACCAAGCGCAGAAGTTTCCGATGATGTGTATTACAATGGTTCGTCGTCGGATAAACTAACAAGAGGAATGCGTGATTTTCATAATTTATATGTGAAGAAAATGCTCATTGCAAGTGTGTCCAAAAAAAGTGACATTTTGATTGATTTTGCGTGTGGGAAAGCAGGTGATTTGCCAAAATGGATTCATGCGAATTTGTCGTTTGTATTTGGGATTGATATTTCCAAAGACAATATAGAAAATCGCATTAATGGGGCATGTGCAAGATATTTGAATTTCAAGAAAACAACCAAAGTGATGCCATTTGCCCTCTTTGTTCATGGGAATAGTTCATTGCATATACGTTCCGGAACCAATATGTTTTCGGATAAGGGCAATCAAATCGTGAATGCAGTGTTTGGAAAAATATCCGCGGATCATGGTTTGGGGCCAGCTGTGGCGCGTCAATACGGAAAAGGACGGAATGGTTTTGATGTGTCGTCGTGTCAATTTGCCATTCATTATATGTTTGAGAATAAACGCACCTTTTATCAATTTCTGCGAAATGTAGCGGAGTGTACAAAATTGTACGGATATTTTATTGGGACGTGTTATGATGGTCGCAGTGTATTTCAAATGTTGCGAAGAAAGCAAAAAGGAGAAAGTGAAGATATATTTGTGGATGGAAAAAAAGTGTGGTCCATTACAAAGCAATATGACATTTCCACTTTGGATAATGACGAGAGTAGTTTGAGTCAAAAAATAGATGTATATCAAGATACCATTAATCAAAGTATCACAGAATATTTGGTGAATTTTGATTTCTTGGTCAGTTCCATGGAGAAATATGGATTTGCATTGGTGACAAAGGAAGAAGCAAGAATGTTAAAAATTCCGGATGGAAGTGGAATGTTCAGTGAATTGAATCAACAAATGGAGCGAGAAGTAAGCCAGCGTCCTGAAAAGCAAGTGGAGTATAAAGAGGCTCTATACATGACGGATTATGAGAAAAAGATTTCCTTTTTGAACAGATATTTTGTATTCAAGAAAATGTCGACAAGAAATGCAGAAAAACTAACCATTGCTCTGTTGAGTGGAAATGATGCACCAGAAGAAGAACCGGTTGAGACAAAAGTAGAAGTAGAACCAGTTGCGAAGGAATTACCTCAAAATCCAAAGAAGCCCAAAGTGACGCAATTGAAGAAAAAGTTGCGGTTGGTGGAAGCCACGGAAGCGCAGGAACAACCTGAAATGCCCCCAATACAAAAGAAAAAAAATACGAGAAAGAAACGCATCATTGTAAACAATTCAGATGATGATGAAAAATAAATGACCCAGTAATGACCTAAAAATAAAATTGAAATATTTTTTGGGACAACAATTAATGCATCAATAAATATTAAAGAAAGATGAATTGCCGAGCAACAAAATGCGAAATTTTAAGACAAAAGTGTTCCAAGTACGAGAGCGAATTGGAATATCTTGAAATAATGATTGGAGCGAAATATGCAGATTTAATGCTTACAATGAAAGAAGAATCATGTGTGCAGCATATTTTGGTGGATTTGTCTCATCAAATTAAGAAGCTGAGAAAAGAGGCAGATATGTATAAAAAACATATACATATTTGCAAACAAAAAATGAAATATATAGAAGCAGAAGCAGAAGAAACAGATGAAAGTGATATGGATGTAGATGATGTAGAAGATATTGTTATAGAATGCTAGGGCTTAGAAAGTAATTAATAACAACTTTTTTCTCTGCACATTTATTACAAAAATATATTTGGCTTTCCCGCATGCGATAATTGATATTTTTCACACCATTGCAAACACTTTTGCGTATTTATTTTTTTCAGCTGGTCCATTCGCTCTTCTTGATTTTTACTATTTTCCAAGAAAAACAATTGATCCAATGCATCTAATTGTTGCTGTGCAATGATTAAATTGGATTCCTCAATTCTATTCATGACTGCACGCGATATTTCATTGTCAATCAGAGAATGTATGTGCAATCCCTCTTCAATCACCAGACACTTCAGATTAATTGGATGCAAATAATTTTTACAAACCAAATATCGGTTGCTTTGAAATATATTGCTCACCATTGGCTTTGTTAGTTGCACCTTGTCAAACATGGAAGAATAAATGCATACAATATCAATCATTGGTTTGTAGCTTAAATTATCTATGGGAATGATACACATACCATGAATATTCATATTTTGTATAATTGCACGTAATATACGCAAATGATTGTTTACATAAATATTCAAATCATGTTCAACTTCAATATAATCCTGAAATACCATCAAATCATATTTATCTTGCATTTGAGTTTGAGTTTGGAAAATGTCCAATACATGACATATAGATGGAATATCATCGAGAGGCAATTCAGTGTGATTTGTATAATTTGCGACTTGAATTGGTTTAGTGAAATGGCGACTCAAATGAAGAGATTGGAATAGTTCAACGAAATCAAAATAGGATGGATGCAAAATGTGAGGAACTAACAATTGGACAAATTCATACGGATTGATATATGTTTGTAATGATTTATTTGAAGTTGGAATAATAATATTTGTATGTGGCAAATATGGTTCGGCTCGAGTTGATTTAAATGAAACATTCATTTGAATGGAAATGGGATTTGTTGGAATTGTATGGTAATTCATTGATAAATTAAATATGGATGTCTCTTTATATTTTATTATACTAAATCAATCCTCCAAATCACAATTACAATTGCAAAAGCAACACAAATCACTTAAATTGCAATCCAAATCAATATCACTAAAATCACAACACCAATATGCAAAACGCATATCCAAATAATTCCGCTTTTTTTCTTCTTTCTTTTTTTTATTCTCGGTTTCTTCAACCTTTTTTTCTGGTTTCTCCTCCCGTTCCATATTTATTTTATTTTGACTTGCATTTATATAAAAAAAATATATATAAATTCTAATCATCATTTTCAATTGTACATTTTATATACAATTGAAAAAGGAATACATTTCATGTTCTTAATATAAAAATTGAATTCTTTTATCAACCCATTCATTCCAATATATAAAATGAACAATTCATACAGATATTACCAACGTGATGCCGATGCAGCCATTTGCAGCGAATTGGAAGCCAATCATCGGTGCATTGTAAAAATGTTTTGCGGAACAGGGAAATCCCTTGTCATGCGCAAATGCAACATTCTTCAACATAAATCCTTAATTGTTTATGTATTTCCCTCATTGAATTTAGTCGCTCAATATTATTCCGATTATTTAGCAGATATTCCAAAAGACCATTTGTTAGTTGTGTCTTCTGAAATCAGCTCACCCAAACACCCCATTGATTCCACCACTGATTCCAATGCAATCAAGCAATTCCTTTGTCAGACCATGCGGAAAATAATTTGTGTCACCTATCAAAGTTACGACACCTTATTGAACTGCTTGGAAGACCAATTGATTGATGTTTGTGTATATGATGAATCCCATCACATTGTCGGGGAAAACGCCCAACAATATGTGTTTCAGCCCACCAATAAATGTGTGAAGCAAGTGTTTTTCACTGCCACTCCGAAGAATGCCAATGGAATCATCATGTATGACCGAGAAAATGAAGAGCAAAATATGTGCGGCAAATTGGTCTACGATTATTCCTATTTGCGTGGATTGAATGAAGGATATTTGAACGCGTTTGATATTTTGATTGACATGTACACGGAAAATACTCCTCCAAGTAAATATGAGAGCATTGCACGGGCGATACTTGAAACAGGAAACAATCGTGTATTAACCTTTCATGCGGATGTGAATTGCGACCGAGATAATTCCGTGCGTCATTTTGTGGATGAAGCGGCATTTATTACTGCTTTTGAGAAGGTGAAAAAGGAAGAATTTGCTTCCTCGATGAAATACAAAAAAATCACCATGGTGGGATTATACTCGGGACAAGAATCCCGAAAACAGGGCGATATTTTATCGAAATTTGATGCAACACCCCACAATGAAATATTCATTATTTGTTCCTGCGAGACCATTGGAGAAGGCATTGATACCAAGAATGCCAATATGTGTGTTTTTGTGGACCCGAAGCAGTCCTATGTGAAAATAATGCAAAACATTGGTCGTGTGGTTCGGAAGCAAAAAGATACGCCAAAATCGTCCATTTTGATTCCATGTTGGGTGGATCGAGAGAAATATATGGCGTGTGGAGGAGACCGGGAGAAATGCGATGAAGTGATACGCCAAGATATGCTTGATACTGCGGGCAATTTCAATATGATTTTGAATACCCTGAGTGCATTAAAGCAAGAGGATGAAGATATATATGATATTTGTTTGAATTACCCGAATGCGTTTGCCCCACAAGAAATAAGGGGATATTTAGAATCCAATGGGTTTGAAATAGAGGATGATATGGAGGGAACACGGGAAGAAGTGATGGAATATTTGTTGCCTGATATATCTTCTGATTCTTCAGATTTTTCAGATTCTGAATCGGATATGGATTTAGATGATTCAAATGTTAGTTTTCGTTCTTCTTCTGATACAACCCAACTAACAGACAACGAATATTTTGAGCAAATGGCTTTAAAACACGGGGTCTGTGTGGAAGTCCATAGCACGTCATTGGATTGCCCGGTGGAAAGGTTCAATGAAGGATCGGAGGAAGTGGTACGTTTGTTTCGCGAGGAAAATTCTGAGAATTCCGAGAATATTCCCGGAACGTTCCGCCCCATTGTTGCCATGGAAGGCAATCAAACGCACACCAAAGGGAAGCTAAGTGGTCCCAAACGCGAGACCAAAATGCGTCTGAATGTGCATTCCAATGATGAAATTAAGGTTCTGTGGAATATTCGAGGGGGAATGGATTTAACGAAAAATGTATGCAGTTGCGTGATTGATTGTGAAGTGGGAAAACATGACCCGTTGAAAGCAGCGGAAGAGATTGTGGCGAGGGCAAGGGAAAGGGAAGCCAATGGGGAACGATTGTTGCCAAGGTATCTTAACAACAAAGTAAAATTATATTCAGAAAAAGAAATAAGGGAAAATAAAGATTCTCAAAAATTGGGAAGTTGGAAAAAGGCATTAAAAGGAAAAGGAAAAGGAAAATGTTCAGAACAAGTAAAAGTTTATTTGGATTTCAATTTGATTGGTTGGCGAGATGGATTGGAATTAAAATCTATGAAAGATGCTGAAAATATTGTTCAACGAGCAAAACAACGGGTTGAAAATGGAAAACAATTGTTGCCAAGACAATGTTGCCATGATAAATCCAAACAATATTCTGAAGATGAAATACAAGAAGAAAAAGACTCTATTAAAATTATCAATTGGAAATTGAATTGGAAAAAGAATAAATGGTTCGAACAAACAAGATTATACTTAGATGTAAATTTACCTGGTTGGCGAGACAATTTGGATTCAAGGGCTATGCAAGATGCGGAAAATATTGTTCGTCGAGCTGAAAAACGAAAATTAAATGGAAAACAATTATTGCCAAAATATAGATGTTGTAAACAAACAACACAACATTCAAAAGAAGAAATGCAAGAACATCAGGACTCAAAAAAAATAGGGCGTTGGAGATATGCATTAAAGGGAAATGGTACATCAAAATGCCCTCAACAAGTAGAAGTATATTTGGATTTAAATTTGCCTGGTTGGAGAGACGAACTTGATTCAAAAGCAATGCAAACAGCTGAACGCATTGTTTTCAGAGCAAAACAAAGACAAATGAATGGAAAACAATTACTGCCGCGCAAATATTGCAAAAATAAAAATAAACAATATACTGAATGTGAAATTCAAGAACAGAAAGATGCAGAAAAATTAGGGCATTTGAAAAAAGCATTAACAGACAAAGGCACATCTAAATGTTCAGAACAAGTGAAAGAATATTTGGATTTAAATTTGCCTGGCTGGAGTGATAGTTTGGATTTTAAGGCAATGGAATTTGCACAGAATATTGTTCAACGAGCCAACCAACGGGTTGAAAATGGAGGGCAATTATTGCCACAAAAATGTTGCAAAAATAAAAATAAACAATATGCAGAAGCTGAAAAGCAAGAACACAAAGATTCACAAAAATTAAGTCAATGGAAAATGGCATTAAAAGGAAAAAATAGAGCAAAATGTTCACCCGAAGTCCAACAATATCTCGACGCAAATCTCCCCGGTTGGCGAGATAAACAAAATTTTGATTTAAAGGCAATGGTATTAGCACAAGATATCGTTCAACGAGCCAACCAACGGGTTGAAAATGGAGGACAATTGTTGCCAAGACAATGCCGCAAAAATAAAAATAAACAATACACAGAAGCTGAAAAGCAAGAAGACGATGATGCACATAAATTATCCTATTGGAGAAAAGCACTTGCTAGAAAAATAAGAGCAAATTGTTCACCAGAAATCCAACAATATCTCGACGAAAATCTCCCTGGTTGGCGATGTGATGAAACGCGCGAAAAAATAAAAACACCCGAAAAACCCAAATCCATGAAACTGCGTTTGAATTCCAATAAAAATATCACCCCCACAAAAAAGCCCGCCCAATTATCCACTTTCTCCGAACTCAACAAAAAATACATCCAAATGAACGCCCAATCACTGAATCAATTGTTTCAAACGGAGCCTCAATTGTGGAACGAATATCACCAAATTATGGAGCAATCTTTCGCCTCCTTTCCGGAAGAAGAAATTCCACGAAATCAAATCATCCATCGGTTGAATCAACTGAAAACCCTTCGCAGCAAATTGGTCGTGGACATGGGATGTGGGCAAGCCTTTATTGCACAACATTTTGCTGCAACACAAGACAAACGATTTCAATTCATCAATTATGACCATATCGCATCGAATTCATTGGTGGAACGATGTGATATTTCTTGTTTGCCATTGGAAGCAAATTGTGTGGAAATTTGCATCCTTTGTTTGGCGATGTGGGGATCCAAGTGCGAGCAATACATCGCCGAGGCGCATCGCGTTTTAGAAAGCAATGGAATGCTCTTGATTGTGGAGCCGACAAAGAGATGGACAAGCGAAGTAGCAGAAGAAGCAAATCCCGCAGACAGATTAAAATCTTTGTTGCTCAATCACCAATTTCGCATTTTGGAAGAAAATATTGAAAAATTTGCCATGTTTGTGTGCATGAAATGAATTTTAAACCAACTCTTGATATTTTTTCCACAACATCATTTCAGTTCCATTTTCATATTGAATGCCAGGCAATTGCCGCAATTCTTCGACAAAATCATCATAATTGTAATCATCTTTTCCACTCAAATTAAATTCATCCACATAATCGGATATATTCTCTTCATTCATAAATGGTTGAACATCAATGACCTTTGGTTGAATGTCAATAACCTTTGGTTGAATATCATTATTAGAAACAATTGGTGCATGCACTGGCAAGTCCGACGCTTCTTGTATTTCTTGAAGTGCCTCATGAATGAGCTCATCATAAAAGGGATAATTGTCATCTCGCTCGGTGATTAAAACATTTCTATTTCCCTTATATATCCAACAGCTATTGACATCAATCAAATATTCTTTTTCAATTCCAGTTCTCAAACAATAAACATTATCATCCACTTCAATTGTATATAATATATTACTTTCATTCATATACGATTGCGCTCGTTCCTTATCTGTGGAAACACTAATAAAGGTTCGTTTGTTGTAACTTGCCTCGGTCAAAAAGGAGTTGCGGTCGCCTCTGTAAAATACATAATTGTCCTTTCGAATTTTCTTCATTGGAACCATTTGCTGTTGAAGCATCGAAACAATTTGAGGAGTGCTATATTCGTTTCCGTCATAAAGAATTGTTTTATGATTCTTTGTTTTCAAATACTCTTGGATGTATTCATATGTTTCCCCACTCCAAATATTTATGGCGATTTCATATGTCAATGTTGTTCCACCTTTTTGTTTTTTATTCCTTTTTCTGCTTTTATTGTGATGTTTTTTCCTTTTGTATTGTTTCGTTTGTTTGCCCATATATTATTATGTCGTAAAATTTTATATTGTATAATCAATAATAAATCAATATCTCCCATTTACAAATATTTTTGGTCTGCAATGGATGGCATTGCCATTTTTATGATAAGTCTCCATGGAACAAGGCGGCACCTTGTCCTTGTACATGTACGTTTGGTCGGAATACACTGATGCAAACGGATTGTCTTTATATCTCTTTTGATGTGCGGCATTCAATGAGATGGTATCCACATTCAATTTGAGCAATCGCGCACCACATGAAACCGCCCCTTGCGTCGCATATTGCTCATTATTGGGTTTATAAATGACTTTCGAGCATTCACTTGTGGAAGGGCATTGTGCCACATGGGTGGTCACTCCATCCACTTCTTTCACATAATTGAACTGCCGTTGCTGAAAGGTGCGACATCTATTTTTCAAATAGGCTTTACTTGTTTGATAATAATTTTTACTCAAATTTGTGCTGGCAGACAATGTTCGACGAACGGCTTTCCGTTGTTGATTGCAGCAAAGAACTGGATTACACACATTGGCTTGTGGTTTCTCGCTCAAGCTATGAATGGGCATCCAACCGAAAACAACGGGGATTGTTTTTTTGTCCTCTGGGGCAATGGTGCAAATCGTGCTGTCCCCTGGGTATTCAGGGAGTGTCCCGCCGCCCACATTCATTCCAGTGGAGGACCGGACAATGCGATTGTTGTCTCCAATGCTGCCTTTTCGGTAATGTTTGATGGGACGTGGGAGACCAAATTTTGTTGGATGGCAATTGGTTGGATCATTGTTAGTGAAGGGACGTATGTGGGTGGCGCGTCTTCCAGTGACATAATCGGGACCTTTCCATGACATATATTGAATGCAGATATTTATTTTCAGTGTTCAATATATGAAATTTATTTGGATTATTATTGGTGTTTTGACAATTCTGATGGCTTCGCAAATGATTGCCCATTTGCATTCGTATTTCAGTTCAGAGGTCATTCCTCTTATGGAAGGGATGGAAAATGCTGGATCATCCGATGCAGAATATAAGCCATATAATGTGAGTGACCCCAATAATAGTCTCATTTTGGCACAGCAAAATGCAGGGAATATTGAAGTGTTGAAAGGTCGTGTGGATAAATTGGACAAATGGAAAGAGAAAACGGACGGAATGCAACAATCGATTGATTCTCTGCAAACCCAAGTGGAAAGTTTGGTGCAACAGCAAGCAGAATATGCGACGGAATTGGCGGGTGATGAACCGATTGAGGTGACGGGGGTTTAATATAAAATTGAATATTGGTTCATCCAAAGAAACTGATTATGATAAAGCAAAGCATGAATTATTCCGATTGGGTTGTATTGCATGGAATTCCTGTGAAAACGAATGAATTGTTTAAAAATTGTAATTGGTCTTGGCTTTCCGGAAATCCCAATGCCATTCACCTGTTAGACCAAAATCCACATAAAATAGATTGGTCTTGTCTTTCATGGAATTCCAATGCCATTCACTTGTTAGAACAAAATTTGGATAAAATAGATTGGGATAATCTTTCAGACAATCCAAATGCCATTCATTTATTGGAACAAAATGTTGATAAAATTTATTGGGGGTCCCTTTCGTCAAATCCCAATGCCATTCCCTTATTGGAAAAAAATTTAGATAAAATAGATTGGAAGTGGCTTTCCAAAAATCCCAATGCGATACATTTATTGGAACAAAATCCAGATAAAATTGATTGGGATAAGCTTTCATTAAATCCTAATGCAATTCACTTATTACAACAAAACCCGGATAAATTGAATTTGTGGGTTCTTTCTAAAAATCCCAATGCCATTCATTTATTGGAACAAAACCCAGAGAAAATTTATTGGCAAGCGCTTTCAGAAAATCCCAATGCCATTCACTTGTTAGAACTGAATCAAAATAAAATTGATTGGACATGGCTTTCCATAAATCCAAATGCCATTCATTTATTAGAACAAAATGCAAACAAAATAGATTGGAAATGGCTTTCAATGAATCCGAATATATTGAAGCTTTTGACTACCATTGACTACCAAGTGCTGAAAGAGAGAAACAAGGTCTTTGCGGAAGAATTGGCAAGACTCGTGTTCCACCCATGTCGCATTATAAAACAATCGGCTGCATTTGGAATGTCTGAAATGGAGTATTTGGAATTATTGTGAATTGTTGAAAATTGCAAATAAACGTACATTCTTTATTCCAAAATTGTCTTTATATTGTTTTTTTGAATAATTAAAAAATTGAATATTGGTTCATGCAAAGAAACTGATTAAAGCAAAGCAAAGCATGAATTATTCCGATTGGGTTGTATTACATGGAATTCCTGTGAAAACGAATGAATTGTTTGAAAATTGTAATTGGTCTTGGCTTTCAGTAAATCCCAATGCCATTCACTTATTGGAACAAAACCCAGATAAAATAGATTGGATAAATCTTTCAGAAAATCCCAATGCCATTCCCCTTTTAAAACAAAATCCAGATAAAATACGTTGGATTTGTCTCTCAAATAATCCCAATGCCATTCACATATTGGAACAGAATCCAGATAAAATAAATTGGCATGCGCTTTCATGGAATCCCAATGCCATTCACTTGTTAGAACAAAATTTGGACAAAATTAATTGGTATAATCTTTCAATGAATCCCAATGCAATTCACCTGTTGGAACAAAACCCAGATAAAATCGATTGGGCTGAACTTTCAACAAATCCCAATGCGATTCCCTTATTAGAACAAAATCCAGATAAAATCAATTGGGATTGGCTTTCAGAAAATCCCAATGCCATTCACTTATTGGAACAAAATCCAGATAAAATTGATTGGGTTTGTCTTTCCAAAAATCCCAATGCAATTCCAATATTAGAACAAAATCTAGATAAAATGAATTGGAAGTTTCTTTCATTCAATCCAAATGCAATTCATTTATTAGAACAAAATACGGACAAAATAGATTGGAAATGGCTTTCAATGAATCCGAATATATTGAAGCTTTTGACTACTATTGATTACGCCGTGTTGAAAGAGAAAAACATGGCATTTGCAGAAGAATTGGCAAGACTCGTGTTTCACCCGTGTCGCATTGTCAAACAATCGGCTGCATTTGGAATATCTGAAATGGAATATTTGGAATTATTGTGAATTGTTGAAAATTGCAAATAAACGTACATTCTATATTCCAAAATTGTCTTTATATTGTTTTTTTGAATGATTAAAATTGAATATTAGTTCATGCAAAGAAACTGATTATAATAAAGCAAAGCATGAATTATTCCAATTGGGTTGTATTGCATGGAATTCCTGTGAAAACGAATGAATTGTTTGAAAAATGCAAATATAATCTTGATTGGGGGTTTATTTCGGCAAATCCAAATGCCATTCACCTTTTAGAAAAAAATTCGGATAAAATCAATTGGTCTTATCTTTCATTGAATCCAAACGCGATTCACCTGTTAGAACAAAATTCAGATAAATTGGTTTGGGATTATCTTTCCGAAAATCCAAATGCCATTCCCCTGTTGGAACACAATCCATATAAAATTAATTGGCTTTGGCTTTCAGCAAATCCAAATGCCATTCACCTATTGGAACAAAATCCAGATAAAATTTATTGGAGTCATCTTTCAGAAAATCCCAATGCAATTCACCTCTTGGAACAAAATCTTAATAAATTGGATTGGGATAGTCTTTCAAGAAATCCCAATGCAATTTCCTTATTAGAACTGAACCCAGATAAAATTAATTGGCAGTGGCTTTCTGAAAATCCCAATGCGATTCCCCTTTTAGAACAAAATCCAGATAAAATACAATGGCATTGGCTTTCCAGTAATCCCAATGCGATTCACTTATTGGAACAAAATCCAGATAAAATTAATTGGGCTTGTCTTTCAATGAATCCCAATGCAATTCACTTATTAGAACAAAATCTTGATAAAATTCATTGGGGTTGTCTTTCATTTAATCCCAATGCCATTCCCTTATTGGAACAAAACCCAGATAAAATTTATTGGGAAAGGCTTTCAGAAAATCCCAATTTATTACAACTTTTAACCACAATTGACTACCAAGTGCTGAAAGAGAAAAACAAGGCATTTGCAGAAGAATTGGCAATGCTCGTTTTCCACCCGTGTCGCATTGTGAAACAATCGGCTGCATTTGGATTGAGTGAAATGGAGTATTTGGAATTACTATGAAATAATGCAAATTGCAAATAAACGTACATTTTATATTTCAAAATTGTCTTTATATTGTTTTTTAATAATTAAAATTGAATGTTGGTTCAAAACTGATTATGATAAAGCAAAGAATGAATTTTTCCGATTGGGTTGTATTACATGGAATTCCTGTGAAAACGAATGAAAACTTTGATAAAAATCAACGCAAATTGAAATGGTATTATTTTTCACGCAATCCCAATGCAATTCCCTTATTAGAACAAAATCCAGATAAAATTGATTGGTTTTATCTTTCAAATAATCCCAATGCAATTCCCTTATTAGAACAAAATCCAAATAAAATAAATTGGTCTCAGCTTTCAACAAATCCCAATGCGATTCCCCTTTTGGAACAAAATCCAGATAAAATTGATTGGTTTTGGCTTTCAGCAAATCCCAATGCGATTCCCCTGTTGGAACAAAATCCAGATAAAATTAATTGGCTTTGTCTTTCCGAAAATGCCAATGCCATTCCCCTATTGGAACAAAATCCGGATAAAATTCATTGGTATAAAGTTTCGAAAATTCACAATGCCATTCATTTATTAGAACAAAATCCGAATAAGATTTATTGGACTTATCTTTCAATGAATCCCAATGCAATTCATTTATTAGAACAAAATCCAGATAAAATAAATTGGCGTTATCTTTCATTGAATTCCAATGCAATTTACTTATTGGAACAAAATCCCGATAAAATTCATTGGGATTTTCTCTCAGCAAATCCAAATGCCATCCATTTATTAAAACAAAACATAGATAAAATAGATTGGGAGTGTCTTTGCGAAAATCCCAATTTATTACAACTTTTGACTACCATTGATTATGCCGTGTTGAAAGAGAGAAACAAGGAATTTGCAGAAGAATTGGCAAGACTCGTGTTTCACCCGTGTCGCATTGTCAAACAATCGGCTGCATTTGGAATATCTGAAATGGAATATTTGGAATTATTGTGAATTATTGCAAATAAACGTACATTCTATATTCCTAAATTGTCTTTATATTGTTTTTTTGAGAAATGGAATTGACAACAAAATTGACATTTTGAACCCCAAATAATATCTCTAAAATAAAATGGACGCAATATATTTTAAATAGAGAACAAACAAAAAGCATTTATTTGTTATACAAATGCACAATCAATGCGGATGACCCCAATAATAAAAGGGTGAATATTATTTTTTCGCGCCACCTATATTGTTCTTTCAATTTGATGTCATTTGGTTTATATTCTTCATAATAATGGTAATAAAATTCATTCAATGTGAGTCGAGGCTTCTCTAATTTTTCATTTATTTTGTTATGGATAAAATGAAACCATTCAATCAACGATTCCCTGGTGTCCAAATACGCAGAAACTGGATACAAATCTAACAAGGCTTCAAAATCGGTTCCAATGGATTCCACTGGAATCCACAAGGGAATATTTTGAATGAGCTCGTAATATTTCTTTTTGGTGACATCATTTGGGTGAATGGGGTAGGAAAAGGCAATGGTGTGAAAGAAAAACCAGAAATGTGGACCCCATACGTTTGGATCTAATTTTTTCACTTGGGGTGTTATTGTCATTTGTGTAAAACAACATAAAAACAATACATTTTGAACATATAAGTTATTTAGATGAATAAAAATATGTGCAATAATTGTGGGAAATTGGGTCATCATTTTTATCAATGCAAGATTCCCATTGTTAGTTATGGAATCATTTTGTTCCAAAATGATCCAGAGAATGGAATTCAATATTTAATGATTCGAAGAAGAAATACATTTGGCTTCATTGATTTTATGCGCGGAAAATATGTACTCAATAATGCGACTCATTTGAACTCCATGTTCGACGAAATGTCTGCCCAAGAAAAAAGATTGATCGCAACCCATTCATTCCATGATCTTTGGAAACACATGTGGGGAACAGCCACGCAAGATACACATCCATCCAATGAAGAAATATCCGCAGAACGGAAATTTGAGCAATTGAAAATCGGATATTTTCACAATGAGGATCATATTAGCATAGAATCATTGTTGTCCCGGTCAAGTGTGGGATGGGATGGACCCGAATGGGAATTTCCAAAGGGTCGTAAAAATTATCAAGAAAAGGAATTGGAATGTGCGTTAAGAGAATTTGAGGAAGAAACAGGCATATCAAAAAAGCATATACATATTGTGGATAATTTAATGCCAATGGAAGAAATGTTTATTGGTTCCAATCATAAAGCATACAAACATAAATATTATTTGGGATTTATCGATAAAGAAAATGCAATGCCTTCACAACCATTTCAGGAAACAGAGGTAAGTAAAATGGAGTGGAAATCATTCTCCCAATGCTTAGAGTCCATTCGCCCATATCACAAAGAAAAAAAGCGGTTGATCGTCAATATAAATAAAATATTAGAAGAATATAGGTTATATTATGGACAATGAAGTAAAATGCGATTCAAAAAAAAACAAAGAATTACTTGCTGCAGAAGAGGAAAATCGAGCTCAATTACAAACGGAGCCTGATAATTTATATGTATATCCTCATTTAGACGACCCCAATTTCAATATAAAAATTGCACAAAAAAAGGAATTCCGAGATACTCAATATGACGGAACAATTTATGATGTGGAAGCTCAGGCAGAATTATTAAGCAACGCTCCTTATGAATTGCTTCCGCAACAATCCTTCACGAGGAATTTTTTATCCTCACAAACACCTTATAATGGATTGCTTCTGTTTCATGGGCTTGGTTCCGGAAAAACATGTACGGCGATTGGTGTGTGTGAAGAAATGCGCGAATATTCGAAGCAAATGGGCATCCAAAAACGCATTTTGATTGTGGCGGGTCCGAATGTGCAAGACAATTTTCGTTTGCAATTATTTGATGAACGCAAATTAGTGGAAGAAAATGGCATTTGGACAACCCAGGGATGTATTGGAAATAAATTACTGAAAGAAATAAATCCCACTGGAATAAAAGGGATTTCCAAAGAAAAAATAATACACATGATACATTCACTTATACGGGCTTCCTATGAGTTCAAGGGGTATATTGAATTCTCCAATGAGATCACGGCAGTTGCAGGTGGAAACGAGGAAAAACTGGAAAACAAAGTGCGTAATTTGACTCGCGCATATGAGAATTCACTGATTGTGATTGATGAGGTTCATAATATTCGCATCATAACAGATGAAAGCAAGAAAAATATTGGGAAAAATTTGATGTTTTTGGTGAGTGTGGTTCCCAATATATCCTTATTGCTTCTTTCCGCAACACCCATGTTTGATAATTATCGCGAAATTATTTGGTTGCTGAATTTGTTTAATATGAATGATCGCCGTGCATGTGTTTCCATACATGACATATTTGATGCAAATGGAAGATGGAAAGTGGACAAACAAGGAAGAGAAGTGGGAAAAGAATTATTTCGAAGAAAAGCCACTGGATACATATCATATGTCCGAGGTGAAAATCCGTACACTTTTCCATATCGAGTATATCCGAATTTATTTGCTCCGGATCATACATTTTGTTTTGGGAAGAAAAAAGAGTGCCTTCACACTTATCCAACCCATCAGTTGAATGGAAAAAAAATACGTGAGAAAGATAAATTGAATAAGCTGAGTTTGTTTTTGGTCAAAATTGGCAAATATCAAGCATATGGGTACAATTATATCCTTCATTTGTTGAGAAATAGGCAAGCGGCGGTAAAAGAAACAAAAAATGGAAAAACGCGCAAAGTGGCTGCATTTTCCAATATGAAGTCATTTGGCTATAATGAAATGCAATTGCCGATCGCTGCATTAAATATTGTTTACTATCATGCAGATTTGGAAAAAATGGGAAAGAAAATAAAACCAATGAAAGAATATGATGAATTTGCGGAGACAATAGAAGACAATGTGGATGATGATGTGAATGCAAATGACAACGAAACATCATTGTTGCCTACAGAATCAAAAGATTTGACACAAATGAGTTTGCCGGTTGATTCAAAGTTAGAAGAATCGGAGTCGGATTCAGAATCGGATTTAGATTCAGAATCGAATTCATCGGACTCCTCAGATTCTGAATCGGACTCCTCAGATTCCGAATCGGACTCCTCAGATTCCGAATCGGACTCCTCAGATTCCGAAGAAACCGAGGAATCCGCAGATGAAAAATTAGAAATATTGTCGGACCAATTGTCTGAATTATCAAGTATTCCCTCTAATTTATCTGAATACGAACATAATATAGAAGGAATCACAACAAGCCATATTCCTGAGAAACGGAAATCTGTTGTCGGCACTTCGGTTGGAGGTACTTCGGTTGGAGGCACTGCTTCCAATATTCCTGTAAAATATTTAGTGGGAGCTAAGGGATTGCAACGAATAATGAAAATGGAAGACACAAAAAGTCCACCTGTAAAGGGCAATTTTGAATACAAACAAAATATGCCACACATGTTTCGTCCAGAAGAGATTGGTAAATATAGTTGTAAAATAAAACAAATTTGCGATTCCATTTATGATAGAGAAAAGGATATTGTTGCGGATGGAATTATTTTAATTTATTCGAATTATATAGATGGTGGGTTGGTGCCAATGGCACTAGCTTTGGAAGAAATGGGGTTTGCACGTTATGGGGAAAAGGCGAAACCTCTTTTTAAAACACCGCCCAGCCCAGTGGTCGATGTCAGGACGATGAAATCTCCCACTTCTAAAACGGATTTCAAACCCGCACGATACACAATGATTACCGGAGATAGCCGGATATCGGCGGACAACGCCGAAGAAGTCAAGGCAATCACGGGAGATAAAAATACGGGCGATGTGAGTGGTCATTTGATCAAAGTGGTTCTCATTTCTCAAGCGGGTTCAGAAAGTTTGGATTTCAAAGAATTGAGACAAGTTCATATCATGGAGCCATGGTATAATATTAATCGCATTGAGCAAATTATTGGTCGCGGTGTGCGTAATTTTTCGCACAAAAATTTGCCTTTTGTAAATCGAAATGTTCAAATATTTATGTATGGCACATTACTAACCAATAAAAAAGAAGAATCCGCGGATTTATACATGTACCGCAAATCGGAAGTAAAAGCAATGAATATTGGAAAGGTGACCAGAGAGTTGAAACAGGTTTCAGTGGATTCATATATTAATCATGGTCAAAGCCAACTAACAGCTGCGAATATGCGTTCTGCGAATAAAAATTTAAAACAAATATTATCCAATCATAAGACAATTGAGAATTTTCCAGTGGGAGATATAGATGATTCACCCAATTGCGATTTCATGACATGTGAATTACATTGCTATCCCAGACCAAATAAAACAATAAAAACTATTAAAGAAAACAATAATACTTACAATTCCTATTTCATGTTGAACACAGAAAAAATAATATTGAAAATAAAAGAATTAATGTTGTCGCGATATTTTTATAAACGGAATGAATTGTTGCGTTTAATAGGGATTCCAAAGCCATATCCGCGGGAACAAATATTTGCTGCATTGACACAAATGGTAGACGATAAATCTGAATATATATCTGACAAATATGGACGAGATGGGCATTTGGTCAATATTGGGGAATATTATTTATTTCAACCCATTGAATTAAACGCAAAACACATATCAATCCGCGATAGGTCTGTTCCAGTGGATTATAAACACAAAATGATTGACATTCGTGTAAAGGAAAATATAAAAGAAAATATGCCAAATTCGGAATCTGAATCCGAATCGGGGTCAAAATCAAAATCGAAGTCAAAGTCAAAGTCAAAATCAAAGTCAAATAAAAGCCATGATTTCAATAATCACACCAAGGGAGAAGAGTTGTTTCGCACGCTTTATCAAAATTATACACTAGCATTGAATACAAATAAATTAGAAAAAGGGGTGGATAATTGGTTTATGTATTGTGGTGTTGTGATGCGAAAAATGGTGAAAGAAGCAATTGTGCCTGGCAATTCTATTGAGCAAAAATCGGCAGTATTAAATGAGTTTTTAATTCATCATATTGCAGATAGTTTGCTGACAAAAGATAAAATTCAATTACTTAATTACATGGAAAATGCACAACGAATACATCAAACGCTGCAAATGGAGTCAAATTTAAAACGTTTTTTCAATTCCATATATGAATATTTCATAAAAAAACGAATCGTGGCAAATGGAATAATAGGAATGTTGTTAGTTGATGGCATATCCAGTGTCAATAATATAAATGTATATGTATTAACGAATTCTCAATGGGATGCAGCGGAACCAGAAGATAGAAATGTTTTGCTGAACAAAATAAATATGTTTCAATTCAAAGATGAATCTAAAAATCAATATATTGGATTTATTGGGTTTGAAACAAATGCAAAATATATGGTATTTGAAGTGAAGGATTTGGAAAACAAACGCAGCACGGGATTTCGTTGTGATCAAGCGGGGAAATCCAAAGTGATAGAATTATTGAATGCCATTGAGGGAGACACTCGATTTGAAAACAAACTAACAAAGGAAAATAAATTGGAATTATGTGTGCGCATGGAATTGACTCTGAGGAGTTTTCAAAAAAGTCAAAAGGATGGCAAAATATGGTTTATTGATACAGAAACTGCCATTTTAAATGAATTTCAAAAGAAGGAAATGGCAAAGAAAAAAGGGAAGAATATCTAATTCAAATAAATTAAAACAAAGACAATTTTATTATATTTAATGTATTTATATTTTCTCCAAATTATGGGCATTTATCAAATAAAAAAGAAATTGATTTCTATTTGAAAACATATAAAGACAATATATATGAACACCAATGGCGCGCTAAAAGGGGTTTATGCCCAATGTCAAATTGAAAAGAAAATTATTATCCCATTCAATGCAGTGGGAAAAAATTTGATGCCCACCATTGAAACCACCATATCCCAAATGATTGGAGGAAAATGCATCGTAGAAGGATATGTGAAACCAGATTCCATTCGGGTCATCACATTCTCCAGCGGAAAAATCAAAGGACCAGATATTATATTTGATGTTGTTTTTAGCTGCGATGTTTGTTTTCCAGTTGCGGGAATGAATTTGAATTGTGTCGTAAAAAATGTAACGAAAGCGGGAATCCGTGCAGTGAGTGCGGATGAAACACATTCACCATTTATATTATTTATTGCACGCGACCACTTCTATTCCAGTGAAATATTTAATGCAGTAAAAGAAGGGGATAAAATAACATCGCGTGTCATAGCACAACGATTTGAATTAAATGATCAATATGTGTCGATCATAGGAGAATTGGTTGTTATGAAGAAACGTTAAGTAGGGAACTTGCTTGGAAATCGTGAAGCAATTTATTTTTTATTAATGTCTATAACGCCGGAAATAAAATGTTAATAAATTTATTTCCTACCTATAAATGGAACCCTTTTTCGCAGGCGCCGAACTACCGGATGACCGCATTCGTCGAATGGCTGATTTGGATACATTATTATCTACATTTTTGCTTGATAGAGGAGCCTCCATTGGCAGTCCAACTTTATATGCACTTTTTCCAATGGCATCCGTTTTCTTTGCGTTGATGTGCATAGATGCAGACATTGGATACAACATAGATTTCTTTTGGTTTAATCTGGTTGTTCCACGCACATATTTGGCTCGAGATAATGTGCTCATGTCTGAATAAATGGGTTCTTGACTTGGATAAAATTGCGGAGGTGTTGGGCGAATGCCATTTAATACAGCACTATGATGAGGAGGTAATGTGTGTGGATATTGGCTGGAATTCAATGGTCCACGAATGGGTGCATGGACAAATCCCTGGAATGTTTGAGAACCAATGTTTCTGGAAATGGCATAAGGAGTTGTCATTTATTGTAATTAAGTATTTTATTTTTTTCATTGGTTCTAAATAAAAAAAATTGAATTACATTTAAATGTAGTAGATTATATTATATATACACAAATGTCCCACTCTATTTCTATTCTTCTTGTTGAAAAAAATGGAGACCTCAGAGAAACGTATGTAAAACAATTTGATGTGGACAATTTATATAAAAAATGCGGGTTTAAAAAGCCAGAACATTTTTGCAAACAAATTGAATGGAAAACGGATAATGAAATTATTGAATTATATGCAAAATCAGTGGGCAAATCAAATTATGAAAATAAATATGAATTTCCTCCTCCCGTGGATACAGCATTATATTTTGGCACAGCCGCGTTGGTTTCGTATGATTTAGAAAGAAGACCAACTCAATTGAATATTCAAAAATGGCAGGCAATGTATGAGAATATGATGGGCGGTTTTGAAAATATATCCAAATCGGAGGAAGAATCAGACGAAGAACAACCGGAAGTTAAGAAAACAAAAGAAGGTTATGTGATGGATGGATTTGTGGTGGATGATGAAGAGGAGGAGGATAATGGGGAGGATGATGAGGTGGATGAAATAAAATATGAAGAGGGTGAATTAGAAGAAGAAGAATATGTGGAGGAATAATAGACAATATAAATTGTGCATACATTCTATTTTATAGTCATGTCTTAAAATTCTTTTTTCAACAATTGTTTATTTCAAATAATAAAAAAATTGAATTAAACAAAGTTAAATATATATTGTTTATAATAATATGCCAACTCGTGAAATTAAAAATCCAAGCCAATTTCGTTCCAATGTTTGCAAGCAATTGGAAAAATACTTCACTTCCCCTCAATCCACAAATATTGAAAAAGGTGTTTTCAATTGGTGCATCAAAGAATGCAAAAATAAAAAAATAATCCGAAAATGGGAAAACCCAATATTTGTTCAAATGTACATTGACCATTTACGAAGCATCTTTTATAATTTACAAGATGGTCATTTAATTTCGCTTGTAAATAGCGGAGAAATTAAATCACACGAAATTGCTTTTATGACACATCAAGAAATGAATCGCGATAAATGGGATGAATTATTGCAAGCAAAAAGCATTCGCGATAAAAATAAATTTGAACAAAATTTAGAAGCAATGACCGACAGATTTACTTGTCGCAAATGCTTTTCCAAAAAATGCAGTTATTATGCGTTGCAAACCAGATCTGCAGATGAACCTATGACATTGTATATCACTTGTTTGGAATGCGGCGCAAGAATGAAAAAGTAGATAATTAAAAAAATTGATTTTTTTTTGCAATCTATTTTCAATCTATCTTATTCGCAGCAATATGTTATTATTTAAGTACCTGTTCAGCAAAGAAAAACCCGAATGCTTTATTTGTTGTTCTGTTCACGGAAAAACAGAAGAACAACTCTTTATTGAATCCCAATACCAAACCAGACTTCTAAACTACCCATTGATTCAATTGTCCGATGCGTACGAATGCAACTGCAAAATGTATGCACACAATATTTGTTTGTTCAAAATGAATTTCACTCAACTTCACAACCAATGTTCCGTCAAATGCCCCACTTGCAGAAAAGAGCAAACCCCTCATTTATATGTGAAGACATGGCGCGACACCTGGATTCCTTGGTTGTTGCGTTGGGTTAAGCAAGATGTCAGTAGAATAAACACAATACAGCGTGTAGGTGGCATCACCCTAATCACCCTTTGTTTATTGTTGTGTTTGCTCGCGAAAAACAAGGCAAATGTCGATTATTACATCCCGCCCAACTCCATTATTTCCCTTTTATTTGGCATTATCATCGCCATCATTCACTGCATTTCCGTTTATTTATTTACCATTCCGGACTATTTTGACAAATATTGGTTGTATCATCCCAACAGAAATATTTGCTACATTCCAATGCCTAAAATCGACTGAAATTTTTCATTGTTTTGGTCAACACATAATACAAAAATCCAAACAAGGCACTCACAAATAAAAGTCCCTGAAAATTAAAGCTCCCATCCACAAAACACAAATATGGACAATATTGATACACACTTCGCTTGAATACTGGAAGCTGAAATAAAAAATACATGATCCCAATCAACAATGGACCCTGTATTTCATCATATAAAGAATCTAATGTATTGCTTTTTTTTTCCGCCATATAATACCGCTGAATATCATCCTTTTCATTTTCAATATAATTTTGCACTGATGGTGGGGGCACATAATTCGGCTGAATAAAGCTATCTGTTGTTAGTTGTTCTGTGGTCATTGGAATATCACGACTGGGCAAGGAGGTTGCGCCAGACATGCTTGCTTGTTGCAACCCATTGACTATTTGACTGATGGTACTTTGATCCAATTTGTCGGCGGCGGATGTTTCATGGATGCTCATACTAACACCCGCGCCTTCCACCGGTAAATCTTGAATATTTGTTGCCATTCCTTTATTGCCAGTTATTTATATATTCATCAAGACGCAATTATTGAACAGGCATAACTTTAACTGAAAATGGATTGAAGGGGCATTGCGTTGCCACCGGTTCATACTGAAAGCATTGTTGAAACGCATCTTTGTATTGCATTTTGGTATAATTTTCCGGCGTTGGATATGCTAAAATGGTTTTGTATTCCGGACCCAATAAATACACAAACACCAACCCCACGCCAAAACTAATCATAAATATAGGAAAAGAAATGTAATCCCCAATCATATATTATATATTCAGATTTATTCTGAAGTATCGGTTTCTTCCTCCACGACTGCTTCCGCTTCCTCCGCTTGCACCAACTTGATTGTTTTATTTTTTTTCAAAGGCTTTTGCACGCGCAAGGTTTTAGTTTTTGGCGGTTTCTTTTCTTTATCACGCATTAATTTCACCAGCTTATCATCTTTCTTGAAATAAAATTCATTGCTTTCCAAGGAATGCAAATATTGTCTTAAATGAAACGCATTTGTGTCTGCATCATATTCCACAGAATTTATATTGTATTTCAATTCCCTGATTTCTTTCAATTTAGGAGCCATTTCTCGATGATACAATTCCACGGCATGTTTCAAATGGGATGTGTCATTTGTCTCTTCAAATTGATTCACATATGTTTTATATGCAGCCAAATAGGATTTTCCAAATTCTTTTTCAAGGCGTTTAAGCATTGCCTTTTTTTCGGGATTATCATTTCGCAAATAATTGGTTTCCACCATGAATCCAGTATTTTCCGTTTCTGTCTTCAATTCTTCTGTTAGTTGTTCGAATGCGGATTCTACGTTACGCCCAAAAAAAATGGCATTGTTTTTCTCTCGAATAATATTCCATTTCAATTGCTCTATATTGGACATTCCTTCTTCTATATTGGAACTCATGGATTCGCGAATGGCGTATTGAATTTCAATATCTAAGGCACATGGTTCTGCGGCATCACCACATTTCACGATATATCTCTTGATGGCTTCTGTTGAATCAATGACAACAGAAAAAAGAGTGCCCACATTGCGGTGGCAATTGATGCAAATATTTTTCGGCAATTTGGAATAATTCAAACGTTTTTCACGCTTGGAATTTTTACTTTTCAATATGGGTTTTAAATAGCGTTTAAAATAGTCACTTTCATATTCATTTTTCAATCTGTAAAATTCCTGAATGGCATCCGATGGTGTCATTTGGTCTCCAATCATACACAAGGAAGAGATATTTATATTTTGGGTTTTATTATTTTATATTTTCATCGTATATAATATGTCTTCGTCGTATACGTTTAGCGGCTCTGGAACACTGACTTCGACGATTGTGAATGCGAATATAGGTTCAGCAACTGAAATTACAATTGAAGGATATGATTCAATTGGAGTTAATGCATTCTATAATAAACAACAAATTACATCTATAAGCATAAATGATTCAGTTACAAGCATTGGAAACAATGCATTTATTTTATGCACTGGATTGACATCTTTGAGCATTGCATCTTCAGTTACAAGCATTGGAATAAGTGCATTTTATAGCTGCACTGGGCTCACATCCATTTCAATTCCAAATTCAGTTACAAATATTGGAAGTCATGCATTTTATAGATGCAGTAAATTGACTTCTGTTTCCATTTCTGATTCAATTGAATCAATTGCAGATAACACGTTTGAAGAATGTACTGGCTTGACTTCTTTAACAATACCAAATTCAGTTACAAGCATTGGAATAAGTGCATTCAGTTCATGCACTGGCTTAACTTCTTTGACAATCCCAAATTCTGTCACGAATATTGGTGAAATTGCATTTGGTAGATGCACGAGCTTAACTTCAGTCACAATTCCGAATTCAGTCACAACAATTGGTGTTGGTGCGTTCAACTCATGCACCAGTTTAACATCGGTTTCACTACCTAATTCATTGGCATCCATCGCATCAAATACATTTGCTTATTGCAATAGTTTGTCATCCATCACAATTCCATCATCAGTGACATCCATTGGAAATAATGCATTTGAGGGCTGTTCCAGTTTGACATCCATTTCCATTTCTAATTCAATCGCAACAATTGGCACAAGTTCATTTAAAAATTGCACTTCTCTGTCTTCAATTTCAATGCTGGGTGAAACCATTGGGTTTGGTGCATTTGAAAATTGTTCCAATTTAACATCTATCACTTTTTCTGATAATTTAATAAGTATTGGCGATTTTGCGTTCATTGGGTGTTCTGATCTTGCATCCATATCCATTCCTACGAATGTTGAAACAATAGGTAAAAATGCATTTGCATCTTGTCCCAGTTTAACATCTGTCACAATAAAAAATCCATCTTTAGTCACTTCACTCTTTACCAATTCATTTACAAATGTTTCGTCCACATCAGGCTCATCCATCACCTTTGAAAATACATCCAATTCGAGTCAGTTGTTCGGAACCTGGCAAACCATTGCCGGTTATTATCAAAATGTTGTTTATGTTCCTCCTCCACCTCCATCGCCAACCATCACCAACTTTTCCATTTTACCTGCCTTATATGGCAGTTCGCCCATCACCATCACAGATCCATCCTCCAATAGCAGCGGAGCCTTTTCATATTCTTCTTCCGATCCAAATGTGGCGGATATTTCCGGGAACATTCTTTATGTGCATCGAATTGGCACTGCGGTCATCACAGCCACGCAAGAGGCATCCGATAATTACTCAGAAGGCACATCCACGACCAGTTTCAGTGTCTTTTGTTTCAACAAAGGAACGAACATATTATCCGTCAATGAAACCAGTATTGCAGTGGAAAATATAAAGCTGGGAGATTTAATTAAAACATATAAACATGGGTACAAAAAAGTTGCTGCCATTCATTGCGGTCAAATCAAAAATAATATAAAAAATCCAAATGAATGCATGTACTGCATGAAATCCAATAATTTAATTGTCACTGGAGGGCATTCTATGTTAGTTGATTCATTGGAAGGATATGAATTGTATAAAAGGAAAATGATCAAGGCAATGGCTTCCATCCAAATGATTGAAGATAAATATTTGTTGTTGGCAGGATACTCGAAGGAATTTGAGGCAATCCAAGACAATGACATTTACACGTATTATCATTTTATGTTGGAAAATAACGGAAATGACGATCAGCAGTTTGGTGTATGGGCGAATGGCGTTTTGATGGAAACACCTTCCAAGAATCAATGGATTCATTCTTTATGAAAACAACTTTTCTGCCACACTTATATGAAACCCATGTTGACAGAACCAGGTGTCACTTATTTCATCGAGCAAACCTTGAAACAATGCCATGCCATTCGGGTAAAACACCATAACATGTTTTATAATATATCCATATTTATTGGATTTTGCATTATTGTTGCAATCTTTTTGGCTTACAAATATAAAGGCAAACTAACCCCAGAAGAAATAGAAGAAAGAGAATTGCAGAAAAAGAATTATATTTTATCCAAAATACAAAATTATCAAGACGCCAAAATACATTCGCAGCAACAATTGATTACAGGACTTCCACAATGGGAAACAGAATTCGATGTATTGCATTCAAATATAATGAAATGAAATGAAATGAAATAATTTCATTTGCCTTTATATGGACATCTCTTTTCAATCTCTTTTATTATTCATTATTGTTACCATATTATATTATGTTGTTCCAAGCATTGGAAAACCTCAGCTGACTATATATGATTTAACGCCTGACGGAAAAATGAATTTCTTGAGTGCTTCCATGAAACGATTGGGACTCTATTTTGCGGTTGTTGTTGCCAGTCAAATGGCATTGAATATTGGATATTTAATGGCAAAGTGTGGAGGAGCATTGGATAAAAATATAGGTGCCGCTTTCATATATACTATTATTCCATGGACCTTTTTATTTGGCGTTTTGTTAGTTGTGCTTCTATTTTTTCCTGGATTCAAAGCCGCTTTTTCAGATGTCATTGGATATTATGTGGTGGCAGGGAAAGCAAATGAAATCTTCGCTTCCATTATGTTGGGTTCAGATTTAAACGACATGATCAACAAAGCCGGGAACGTGGTTCAAAAGGAAGAACTAACAAAAGCCGCAGAAGCCATCGTAAAAATATGTGGCAACAAATCGATTCTCATCAATCAAATGAATCCGGAGAATTTCACCACCATTTGGGACACATTGAAGCCATTGATGACGCCTGGGTCTTACGAAAATACGGAAATTCAAACGCAGTTGCTGAATTTGGTTGTGATGAAAGATAATATTGGAGAGGCATTTTGGTATGTTTATGCAAGTATATTCATTTCATCTATAGTATACTATAATTTGGCGACAAGGGGGTGTGTGAAAAGCTTGGAGCAAATCAAGGCAGACCATGATGCCTATGTGAAATCAACGGAAGAGGAATTGGAAAAAGCGAAGGCGACTAAGACAACATATACTATTTAGGGCTAAAATGATATAAAGAATAGCATGCAATATAATTATGTCAAACATTTCTGTAATTGTAAGAAATGTATGAATTCAAATGGAAAATAGATGACAATATTTATTATGAAGTATCAAATAGAAAGTTTTTGAAGACAAATGGTCATGGACAAGAAGTTAGTTAATTGCACCGCAATTTATTTTAATACCATAGTGGGTTTAACGGCGAATGAAATTGAAAATTATTCCCAACAAAAAAATGAAACGTGGAAAATATAGGAACTGCAATTGTACATTGCATTCAGCACACTTATACTTTTTGCAACGTTTGTAAGTATGTCATTGCTTTTATTTTTGAATCAAATAATTGATATCCTCTTTTTTTATATTTGTTGGACCGGATTATTGAGTCTTCCCCATGGTCATTCATGATATAGCCAATTTTATATAAAGTTAACTCAGGTTCAATACAATAAACATTTAAACCATCATATCCAACACTGCAAAAACTAAAATCAAAATGTTGTAATACTTCCGGTAATGTTACATTAACAAATATAAGTTGTATTTCTTTTTGTGTAACACAATGTTTTAATTTAAGCATATGTGTTATATTTGATAAGTTGCTCCTTTTTCCAATATTTTTATTTTTAATATTAGTATAACTAGTTTTAATGTTAGTATAACTAGTTTTAATGTTGGTATAACTAGTTTTAATGTTGGTATAACTAGTTTTAATGGGACATTTATTTGATTTTAATAATATTCTATTCGCAAAATCAAACTCATTTATTATCATATAATTTGATGAATTAATTAATAATTTGCTAAAATCCGTCTTAATTTGATTTATATCATTATTTGCAATCCATATATCTATATCTCCTGAATAATGTGACGAGTCGCCATTATTTGAATATATGCAGGATGTTAATCCACCAGCAATCATACCAGAATGTTTAATTAATAAATTATTCAAGTCATTTATATTAACATTAAATATGTTATTTAAGGCAAGTGATAAATTTTGTTCAAAATTTGCAAGGGCATTCATTATAGTAAAATTTATCTATTGTAAATATGTCAATTGATGATTCAATTTTTTCAAATAATTACAATATTAACAAATTTACGTAGATGTATCTAATCAAATGTGCCAAAATATACTATTTAAATTTTATAATATAAAAAGAAGAATAATATGCATTAACCTCTATAACGCCAAGTGTTACTCCGGAGTAACACTAATGTTTATAGGTTAATTATTTTTGCACCACAAATGCAGCAAAAATAATATAAATAATTATTAACATTTTATTCCGGCGTTAGAGAC